TTAGCCCCGGTCGATGCGGTACAGAGCAAACGGCAATGGCACAAATTCAACGGGCAAGTTCTGCTCGCCCAGCATTTTCTGGCTGACAAACCGGGCCGGAGCAAAGACCAGATGGCGCTTTTCGGGATCAGTCCCGGCAAAAATCTTGGCTTGATCGAGGGTGAGGGCCGCCGTGGGCGTTTTCAGCCAATTGAGGTCGGGTTTGTAGATCAGCCAGACATGCTGGCTTTCGGTCTCGCCGAGATAGAAATCCTTTTGACGGATCGCCTTCGGATCGAGCGCTTGATTGGTCGCCATGTGGAACAGCGCGGTCCCGATGGCGGCATAGGACGGTAGCGACTCGCCACTAAGCACCTTGTCCAGTTCGACGGGGTCATCCAGCGTGCAATAGGTGAATGCGCCGCCAAGGCCTTCCGCGCGCTTGGTGACCGCCTTTTCGCCCGTGACGATCAGTTCTCCGCCCTTCACTTGCTTGGTCACACGGTCGAAGTCTGGGCCTTCCAGGTTCTCGATGCCCTTTACCCTTTGAACAAGATCCTCGGCACGCTCAATCGCCCGCCAGTTTAAATATTCACGCAGCAGTTCGGTCTTTTGAGTTCCCTCGAATTTGTAGCCCTTTATGACTCGCCGAACACGCTCCGCCGTAAGTTTGTCTGCATAATCTTCCATTTCTACAAGGATAAAGCGGCGACTACCCCCATCGAGCTTGTTGGCTTGTAGTACGCCATGGGCGGTAGAACCAGAGCCAGCAAAAGAATCCAAAACCAAAAGGTCCTGTCTTTCGAACAGTGACAGTATGAACTGAATTAGCTCGATAGGCTTAGGAAATGGAAACTCTGCTTCAGGCAAAATCTGGCCAAATTCTTTTGAGCCATTGTTCGTGTAGAATACACCGTTAGTGACCGACGATACGTTGGTTCGTGCGTCGAGTTCTGAAAGGAAAGATTTGCGGCGCGGACGACCATCTTTTTTTTCGGGCCATAAAATGCGTCGCTCGGCAATCAGCCGTTTCATCGTGGCTGGCTCAAATCGCCATCCGCGCTTAGGGCAGCCATAGTTAATCTTTGTCGCAGGATTGATGAGATCAAAATGGAGGTTTGGCCTCTTATCTTTAGAGGCCAAGCCAACCATATTGGCGCTGGCCCACGGCCCACGATTGTCGCCATCTGGATTGGAATAGTCCGCGGCTGATCGGAGTTCTCCGTCTAGTCCTCCGCCATATATCAGAACAAATTCGTGATCATTCGATAGGCCATTCTCGTTTCTGTTGTCCTTGTTGTTTCGGGATTTCCAAACAAACTCACCAATGTACTGATCTTCTCCGAATATTTCGTCGCACATAGATTTTAAACGAGCGTACTCGATCGAATTTATGGAAATGAACGCTGCTCCCTCAGGCGAGAGCAATTCACCCAGCATCCGAAGGCGAGGCCACATCATGGCGCACCATTTATCGTGGCGTAGACCATCATCTAGCGAAATTGGATTGGCGGTGAGCCACTCGCGGATCATCGGCGCGTTGACGTTGTCGCTATAGCTCCATTCTTTGTTGCCCGTATTGTAGGGGGGATCGATGTAGACGCAGTCCACCTTGCCGGCGTAGAGCGGCAGCAGCGCCTTCAACGCGTGTAGGTTGTCGCCGTGAATGATCAGATTGCCATCAAACGCGACCGGACCGATGCCTTTTTTAGAATGTGGTACGAGGGGACGAAACGGTACCGCTAAGTGATGGTTGTAAACAAATTCTTTGCCTTTGAAATTCAATTCGGTCATTCACGCCCCCAGCTGCCGGCCGCGGCTTTCCGCTCACCTCGCCGTCAGGTTGAGCGATAGCAGGTGCGGGCGCGCTGATCCAGAGGTTGAAAGCAATGATCTTTTTTCGGGGATAAATGTCCCCCCGCCCCGGGATTCCCTTGTTTTTACAACCTGCGATCGCCAGCATGGCGCCTGCGATTCGCAACCGCAGGTACACGCATGACAGAGGATAACCTGGATTGCTCGACCTAGCTGCCGGTGATCGGCAAGAGCCTGCTGGATGTCGACAATCAGGTGACGCGGGACGTCTTCTCGGCCCCTATAAGCCCACTTCGAGCGCGTCCGCAGCGTCTGAGCAAAGAGTCAGCTCGGCGGCTTGACGGGTCGAGATCGCCTGCAGCCCCGGGTCCTTAACATCGTTAGGCGCCGAAGCTCGCAAAACTGAATAGACATCTCGCCAAGGTCGCCGATGCAGGTGGCCGAGACCGAGCCTGTCAGGTGGGTGGTTTGAGTGCTTCAGAGCGGCAACGCGGCTTGCAGTCGTCACAACGTCCGAAGGAAACTGCCTTGCGAAGTCAGTTGCACCCTCCGGTAGATTTGGCTCGCTATTTCGCGGAACGGGCGATAGCATGTGTCTTCAAAAATTAGGCGTGATCATTTGACAGAGTCTGGGGGCGTTAAGTGCTTCAGGAAATTAAGATTGCGGGTAACGCAAGCTATTCGAGTGAAGGCGAGAAGCTCTCGTCGCTGAAGGCGATCAATTTCATCTTCGGCACGAACGGAACCGGCAAGACAACGATCTCGCGCGTCATTTATAATCCTAGCTCCTATGCTTCCTGCGCCTTGACGTGGGAGAAGGGTCGGACGCTGGCCTGTTGCGTCTACAACAGCGACTTCGTGACCCGCAACTTTGTGCCGCAGCTTCCACTTCCCGGAATTTTTACCCTTGGAGAGGCCGCGAGCGACACGCTCGACAAGATCGAGAAAGCCAAAGCCAGGGTCGAAGACCTTGAGGATGGTATTGCGAAGCTGAACGGCACATTAGGCGTGGTGGACTCGTCGTCCGGTAAGCGGGGAGAGCTACGGACGCTGCGCGCCCAGTTCGAATCTGACTGCTGGAAGATCAAGGGCAAGTACGATCCCTATTTTAAGGACGCCTTCTCAGGCGTCCGAAACTCGCAGTCGAAGTTCTGCGACAAGGTGCTGGTAGAGTTGGCGGCCAACACGGCGCCGCTCGTGACCGTCGATGAGCTGAAGCGCAAGGCCGTGACGTTGTTTGAAGATGGGCTCGAGCGCCACGCCGTGATAGGCACTATTGACATAACCGATCTACTGGCGGTCGAACGCGCGCCCGTGCTCGCTAAGAAAGTGCTCGGCAAGGAAGATGTCGATGTCGCCGCCCTAATTCGGCGACTTGGCAACAGCGATTGGGTTAGGCAAGGACTGCAGTATCTCGGCCATGGATCTCAATGTCCTTTCTGTCAGCAGGAAGTCGAGGCGGAGCTTGCCGCGCGGCTCAATGCCTATTTCGACGAAACCTTCCTCAACGATATGGCGTCGATCGCCGCTGCGCTTGAGACATACGATGTCGTCGCTGGCTCGACTTTGAAGATGCTCGAAGAAGCTATCGCCCACGACAATCGTCACGTCGACCGGGAGCTTCTGCGCGCAGATGTCGATCGAATCGCCGCCCGCCTCGCGGTGAACAAGCGCCTGCTCGAAGCCAAGAAGCGCGAGCCCAGCACGCCGGTGACGTTGGAACCGCTCGCAGAACTGGCGGAGCCGATTATCGCCAGGATCGCCACCGCCAATGCCTCAATTGCCGCTCATAACGCGCTCGTAGACAACATTGCCGCCGAGCGCGGCACGCTCATCGGCCAAATCTGGAAGTACCTGCTCGATGAGTACAGCGCGACAATCGAGAAGTACCGGGCGGAGTGGGACGCGCTCGACAAGGCCGTCGGAGGACTGACTACAGGCCTCGCAGCGAAAGAGGGCCAGCTGCTTACCGCAAGGGCGGAGCTGCGTGAATTGGAAAAAAAAGTCACAAGCGTTCAGCCGACGGTGAGCGCGATCAACTCCTTGTTGACCTCGTTTGGCTTCTCTGGCTTCACGCTGAGAACGGCGGGCGAGCGCGGCCACCTCTATGAAATTGTCCGCAACGGCGGTGACAACGCGGCGGCGACGCTTAGCGAAGGCGAGAAAAGCTTCGTCTGCTTCCTCTATTTTTACCACCTGCTACGCGGCAGCGTATCAGAGTCGGATGTCACCTCCGACCGAATTGTCGTGTTTGACGATCCGGTGTCGAGTCTGGACAGCGACGTGCTGTTCATCGTCAGCAACCTGATCAAGCGTTTGCTCAAAGAGGCTTCCGATGGCAAAGGCCAGATCAAGCAAGTCTTCCTGCTGACTCACAACATCTACTTTCACAAGGAGGTATCGTTCGATCGCAACCGGGGAGCGGAATGCAGAGCGCAAGAGACCTTCTGGATCGTCCGCAAGGTCGACGGCGTCTCAAAGGTCGTCGGCTACAATCACAACCCGATTAAGACGTCGTACGAATTACTCTGGGCGGAAGTGCGGAACCCGAACCGCTCGAACATGACCATCCAGAACACGCTCAGGCGCATCATCGAGAACTATTTCAAGATTCTCGGCAACGTCGACACGGACGATATTATCGCGCAGTTCGAGGGCAAGGACCAGCAACTCTGCACGTCACTTTTCTCTTGGGTCAATGACGGATCGCACAGCGCCCACGACGATCTCTACATCTCCGCTGACGACAGCGTCGTGGCTCGCTATCTCGACGTATTCCGCCGCATCTTCGAAAAGACAGATCATCACGGGCACTATAAGATGATGATGGGAGCCCAGAAGCCCGCCGATCCCACTCAAGGTGCGGCTGCCGTCGCGCTAGAGGCGATCGCCTAATCGGATCATCCGTGAGATCGGGACAGCTTCCAACGCCTTCCACGTCATCCCGGCGCTGGATGTTCGGATTGAACTGCTCATGAGATGATCGTTCAGGCGCGTGAGGGCAGTTTCCCGACTGGACACGGGCTTACGCTACCTTCCGAATTTCAGTACTCCGGGATCAACGCCACGATGCGTTCGCACCAAGCGGCAAACCGCTTGACATGGGTCGCGAAGAGGCGGCGGAGGAGGTAGCTGCGGATGATCGAGATGCCGAGCTTGCGGATCGCCTCAGTCTCGTTGAGGAAGCTTCGGCGCTTTTGACCGACACCGGGCAAGGCTCGACGGCAGGAACCGCTCCAAGTTTTCGTCGATCATCGTCGTCGTCAGCCCTCTTAGACCAGACGTGCCGACTGTCAAGATGCCGGCACGTCGGCTGCCTATTTGGTATCCAATTTCGACGCCGGGTTGTTTTCCCTCGACGAACGCGGTTCAATTTACGGTGCGGAGAATTTTCTGAATGAAAAGAGGTCAGCATGAACACGCTTCCCAACTTGGACGTCGTTGCTCGCCTGCTAGTAGCGGCGGTATTCGGCAGCGTCATCGGATTTGAACGCGAGCGACTTCTCTGGGCCGCTGGTATCCGAACGCATATGTTGGTTTGCGTTGGTGCTTGCCTGATCATGATCGTCTCCGCCTTTGGGTTCCGAGACAGCCTTTCCTCTCAAAACGTCGTTCTTGACCCCTCGCGGGTTGCTGCACAGGTGGTTTCAGGCATTGGCTTCCTTGGTGCCGGCGCAATTCTGGCCCGAGGTGAGATAGTCAGGGGTCTGACGACAGCGGCGAGTATTTGGACGGTCGCTGCAATTGGTTTGGCCGTTGGTGGCGGTCTCTATTTCGCGGCTGGCGTTTCCACCGCTGTCATCATTGTTATTCTCGCTGGAGTAAAGCCGCTGGAAGAAGCTTATCGCGCTCGCAATCAAAGCTGCCGACTGAAAATTGAAGCGACGCAAGCCTCTGTTACGCCGGAGGTTGTCAAACGAACACTCAATATTCGCACTGGCCAGATTAAACGGTTTCTCACTACGCCTCGCGACGGCATCGAAGAGGTCACTGTCCTCTTGAGCAAGGTTTCGTCGCAAGACATCAAAACCTTTGTTGCAAAGCTAGACGAACTAGATGGTGTGCACTCTGTCGCTGTGATTGACCGCCGACGCGGCGAACCAAGCTAGACCGACTTACTCGGAAAGGATCGCGGGCTGGTCGAAACGAAAACGTAAACGAGGGGACCCCAGCTCTCCGCGCAGGTCAATCGAGGCCGACCCGATTGCGACGGGAAAAGTACTAAACTAAAATTTCAGGTGCCGCGCGGTGTCATTTGCAACGGAAGAGGCCCATATTGAAACGGAAACCCATGCGTTCCCAATCCCGTTGTCACCATGGTCAAGCAAACTAAGTTCTTTCGAAAACAGGCGGATAAGGCGGAGCAAGCGGCCATGCGCGCGTCGGACCCTGATCGCGCGGCTGGGCTTCGTGCCGTAGCGCTGGCCTATCGAAGCCAGGCCGACGTTTTGAAACGAAAGAAAAAAGAGAAAGACAAAGCCCGCTGACTAGCTCGGCGGGTCGGCGCCGTTCCAGGTACTGGCGCTCAAGCTCTGAGAGTTGTGTTCCGAGCAATCTGCGATAGCGATCAATGTTGGTGCGATGGGTCCGCAACCGTGACGATCCCGGCCAACGCTGGCGCAATCCCCTGCCCGGCTGCTAAAATGGCGGGATGGAACTCACTCGCCGCCGAAACCCTGAGATCCCCGATTGCTGGCACGTCTACTATGGAGACACCCACGTCGGGACGATCGCCAAGCGCGCCGGCGTGCCGGCTGACGTCGACCAATGGGGCTGGGACTGCGGCTTCTATCCGCGATCGCATCAAGGGCACCATCCCGATGGCACCGCGGCGACCTTTGAAATAGCGCGAGCCGAGTTCGAGCGGGCGTGGCTCGAATACCTTCCACAATGCACCGAGGCCGATTTCACAGAGAACCGCCGGGAGCGAGCCTTCACCGCCTGGAAGTATAAGATGTGGGGCACCCGTCGCCAGCTACCGACCCAGACGACCGACGGCCGGTCCCGATGCTTCTGCGGCGCCGAGTTGACGATCGCGAGCGTGCCGGAGCACGTCCGCAGCGCGCATATGGACATGGCGTGATGAAATGCACCCGCTGCGAAGACAGTGCGTGGGTCTGCGAGGCCCACCCGGATCGGCCTTGGGAAGGTCCGAACGCATGCCCTTGCGGCGCGCCGGGCGCGCCGTGCCCGGACTGTAACGTGACGAAGGAAGGCGAAGTGCCGCGGATGCCGGAGGGCTTCAGGATTGAGGTCGATAAGGATGGCTGGCGGCACTGACAGGAACGAATTGTCCGGAACCGGCTTGAGTCGCGGTTGTGTGGAGTTCGAGTATGAGTAAATCCGATTGGACGCCGTCTATCGTGCCACGAGGCGACGATCAGGATGTCTACCTTGTCGTGGACGACCTGGGCCGGCTGGGCAGGATTTGGTGCGAGGCAGACTACGAAGATACCACCTTCGAGACCATCGTCGCGGACATGCTCACAGCGCAGTATAAAAATCCGATCGGCATTTTCTGCTTCAACACTGGCGAGGGATGGTCGCGCGACGTCTCGGCGGACGTCGCCCGTGAGCTGCGCCGGCTGATTGATCTGGAGCAGCGGGACGTTCCGCAGAGCCTTGAGGAGTTCCTGGAGCGGCACGAAGGGCCGCGCCAGCTGACCCTCCGGCTTGGTCTGACGGGACTCCAAAACCGGCGCTAAAATCCTATCTAAAGGCCATGCCCAAAGCCCTTTTTGAGCCCTGCCTCCCGACCCGCGGGAAAGAGGTTCCCTCCGGCGCGGATTGGCTTCACGAGATCAAGTACGATGGCTATCGCCTGATTGTTCAGCGCGACGGTGATCGCGTTCGGCTGTTCACCAAGAACGGCCACGACTGGACCAAGCGCTATCCATGGATTGTAGAGGCGGCGCTGAAGAATCCTGCGAAGCGCTTCGTCCTCGACGGCGAGGCCGTTGTGCTCGGCGTCGATGGCGTTTCGGATTTCGATTCCTTGCATTCGCGGAAGTATGATGACCAGGCGCAGCTCTACGCCTTCGACATGCTGGCCACGGATGAAGATGATGTGAGGAAGCTGCCGCTGTCGATGCGCAAGACCAAGCTGGCCCGCCTGCTCGACCGACGTCCTGACGGCATCTTTGCCGCCCCGTTCGAGCCGGGCCCGATTGACCCGCGCATGTTCCCGAAGGCCTGCGAGATGGGGCTGGAGGGCATGGTGTCGAAGCGCCTGGACAGCCCCTATCGTCCCGGCCCCCAACGGAGCTGGGTCAAGGTGAAGAACCCGCTTCACCCGGCGCTGTACCGCGTGAAGGATTCTTTCTCGTGACCAGAAACGCAAAAAAGGCCGCCCCCGGTTAAGGGGCGGCCAAACTTTTCGCCCCCGGATCGGGGAGCTATCTAGGGGCGTGTACTCATAAACTTGGTATGTCCATGCAGACATGGCGATGTCCGCTTCGCTCTCAAAAGCCGACATCCGGGCCACGCGCCAGGATGTCCGCTAAGTCCCAATTTCGGAAGTGACCGCACTCATTCGATCACGCGAACGGAGATTGGGTTCGCGGGCACGTTCGGTTCAGGGAACGGGTGAAGGCGTCCCCCCTGTTCGGAGCCCGTTTTACGACGCGATACCTTTTACCGAGCGTCACCCGGACTGCAATAATTGACCGGGGACTTCTTCAGGTTGAGGTCCTTCGTCAAGATATCGATCCCCGGAGACACTGCAGCGAGAGTGGTGCCGTTCAAAAAACCCTTACTGCAACTCTGCGTGTTGCAGTTGCCCGCCCACGTGACCCATTCGCCGGTTTGGAACATAGTTTCGCAGGCACAGATTGCTTTTGACGGATTGGCAGGGTCGACAGTGCACTTCGCGTTGAGGCACTCCGCCCACGGCGTTCCGGCGGCGCATTTCATCACGCGTTTGCCCTGATAGGATTGCGTGAGCGCGAAATAGGAATAAACGGTGCGCCAGCCATTGGCGTCGGTGCTCGGCTTGATGGCGTCGCACGAGGCAACCCCAATCGTCCCACCCTTGGTGTCCCACACATCGCAGGTACAGAGCGCCACCTTCGGATTGCCGGGCGACGGGACGCACGAGGCGCTCGTGCAGAGTGCAAATTGCTGGTCGCAAATCAAAGGCTTGTCCTGCGCGCTGGCGATGCCGCTCGAGCCGAGCAACACTGCTACTACTAACGCTACAAAGGCCCATTTTCCCATGTCGATCCTCCTGATTGCGGGGCCGGAGAGCGTCCGCCGCCGCTGATTGTAGAAGCGCTCGATTACATGCGTCGATTGCCCTCGATCCGAACCGAACACCGCGCTTGGTGATTGATCTAGATCAAGGAATGTCCGTTCGGGGTCAAAAGGCGAAATACTCGCTGCGAGCAGATGTCTTCCGCTTTGGCCCCAACAACGGACATCGCTCAATAGGGTCGGCATTAAGCACACCCACCGCGACCGCGCCGGCTTCACTGGCAGGAGCCGATGACACTAATAGAACGCCTTCAAGTCGAGGCCGTGCACCTTGCAGAAGCGCGCGGCCAGTTTTCGAAATGGCGCGTTGTGAGTGTTCTCGTTACCTCCGGTTTCAAGGCCGGAGCACTCGAGCACGAGATGGATCATTTCATGACCAAGGGTCTCGATGAGCGTCACGGTCTGGCCAATCGACGGAGACGAGATCGAGATGCGCGGTCGCCCTCCAATGCGGCGATACCAGCCGAAGCGTTCGCGGTCCTTCACAACCCAGAACTCGACCTCGTCGGCGTGCGGCATCCCCTTGAGCGTCCGGAACGGCGGCATCGATCGCAGGTATTCATAGAGCGCCGCGATCGACTCTGGGTGCAGCGGCAGCGTCATGCGGCAACCATCTCCGGGGTCAGTGTGACGCGCCCGACCTCGCCGAAGCGCTTCGAGTACGTGATGACCTTGGCCGAACGGCCGGAGTTGTAGCCGCCGTTGGCCTCGAAGGCGCTCGGCGCCGCCAGCGTCTCGTGACGCTCCACCTTCATCAGGTTGGTCGATATCAACTCGTCGGAGTGGAGGTGCCCGGTGTGGCCGTAGGCGAATTTGGTCCGCCCGTAGATTTCCCGGTAGCGCCCGACCCACGTCGAGTCGACGTCCTTCATCTTTTTCTTGTGGCCGTGGTGGTAGAACAGCGAGGTCAGACCCCACTCGTAGGCGTAGTACGTCCCCGGCGTGCGATCGATGGTGATCCGCGGCTCGTCTTCAAAGTGGGCGGCGAACATCTCGCGAAGCCAGACCTCGCTGGCCTCGTCGTGGTTGGCGTCCGCCATGATCAGATGCAGGTGGTCGTGCTTCTCAAGCAGCATGCGAACGGCGGCGCGCATGCAGCGGATAACAACACGAACGATCTTGGCAAAGCGCGAGTCGGCGTCGAGGATGTGCCCGTGCGCCGGCGTGATCGCCTTCAGCGAGTCGAAGTGCAGGAGGTCGCCGAGCTGCGCCAGGATGGCCTGCTCGGCATCCGGCGACTGCCGGATCGCGGCAGCAAACCAATTGATCCAGAGCTTCTCGGCGATCTTCAGATCCCAGTCCCCGCCCGTCTCCTCCTTCCACGACAGCATGCCGAAGTGGTAGTCGGTCACGGTGTACTGGTTGACGAGGTCGGCGTTGCCGATGAGATTGAGGTGGACAGGCTCGGCGCGGGGGATCTCCGACGAGAACGCGGCAACGGCGGCGCGCATGGCCGCCTCGCGCGCCACGTCGTCAACTTCGGCTCTGATCCAGTCCTGAATGACGCGACCGCTGGCGTCGCGGTTGACCGTCATCTTGCCGAGGAAGTGCGTCTTCGGCATCTTGAACACGTCGCCGTGTTCTAGCTTTTCGGTGATGTGCTGGCCCCCGTCGGGGGCGGTCGTGATCTTGGTGATCTCGAAACCCGGCTTTGCCGGCGGGTGGTCAAGAAGAAGGCCGCGCTTGGCGGCCTGTTTCAGTCTATCCCCTACGGTGCGCTCCCCTATACCGAGAGCTTGCGCGGTCCTTATCCAACTTCTGTCATTGGCGTTGTACGCCTCCACCGTCGCAGTGAGAACTTCGTTAGAAAGCGGCGGTCTCGGCATGGTCACCTCATAAGCAAACAAAAACGGCGCGGCCGAAGCCGCGCCGTGGAGGAAGGACTGGTCGATCGGTTAGAGTGCGTTGAGCGCGCGCCGGTCGTACTCGGCGAAGACGCGGGTCTTCCAGGCGCGGATATAGCCAGCCAGAACGCTCGACGGGGTCTGACCGGCCTCGAGGCCGATGCCGGAGCAGTAGGCATCGAAGCCGATACCGAGGCGGTCGACGGTGTCGGCCGCGAGTTCGTTGAGCATCGGCACGATGATGGGGTCTCTGACTGAAGCGGGCAGCCCCATGAACTTCGACTTGTTCATGTGATTGAGCAGCACATAGTGCTTGGCCCCCTCCACCGCGCTGGCGGTGGCTTCGATCTCGTCGAAGGAAGCCTTGTTCGAGCCGATGACGTGCACCACCGAGATCCGTAGCCGGCCGTCCTTCGCGCCGGCAAGAAAGCCGATCTCGGACAGCGTCGCGAGGGTCTTCGACAGGAGCCCGGCCCGGATGTCGATCAACGTCACCTGCGCGTCGCGCAGATTGTCGAACACCTCGACCTGGTCGTCGCTCTCTTCGAGATTGACGATCTTGGTCTTGTCGGGATGGAAACGCTGCAGGACGCCCTGCGGGTATTCGGTGTCGCGCGCGCGGACGCTGATACCGTGGGACTGGAAGTAGTCCATGAAGGTGCGGGAAACGGTGGTCTTGCCGACGCCGCCCTTGTCGGCGCCGATGATAACAACGTGGGGAACCATTTAAGCCTCTATTGCGGTGATGATTGAAAGAGGCGCCCTAGTTCGGGCGCCTGAGTTTTCGCGTCAGGAGGAAGATCTGCAGGCCACCAACCGCGACCCCGATGTAGGGAAGCAGCGTGCCGAAGAACCACGACCCGCTCTCGAAGAGATGAAGCCAGTACCCCGAGGCCATCCAGACGACTGCAAGCGGGATGTTCACGAACGAGTCATGGTGCATTCGCATGATCTTTCCTTTGATTGTCGGCGGGCTGCCGACGAGCCAGCCCGCCTGTGTGGACGGGCACTCAGAAGTGCTTGTTGAGACCGATCGTGACGAGGTTGTCGGAGCCGACATTGCCGGCCGCCGGCGCGTACAGGTACCGGATGTCCAAGTCCCAGTTCGTCGCCAGCAGGAACGCGGCACCTGCGCCGGTCGCCCACTGCGACACGCCATCACGCTGGATCGCGCCCATAGCGAAATACGGAGACATCAGGACATTGGACAGCGAGCTCGGAATGGCGATTGGGCTCGATGCGTTGTTGACTAGGCCGCTAAGGTTGCCGCCGAACTTCACGATCTCGTAGCCGGTCAGGTTGTTGGTGGTGACCGCAATCGCACCGTTCTGAAACTGGTATCCGAGACCGGCTTCCACCGCGGCGAAATAGGTGCCGTTCCAGAGTTGGTAGCCGCCGTGCATGTCCAGCATGCCGCCCGCGGCAAAAACCGACCCGTTGAGCCCGCTGCCGAGGATGTCGGCGTTGGTGCCGTTGCCGGTCAAGCCGACACCAGCATACCAGCCGGTGCAGGAGTTGATGAGGCAGTTGTTCTGCGTCGCTGGCGTGACCGCCGCGCTCGTCGTTGCAGTCGTGGTGACGACGTCGGCGGCGTGCGCTGTACTGACCGTGGCGGTCAGCAGGGCGAAGGCGACGAGAACCGCCGCCGCTGCGCCGGCAACCCTCTTGGTGAAGGCACCGGGGGCCGCGAGCAGTCCGATCAGGCTGGTGCCGCAAAACAGCAGGAACTTGTCCCACGCCTTGATCGCTTCGATCCAGGCGGCTGGCACCATGCCAACGAGGCTGATCTTGTCGTTGGCGATCGCGCCCTCAACATCGATCAGAAAGGCCAGCAAGAGAATGGCCATACTGATATTGAACTTCATCGGTCGGTCTCCTTGTGGGGGTATCCCGCTGCGAACGCGGGTGGTTCGAGTTACGCTGCCAGGTCGATGCGACCACTCACGATCAGCAGCAAATCGCGAGGGGTAACGTGGTTGAACTCGGTCGCCAGATGCGGCGGGAAGATCGCCACTTCCGGACGACAGAGGCCTGCGGCCTGCAGCTCGCTGCAGAACCATGCATTGGTCGACTGCCAGTCTCGCTCTAGCGCGATGCCGGCGATCGCCTTGAAGTCGTATGGCTTGTCGATCTGCGACCGCAGGAAGCTATGGAAGGCGTCCGTCTGTGCAGCCGTTGCCGGGATCGAAACATAAAGCTCCCGGGTAAACACGGATTTGTCGTAGTCGTGCGGGCGAGCCAGGACGCCGCCCTCAGCGTGCGCGCCCAGCAACGTCCCGTCCGGCATCAGAGCTTCGACGTGTGTTGCCCAAAAGCCATATTCGAACGCGCGAATGCCGTCGGACACGAGGTCGTGTCCGGTAACGAACCGGATCGTGATCATTTTTAGCCCTTGATGAGTTCTTCGGCGACCGAGGTCGCGATGGCATGCGCGCGAAGGCTGAACTCGAGGCCCTTGCGAAATTCGGCGGTCGCTTCGGCCGCGGATTGCGTTTCCAGGTTCGTAACCAAAACCCCGAACAGCCGGTCAAGCTGGGAGCCGAGCGCGCTGTCGATCGATGTCTTCACGGCAGCTTGCGTCATCACGGCAGCACCACGCCAAAGGCGTGCCCCCACATCGAGGTCGAGACCTCGCGCTGCTTGAGTCCGATCAGGCCGCCGTTGAGGTGGCGCGTGGCGTTCACTTCGTCGCCGCGCTGCGCGTAAGGCAGGCAGCCGCAAATCTTGACGAAGTCGACGATGCCGGCCTCGAAGAAGTGCTCGCGCGTGTTGATGAGTTCGGGATGGTTGATGAAGTCGACGCCGAGCAGCTTGGTCAGCAGCGCGTACGCCTCTTCGCCGGTGCTCTGCGCGGGACCGCGGCCGCGATAGTCCCAACCGTCATCGGTGCCGATGCGGTTGCCCATCCTCCCGTTATAGGCTTGGTTCGCGATCAGGCGCGGCTGGTGCTGCATCTCCAGCGCCTGAGCCATCGTGAAGTGCGTCGGCCACTGCGAATGCAGCACGGGGGCGCGGTAATTGAGGTCTTCCTCGACCTGCTCCCCGCCGGCGCACTCTTCGGTGAACTCGCCCATCATGATGGCGATCGCCACCGGCGAGGTCAGACCGTATTTCGGGAACAGTACCGGCGCCTGCGCGATCATTGCCGCCGTCAGGCCGGGGATATGCATGTCCGCGTGCGGCCACAGCCGCGTCAAAGCGGCGCCGAAAAGCGCTTGATCCATGGTGATGTCCGAATGAAAAAGCCGCCCGAAGGCGGCTTTGAGGGTTACGAGTTAACCGGCCACGCCGGGATCGGCGACGGCGGCGTGTCGACCTGCGCCGTCGTGGTGATGGTGCCGGCGTTGATAGCGGTGATGACCTGACTGAGCGTCGTGAAGGTTGCTTGCAGGAAGGTCGACACAGAGGCGAACATTGCTGTCATCTGCGCGGCGACCAGCGTGATCGGGGTGCCGTTGGTCGGCACCCAATTGAACGTGGCCGTCGGAGAGGTCGCAGCGATCGACGCAGCCCCCTGCAGCAGCACAAGGCTGGAGGGGTCAGTCGAACATTCGACGAGGACGCCGTTGCCGACCGACACCAGCGTGCCCCCGCCCATGATCTTCGACTGCTTGGTGTTGGCGTAGGAGATCAGTTCTGCCGCCGTCGGCGCAAAGCCGGCGGCGAACAACGTCTGCGCGGCGGTCGCGTAGGCATCGGGGATCAGCAGCGCGGTTCCGTTCCACACCGGATTAGCCGCCGGTTCAGTTGCGCTGAACCGCGTGCAAAACACCGACGCTTGAGCGGCTGTCATGGTCAAGGTCAACATTTAGTGCACCCTCGTCACGGTTACATTGAAGCCGTAGCCAACATCGTACGTCAGCGAGCTACCGTTAACCTGGTAGACAGCGAACGCGATGGTGTCGCCGGCGCTAAGGCTCTGTATCCAGCATCCGCCGCCGTAATCCTCCTTGATGTAAGGACCAGAGTCGTTGACGATCTGGAGACCGTTTCCAGACGGCGACTGAACGGCTCCGTTCCAAAGTATCCAGCCTGACGACAACGCGGCGTAGGGATCGGAGCCGGAAACGCTGTAGACGTCGGTGGAGTACGCGAACAGGTAGCGGCCAGCCGTCTCGATCACGATCTCTCCCGAAGAGAACGCGACGTTGCCCTGACTTCCAATCGTCGCCGACGTGAACGGCGCGAAGGTGTGAGTGGCATACGGCGCTTCAACAGAACCGGACCCGTAGAAGGTGCTGACGTCGGCGAAGGGCGCGTTGGTGAGGTTGTAGACGTTGACGGTGGCCACGCTGGGATTGCACACCTGGAAGTGGGTGCCGTCGTAGAGCAGCCAAAGCATTTCGCCGGCGACGATCTGTCCCGCGGTGAGCGCCGAACCATTGGGGTTGACGACAGAGACCGCCGCCAGAGAGTTGACGGTGATCGTCGTCGCGCCCGTGTTGGTGTTGGCGAGCTTGACCATAAGCTCGTTGCCCGCCGTCAGCGCGGTGAGCGCCGGGTTGGGAGCGACCACGATTGAGTTGGCTACGCCGCTCGAGTCCGCCGCATAGGGGATCGACAGCGTGTAAGTGTTGTTGTTGACCGTGCTGGAGGTGAAGCCGAAATAATTGGCGATCTGCCAGCTCGAACCATCCCAGATAAGTTCGACGACCATGCCGGCGTTGATGTCGCCGGCAGACAAGGCCGCGCCGTTGGCGCGGTGAACGGCCGATGCGCCGAGGCCGTTCAGGTTAAAGGTCGTTGCGCCCGTGTTGGAATTGGCCGCCCTGATGTGGACGGTCATGCCGGGGGTAAGCGTCGTAGGGACCGGCGTGACGTTCGCCACCATGGCGTTCACGCCGCCCGTGTCGGTGCCGTACAGCCACTGACCGGACTGAACACCCGCCGGGACTTGCGGGAGCGTCACGGGAATGAACGGCGCGCCCGACACCGGCGTGATGTTGCCCGACGTGATCGTGGTCGCGCCGTTGGCGACGGTGACCAGATAGATGCCGGTCCAGCCGGCATCCGCCGTGGGTGCCGTCTGCGTGCCGGACGGCGCAGCGAGACCGGCCTTGATCTGAACCGAGGCGACGCCCTTGCGCACGGTATTCTGCGCAGAGCCGGCGTTGCCGGGGCCAGAGAACGGGACGGTGGGGACGTTGGCGTTGAAGTACGGCAGCACCGTCGACCCGGTGTCGAGGTCCTGATACTGCACCTCGATGAGGAAGACCTGGCTGTATCCGACCGTGGTCGGCGGCGTGATGCCGAGCGTCACGGGGTCGAGGATGACCCCCTGCTTCAGGATGGTGTGCGTGTCGGGGGACAGCGAGCTCCACGCCGACGCCTCGAGATTTTCGAGCTGATAGATTTCGCCCGGCGTCACGATGACGTTGAGAGAAGCCGGCACCGTCGGCGTGACAGTGAATGCGTTGACGATGGTGGTCGAGCCGAGCACGGCGGAAGCCAGCTTGGCGAGGCCGACCATCGCGTTCTGCGACTGCTTGAGCTGATCCGTCTCAAGCGGAATCTGGCCAGCGTAAATCGTCTGGCGGTCCATGCGCCATGCTCCTTGATTGGGTGTTGGAAAAGAAAAAGGCGCCGTGAGGCGCCTTGGGACGGACGTGTTGCTGGTCGAGATCCGCTAGAACGAGATCGTGCCGCTACCGGTGAACACGTAGATGTAGTTGCCGCCGATGTTGTAGAACGAGACCGAGCCGCTCACCGACGCTTGACGATAGTTGTTCGGGTAGGAGATGACGACTTCGCCACTGCCACCGTTGCCGCCGTTGTAAGCGTAGGTCTGCCCGGCAGCACCGCCGCCGCCGCCGCCGCCCGTGTTCGCCGTGCCGCTGATGCCGTTGCCGCCGTTGTCATTTCCGCCAGCGCCACCGCCGCCAGCTCCACCAGCGCCGTTCAGACCACCATAAAACGTGCCACCACCGCCGCCACCACCACCGTAGTAGGTCGATGTTCCAGTTATGCTGGAAGCTATACCGGGGCCGCCAGATCCTGACTGTGATCCAGAACCGGTTCCGCCGACGCCGCCTGCACCACCGCCACCACCTGATGGATAGTAGGAGGCCGCGTAGTTTGCGCCGCCAGCGTAGCCCTGTCCGGACGTGCCCGCGCCGCCCGCTAATGATGTTGAGCTGACCGCCGTGCCGCCGCCAGAACCGCCCGCATTGCCGTTGGCGGTGTTACCGCCACCGCCGCCGCCACCGATTGCAGTGATCGAACCGAATACGGAATTTGCGCCGTTGTTGCCGTTAACTCCCGAGGCAGCGCTGCCAGCACCACCGGCACCAACTGTGATGCTGTATGCTCCGGAAACCGACGCTGTGCCGGGGAGCACGCCGCCAGCACCGCCGCCGCCGCCGTTACGCGAGCCGCCACCACCGCCAGCAACAACGAGATAGTTGACGCTCGGAGTCGCAGGAATAGCGCCTCCCAACACAATCGGCCCCATGCCGGGCAGCGGGCCGATCTGTGCGGCGCTCGGCGAGAGCGCGAGGAAGGCGGCGAGCGCAAAGATCGCGGAGCGAAGACGAGTGCTCCTGATCATTAGATCACCTTGATCGAGTAGGTCGAGGCTGCGCCAGTAGGCCCCGTGATGCGAACGATGGAGATAATGTAAACCGCACCAGCGCCCGTCGGGATGGCGTCGCCCGTGTTTGAGCCAACATAGAAGCCGGACGCAAAGGTGGGGGCCGGACTACCAGATGTCGCATTGTTAATGACCATCAACATGCAGGAACCATCGCTAGATGGTGGATAGATTGTCCACGCGCTCGCAGAAGCTATGATGGACTGCAAAGGTCTAGCGCCACAGTCTATCGTCGGCGAACTTCCTGCGGTCAGAATCAATGTCGTGACATTCGCACCACCGCTTACCGTCTGATCGGGCTTGTTGAGTGTTGCGGTGGCGTAGCCATTGGACGTGGGGCAAGTGACCGCGCCAGTGTAGGCCAGCCCGCAGTCGCCAGACATCAGTACGCTGGCCGGATTGTTGGATGCGTTGCCGACGTAGAATTGCGCCTGGAGCAGAGAGAGGCGGCTAAGGTTCAGCGTCCCCGAGCTGATGTTTCCGGCATTGGTCGTGTCGGTCGTGGCCGAGGGCGCGAACGCAACTCCACGGGTCTCGGTGCAAGTAACCGCGCCCGTGCTCGCCAGCGTGCAGTCGCCCGACATCGGGGTGCCGACCGGATTGTTCGATGCGTTGCCGACATAGAAGTACGCCGTCTGCAGGGCGAGACGGTTGGCGCTAAGAGTGCCAGAGGTGATGTTCGCAGCGTTGGTTGTGTCGGTCGTGGCCGATGGTGCGAAGGGAAGACCGCTGGTTTTGGTGCAGACACTCGATGGATTAAACGCACAGTCTCCATTGGCGGCCGAGAGAATCTGCTCCGGCGTGGAGGTCATCGGGACGCCGCCCTGCAACGTCAAGATCTTTTCGGTTCCGGCGAGCGAGCTGATCGCCGGCAGGCCCAGAACGAAAGAAGAGAACGGTTGCGTCTGGGTCGTCTGTGCCAGCGTCGGGCAAGCGCCCGCGAACAAGGCGAACAACAGTACGGCAGCACACGTCAGTTTTTTCATGTCATCCAACCACGAGTATGTCGCCACTATCGGCGGTTAGTGCGATTCCGCTCTCGTCCGTAATCAGGAGCGTCGGCGGATTTTGAATGGCGACCCAAGCTATCGTGCCGGCCGCGATGGTCTGCTGAACGCGCGCGTATATCTCGGCGTCCGTGATGGGGCCGGTGATCAGCGACAGGTCGGCATATTCGATTGTCCCGACGCCATAGCCGGCGTTGTACCCGCCATAGCCATCGACATTCGGGATGCCTTGGGTGGGTGCGTGATACGCGGACACGAGCATCTGGTTGTCGAACAGCAGCGAGCCGTAGCAGCCGGGGCCCGAGCCGTAGCCGCCCATCTGAGCGACGCCGTAGCCGCCGCAGTCCTGCGGGTTCCAGAGTTCGATGATCTTCGGCGGCTTAGACGTCAGGTCCGTCAGCACTTGGCTGATCGCGTCGCGCGTCTGTCTCGGACGCAGGATCTCCTGCAAGATGCGAGGCTGAAACGATGCGTCGTTTTCGCCGGAGCGTCGAACGAAATTCGCGCCGAAAAAGTCCCACGCCACGATGTCGAGGAATATTCCGCTCGACGTCGCGATCCTGGACTGCTGGCGCGCGTAGCCTATCCACGAATAGCACCACGCGGCGCCGTCGGAGAGACCGCCAAGAAGGGCGTCGCGGATCGGCGCGCCCCAAGAAAACCAGCGACGCGGGAGTACCTTCCGTACGCGCTGGAGGATGTCGTTGCTGTCTCCGATCATGATACGACCACGGACCCGGATTTGATCGTCTGCCCCGCACCGGGGACGAGATCAGCCAGTACGCCGTTGAGCGTATAGCCGGTCACGTCGGTCACTCCGGGCGAGGCGTTGAACGCAATCTGATAGAGCTTGCCGTAAGACAGTGTGCCGGCGGCGGGAGTTGTGCCGAGCCCAATGCCGTTGATGTAGTTCGTGATCGCGGCGTACACCTGCGCCACCGCCGTCGGATGGTCGTAGCCGGGGGCGGTCGTGATCGTCATGGTGAGGTTGGCGCTAATTTCCGTGGCGGCGAGCACCGCCATCGGCGGCCCGGCCGCCTTCACGCCGAACGCCGCCACCTGCGCGGCCGTCAAGGTGGCCGTGGGGATAGCCCCAGACCCGTCATCGACAAAGACGGTGAGTTGAGTGTAGCCGCCGGTGCCCGGCTCCCAGATCTGGTATTGCATCCCCTGCCGGATGCTCACGATCGCATAACCGATCGCGCCCTCGGTCCCGGCTCGCAGCGAGGCGATATAAAGCACGAACCGCGCCTTCAGCGCGGCGTCGCTCTCCGAGTCAAAGCCGTTGATGAAGGCGGCGCCATTGGTGACCGTGTCGATGCCGGTGATCGGAGTCGTGATGACCGTGATGGTGCCGGCCGCCACGTTGCCTCCCGATCCGGGGGTCGCGCATTGGACCGGAACGGTTATCGAGCCGACGTTGGCCGCCAGCGTGTAGCCGTTCAGCGCCGCCGAATAGGTCGCGTAAGTGGTGTTCGCGGTGACGACGAAGTTCTCGGAGCCGTCATCCGTCTGCAAGGTCGCCCCGACAGCAATGAAGCGGGAGGTGGGTGCTGCCGTAAAGCGCGAGAACGTGACGACGCCGGTCGAGGCCTGAGCCGGGAGACGAGGCGAGTTGGTGCCGGGCACCACAGGCATGAAGTCGGCGCACCAAGTGTCGACGTCGTTCCCGCTCGACGTGCTCAGTCGAATGGCCGAAAGCAGCTGGATCACCAGCGCCTGAAACCACAGGAAGAGTCCGGCGAAACCCTCGGCGATCGCGCGCAGGGTTGATCCGGTCGAGAAGTTCAGCAACTTCGCGGCGCGGCCCTGAATGCCGGCGGCCACGTTCGCAACGATCGTTGCGAACGATTGGGTCGGAAGTGTCGGCATCTATGCCCTCAAGCGGTGATCGAGAAAGAGACGCTGACGCCGGTCTGCGCATCCCAATAAAGAATGCCGATGGTGGTCAGGTCGGGCTGGTTGAGATCGGCGGAAACCGTTATTTGCGCCGGTGGGGATGGCGCTACCGACGCCTCAAGCGCGAGTTGCGACGTGACCACCGCTCTGATTTCCTCGACCGAAAGGACGCTGCCGATCTTCTGCGGCAAGCCGGCGCCATAGTCTGGGTGCCAAACGTAACCCTGCACCGCAGTGAACAGCCGCCGCTCAAGGCGCTGGCGAACTTCATCATCGCCGTCAACGACAAGCAGGTCGCCTGTCGCATCGACGCCGAAGTCGTCTTCCCACTCGAGAGAGAGATCAGCCATTTTTAAGTTGCCTCATCTCTTCCTTGAGGGCGTCGATCTCGGAGCGCATCGAAGCTGTCGCTGCGCGCGTCTGGGCGATGAAATCTTGCAGCACCACCCAGACGATGAAGCCGAGCTTGCCTTCGTCGACTGTGAGGAAGCCGTTCGCCTCGCTGACGATCTCGGGGAAAAGTTTCCGGATTTCCTGGGCGATGAAACCGAACGAAGGAACGCCCTCGTCCTTGCCGACCTCGGAAGTGGCTGTGCCGTCGTCGTGCACCACGGTGTGGATGTGGCGCTTGATGAAAGTCTTGACGGCCGCCTGCATGAAGGCGTCGATCGATGGCTCGTACGTCTCGATATTGCTCTTGAGCCTCGCGTCCGAAGAGACGTTGAAGCCGAGCGCCGTGATGCCCTTGGTGAAGGTTGCTGTGTCTGAGCCGAGCAAATTCCCGATAACAGGGATCTGTGGCGCCATATGCTGCACCATCGCGACCGACTGGTGCACGATCCCCGATGTCAGCAACTGGATGATATGCTGACCCTGAAAGGCGCTATGGGTGATGCCGTTGATCTTATCGAGAATGTGCTGGTGCAGCGCCTGCGCCAACCCGCCTGCATTCAACAGGCTACTAAGCTGCGAGGTGAGGCCCGACAGCGAGGTCGCAAGCGCTGCCATGCCGGTCATGCCACTGGAGGCGATCTGCGATCCGATGCCGGCGATCTCGGTCGCGATGCCCGCAGCCGACGCATTGCCGGCGGCGGTCAGCGTCGAACTTATGGAGGTCGCAAGCGAACTGATCTGTCCGCCGATGCTGTTGAGTCCGGGCAAGCCGACACCCGCCCCCGCCAAGGCAGAGACCTGGGCGGCCATGCCGGATAGTTGCGAGGCGATATCGGACAGGCTTCCCGGCAGCTCGGCGGGGCCGGTCTGGTTCACGACACGATGGGTGATGGTCATACTGCGGTTACCGTGACGTTGCCTTGGCCGTCGTGGACGGTGACAGCGCCGTTGCCGTCTTCGCTTGTGAGAGATCCGTCATTCTTGAAGTAGATTTTTTGCCCGGTACCGCCCTGCCCGCCTTGCGCGCTATCCGATCCGCCGCCGCTGTTCTGAAACTTCGTCCACATGACCATCTCGCCGGACTGAACCGCCGGCGGCGTGTCGCTGTCGGAGTGCACGCGCTGGACGATCTTGCCGGACTCGACGTCGCCCTCCTGGAAGCGGACAACGACCTGATCGCCGGTTTTCTTGCCGTCGCCCGGCTGCAGTCCGACCGCGACGCCGTAGCTGTTGCCGACGTGGCCGGTCTCGATCGGGAGCCAGCCGCTCTCCTGCCCTTCGGGCATGAACGCCACCTTGGCCAGATAGTTGACCGGGTCGTAGGCGGTGACGAGCCCGTGTCGCTCGCTGTAACGGCTGGCGTACCATCGCTCGACGATGGCAAGCACCCTGTCTTCAAGATCGCTCATGGTGCGATTTCGCCCGCTGCGAGTTGCTCGGCCGGTGTCGGTGCCGTGGACGAGGTGGACGAGGCAATTCGGCCTGCGGCCGCACCGCGCGCGGTGATGTGTGTGGTGTGACCAGCCATTCCGATCTCGTGGGTCACGCTGTCCATCTGATAGGTCGAGTCGAAATAGCCGGTGCCGTTCAGTTGCAGATCCATCCCGACATTGACCGTCGGATCGCCGGGAACGCTGGCCTCGATGGTAAATTCGTTGCGCGCCCGCTCGATCGCTCTGGACTTGGCGTGCTGGCTGACATGGTCCTGAAGAAGATTGGGGATGTGATAGTTGTAGCTGACCTGACCGACCTTGCCCGGGACGACATAGGTGTCCGTGAACACCTGCTTTTGCTTCGGGTGCCACGCCTTGATCGAGACCGATTGGCTCTTTCCGGCCTGCACGTTGCGCTTGACCACGAGCGCGAGGGAGTCGGCCGCCATCGGCCCCGGACCGGGCGGCACATAGTTCAGCGTGTAGACGCCGGTCGGATTGTCCTGTGATTGGTAATGCAGCGTTCCGGTCGCATCGATATACCAGCGTGCACCGTCGAACTCCGCCAGCTTGTGGATCACGTAGGAGAAGCTGACGTTATCCGACAGCCGGACATAATCCTGTTGCAGCTGCTTGCCGGCCATCAGGCCGGAGGGGTCTGCCTGCACCTTCAGGCCGACGCGGGTGGCGAGATCGGTCACGATGTCGCTGCCCATCTTGTTCTGCCACTTCTCGCTGGTCTTGTTCGAGTGCAGCGGGGCGGAAGCGTCGCGGCCATGCACATTGATGACGAGGCCGATGAGGTCGAAATTGGTCTTGTCGATCTCTCCAGTCGTCAGCGGCTCGTTCATCCCGCGCGTCGTGACGGTGATGGTTGCGGTGTTCTGTCCGAGGCCGGTCAGTGCTTCGAGCGCGCCCGGATAGGTCAGCGGGATCGCGCACGAGAACGTCCCGCTCTTGCGCTTGGCCTGCTGCTCCACCGAGCCGTGCTCGATCGGGAACGACTGGCCGTTGACGTTCAGGAACGCGGAATGCGGTCCTGCGCCGGACGTGATCGCCACGTTACTGGCCCCAGATCCCGGTTTGCGTTCCCGTGGGAAGCACCGGCGGGATCAGGATATCTTCCTGGGCGACGATCCATGGGTCGATCAGGCCGTTCAATTCGGCGATCGCTACCCACTGCAAGGGGTCGCCCGCCTGCAACATCGCTACTTCGAACAGCGTGGTGTCGGACACGCGAACGGTCTGCGCCGGCACCGTCGCGGCGATATATCCGGCGGCCGGCGTGGTCGTGGTCATGATGGCAACTGTTCCAGGTTCGACGCAGCGCGGCCGGTAACGCCGCGCATCAGCGCCAGATTTGATTGATCCTGCGAGGCCGCGAGCAGGCCTTCGATACCGGCGATCATGGCCGGCGGGTCAGGCGGCGCGGTCCACGTGTCGAGCATGTTGTTCGGCGCCACCAGCGCCGACTGCACGTCGGTGACGAGCTGAGCCGCATTCAGCTTGATCGCCAGCACGGTGGCGCGCGAGGCCGACGCCAATGGCGCGGCCGCGGCGACCTGAGCCTGCAGGTTGGTCAGTTCGGTGGTGATGTTCGTGGGAATGCTCATGTCGATATCGTTCCGCCCGATGACGACGAGGTGCCCGACCCCGACGCCGCGCCCGACGCGGTCCCGAGATCTGAGCTGACGAGGCTGTCGACAGACGATGTTGATGGAGTGAGGTTGCCCAGCGCCGGGTTCTGATAGACCGTGCAGGACACGGAATATTCCACCCACACCGGCAGGCGCCGGATGGTGTAGCTGAACTTGTCGATAATCACCGACCGGTACTGGCCGGCGAAGGTCAGCGCGACGACGTTGCCGGCGGCGCGCAGCGCATCGAGCGCCAGTGCCGTCGCCAGCGCGTTGTTGCCAAAAAAGGTGCCGCTCCAATTGATGGGGGCTTCGTCAGGTCCGAGGGTATCGATGACACGCGCGCCGCCGGGCAGCTTGTGGACGACCATAGCTTGGCTGCCACCGGCGCCCATGCCGCTAGGCGTCGAGAAGTCATCGAAGGCGATGCCTCCGAGTGTGAGAACGTCAGCCATTGTTTGCTCGATTAGGTCGTCGACAGGTTGCTATCGGCGTCGGCCCACTGACCCCAGTGATCCGGCGCGCCGGCACCGGTCGGGAACATCATCAGTTCGGCGAGTTGCGCACTGACGGTTTGCGCCAGCGTGCGGCCGTCGACGTTCAGGGACAGAGACACTGGCTGCGGCTTCGGTCTGTCGGTGCCGGGGTTGAAGCTCACAGGCGACATGCCGGCAGCTAACATCTGAGCAGGCGTCCAACTACCATACGCATTAGGTGCTGTATGTGATTCAGGCAGAGGGGCGGAGGGGCCAACCAGCCCTTTGACGCGATTGTAGAGCCCTTCTATGAAGTTGATGAACCCCGATATCGCGCTCTCGATGCCATTGAACATGGTGGTGAGACCGTGATCAACGAGATGAGACAGATCGACGATACGCGCCCCGACCCAGGAAAGCCCTTCCCCGATCACGCCGAGTGAAAAGCTTTTCTTTATATTTTCCCAAGAGAGGATGTCCTTCCTTGCACCTTCCGCATTCGCCGTAATTTTGTCCCAGTTGAAGGCGGCGATGGTGGCCCCAACTGCCGCGAACGCAAAACCAGCAGCACCGAGTATGACCGGCAGGCCGACAATGGACGTAACCAAAGCCGCAGTGAGGATGCCGCCGATCGTGATCATGCCGACAGCAATGCCGGTGATAACCTCGAAGATCTTGTCCATCTGTTCGGGGGTGAGCCGCGTGATGCTATCGGTAACCGAGTTCAACCCGCTCGCGATTTTGTTGAGGATATCGGCAAACTTATCCGTCTCCTGTTCCCCCATCGCGACCTGAAGGTTGTGCCAAGCGGCCCCAAGGTTCTGCTGGGCCGCGTGCAAGTTGCGGTCGAATCCGGCCAGGCCCTCATCGACGGTCGCGCCCTGCTTGAGGCCTGTGGTTTCACGTTCCATCTGCTGCCGCGACAGCAGGATGTCTTGGATTTCGCGGTTCGAGGTTTGCCGACCGACCATCCGGCTGATGGCCTCGATCTGCTGTTCCTGATCGGTGATCCCCTGCGCCTCAAGCGTCTTGACCAGATAGTCGACGAACTTCACCGGGTCCTTATTGAGCATCCCGAGCAAACGGCTGGTCGCCTCCGGAGTCAAAGAGACGTGACCACCTTCGCTCGTCGCCTCTCCCGGCCTCAGCACATTGTAGTCCAGCATCGCCTCGGCATTGCGCTTCATCATGGAGCCGGTCATCTGGCTGCGCAGAGACAGCAGCGCCGTGCCGGCGCGCTGGCCTCCCATCATCTGGGAGAGGATGGCCATATGATCGAAGCCCTCCTCCGTGAGGCCTCGCATGGCGCCGCCACCGGCCTGTTGGGCGAGCCCGAGCAAAGTCTGCGCGTCGACCTGACCGTGGGTGGCCGCCTGGAGCTGCGCCACGGTGTCGAACCACTTCTTGACCTTCTCGGGATCGATGGCCCCATTGGTGCTTAGCCGGCCAGACAGTTCGCCGGCTCGCATCAAGGTGTTGATGCTCTCCTCGGGATGGCTTCCGGGGTGGCGCATCTCCATCAGGCGCGCGTAGCGGGCGGCGTACGGAGTAATCTTCTCCGCCTCTTCGGGGTCCTGCAGAACGCCAAAGACGCCACCATAAATATTGGCGACGTCCTCCACCTTCATGCCGAGTTTGGTGGCGAGGCCGAAGGAGAGCTTCCTGATCTCGCCGTTGTTGACCAGTTCGGCGACCTTCGGATTGAGCTGCGAGACCTTGGTCATCGCATCCTGGAAGTCGGCCGCCGTTTCGACCAGCTTGGTCATGACGCCGAGGATGCCGGCGCCGCCCAGCATGAGGCCGACCCCCGCAATGGCGGTGCCCCACTTGCCGAAACCCTTCTCGACCTCACCGACCGACGTCTTGAGCCCGAGCAGGTCCTTGCCTATAACGGCAAGGACGGACGACATGCCATTGGCGAGAACAATGGAAACGCCAATCTTGTAAGCGTCCGACACGGCGAAACCCTCTTAAGGTGTTTGAATGCGTTTTTTCTTTACCGGCCCGCGCATCTTGGGCATTCGACCCGGTATCAGCTTCGGCCCCAGCGACTTGCGAAGGCTAACCCGTCCCCGACAGGCTTCAGGCGCCGGTCAGATGACCGGCTCTTTCGTCTACGTGATCTCCAACGGCATCGGCGGCCACAAGATTGGCCAGTCGACCAACCCCATCCAGCGGATCTCAGACCTGCAGACCGGCTCGGCGCAGGAATTGAAGTTCGCCTACATCGGGGTGACGCCGGGGACGGGCTTCAATGTCGAGGGCGCCGCCCACGACCTTCTGGATCAGCGCCGCATTCACAACGAATGGTTCGCAGTCCCGGCGTCGATTGCGATTGGCGCGGTCATCGAGGCGGCCCAACGCCTTGGCGAGCCCATCCAGCAAGTTTCCCCGGAGATGGTCCCGCAGATCATTCATCTGGCGAACCAGCCCGGAGAGGCCGCGCCAGCGCGGCGCGCGCCGTTGTGGCTATGGTGGTTCTTCTGGCTTTCGGCGGCGTTTCTTGCTGGCGTGATCGCGCTCGTAGTTTTCTAGACCCGTCCCCGACGCCTACTTCTTCGGTACGATCGAGTTGGCGCCCCCTACCATCTCTCCGGACAAGGCAGCCACCGTTGCGCGCCCGATGATGTCGAGCGCCTCCGGCATTTTGTGCTGCGCCGCCCCTTGAAGAAAAGGCCGAGGCGGAATGCGGCTCGTACCCAGCTCCTGCCAGACCGCAATCTGGCTATCGGTGCCGACGGTCACCTCATCGTGACCGACCTTGTACCAGACCGAGTCGCGCATCTCGCCGGTGCGCTTGAGCGGCTCGTCGGGGGCGAAGCCGTGGCTTTCGCGGTCGTCCTGCGTTGACGGGGCCAGTTCTGGCCAGCCGTAATCGTAAGTGCCGATGACGCGGTAGACTTCCTTGGTGACGAGCTTGCCGACCTCTTCAAGCGCGTGGTGGTTGGCGTGCTCCACCTCAAGGCCCATGACGGCGACGTGCTCGATGAAGCCGAGCAGCGAGAACTCTTTCATGGTGCTGCGGTCTCCGGATCAGATCTTGCCGTCGTCCGCGGCGGTCTTCTTGCCGACGTCGGCCGTCTCGCGAGCGCGATCGGCGCGGATGGCGTTGGCGATGGTCAGGCCCTCGTCGGCCTCCTTGTGGCCGGGGTTGACCTCGCCGTGCCCGTAAACCGGCGTATCGGGATAGTTTTTGGCGATGAAGGCTCTCGCTGCGGCGACCTGCGCCGGCGTCACGTCGTTATTGTCCTTGGCGATCACCTCCATGCCGACTGTGTTGTCGTTGTTGAGGCCTGCGCCCTTACCCCAGCCGGACAGGATGTGCTTCGAGCCAGCCGGGCCGAAGGCTGTGATCTTGCCGTCGCGGTCCATGATGTATTCGACACCAAGGCCGCGCTGGTTGAGGGTGTCCTCGACGCCCTGCACAGATCCGCGGCCGCCGGTGTGATGCATGATGAAGGCCTTCGGCTCGACGCCCGGGACACGGCCGGGCTGTCCGGCAATGTCGGGGGCGGCAGCCGCAGCTGATGCCGCTGTGCTCGGGTCCGCCGCCTGCTTGGCCTCGCTCTCGTTGACGAGGCTGCTCCATTTTTCGTGCCATTTGGGGCTTTCGCCGAGCGGGGCGAAGAAATGCTCGCGATTCTGGACCGCCCGCTCCTGAAAGCGGCCACTGGTCACATCGCGTTCGGCCAGCCTGTTGCCGGGCTGGTTGGAGGCGTTGTCGGTGGCGTAGTTCGAGGTGTTGGAGTAATTCAGCGCGCGGTCGCGGCTTGCTTCCAGCGTCTTGCGGGTCTGAGGCGAGATGTTGTCGCTCCAGCCGGCGTAGTAGCCGCCCTCGCTCGTCGTGCGCAGCTCTTGTTCGAGACTGGTGCCACGAACGGCGGCGCGGTTGATGGCGCTCTCCCACAACGATGTCGACGCGGTGGGATCGGGGTTCTCGCCCGCGAAGATGTGCATGGCCTTGTCGTTGAGCCAAGGCTTGTCCTTGAGCTCCTGGCGCGCGCGGTCGCGTGCGTCAGCGAGGCCGCCATAGACCCTGCTGCCACCCGTCGGGGACGGGTCATGAATGTTGACGTCCGGATAGGCACCCTTGACGTCACCGCGGCTGGGCACCGGATGCTGACGCGACCCCGCACCGAAGCCCCCGCCTCCATCAGCGCCCCCATACTCGCCGGGCGCGAAATCCATGCCCTCGTAGCTGGCAAGGACCGGCGTCGGGGGAGACGCCGGCGCATTATCGAGAAGTGTGACGGTCCCGACGACCCTGCCGTTGACCGTGATCTTGCCGACATGCATGAGACGTTACCGCCGATCGATGAAGCGCATGCCGTCCCAGTCCCACTCTTTGTTGCCGTTTTCGAGCTGGGCGAAAATGATGGCGTAGCCAAGCATCTCCCAGTCATCCATCTCGTGGGCGACGTCGAACGGGACTCCGTTCTTGATGTTCCAGCAAATGAGCCGGAGAACGGAGTCCTCGGTTAGTTTTTTGCGGCGTCGTTCGGATCAGTAACAGCATCGACCTGCAGCCGCGCGACGGCGCGGCTTGCGGCGGCAAGACCCTCTTCGTCGAGACGATCATAGATCGCATCGAGTTCGGCGCGGCTCTTCGCGAACGGGATCGGCAAGTTGTCGATCTCGCAGACCGCAGCCGCGACCAAGAGCGGTATGCGGTGCGGAAAGTTGACCTTCCTTCCGTCCGGAGTGAAGACCTCGTCGGCGCCGGAGAGGTCGGCGGTGTAGCCGGCGACCTTGGTCTGCTCACTCGGTTTAAGCTTGCGGACACCGATCAGACGCCCAAAGGCGTCGGCTTCCCTCTCGACGCGCTTGTAGCGCGCGAGAATGATCTCGCTTTGCGTGGTCATTTACTTTTTTCCTGTGGGGAGGGTTGGCGGTGGGATCGCTTAAGCGATCGAGACCTTGGTGGAGGCGTATCCCGTCAGCGCAAGCGTGACGTTCTTGTCGCGCGAGATGTTGCCGTGGTCGGTCAGGAAGACCACGAAGCCCGTGTACTGGTAGCGCGACACGCTGCCGTCGGGATTGGTGATGGTCTCGTTGAGATAGCCGGCGCTCTGCACCTGGCCGGCGTTGAACGAGGCTTCGGCCGCCACCATGAAGTCCTCGATGGCCGAGCCGGTGCGCGTGATCGTGAAGTCGATCTTGAACCCGTCGGGCACGAAGCCGTAGCGGGGCGGCGCGTTGTACGGCATCGACTTGATGTCGTGCTTCTGCGCCGAAATCCTCACGTCCTGGACGTCGCCGAGGTCGATCAGCGTTCCGGACGTGCCATCGTAGTAGCTGATGGAATAGTCGACGCCGACATTCATTCCATTAACGGGCATAGAATCGCTCCTTCGCCGCGCGGCTTGCGCACGTCGGCATCAGTTTTTGAATTTTCGGGTGAAGGTGATCGGCGGCCGCTCGCTGCGGCCGCCCGATCGGATTAGGACTGCGTCGTCGAGGTGTTGGCCGCGCTCGTGAACTGCGACGGGCTCGGCGGCGTGGACTGCACCGTCACCGTGACGTTGCCGCCGCCCTGGAATTTGACGACGAAATATCGGATGACGTTGAGGTAGCGGACCTGCCAGTAGAGGAACAGGTAACCGAGCGCCTGCAGGTTGGCCGGGTTGTTGTTGGCGTCGCACTGCACCAGCCAAGGCGTGTCGATCATGCCCTGTCCGTTGATGCCGAGACCTACCGACGCGGACGCAAGCTGCGCCGAGAAGCCGTCGAACAGAGACTTTGCGTTTGCGCGCGTCTCGTCGGTCGGCTGGATCGACTGCAACTGACCAATGAAGCTGCCGGCCGCCTTGCTCTGCGCGGCGCGGATCAGGAAGTTGGTCATGCGGGTGTATTCGACGCCGTTCGCCGCCGTGTTGCTCGAAGCGTTGCGGCCCGTGGCGAACGAGTAGTAGTTCCCGCCCGGCGACTGGGACGCCGGCAGGATGACGTCGATGCCGCCGGTGTTGATCTGCGACAGTTCGGTGTCGCTGTAGGTTTGGCCCAGCGTCGAGGTCTGCGTGGCGGAGACGCCCTGCAGCGGCTTGTTCAACGGCGACTGCTGCGGCGACAGATTGCCGACGATGCCGATGCCGAACGCGCTCGGATTGATGAGACGCGAGACGCCGTTGTAGCTGTCATAAAACGTCGGATAGTCGCCCACGATCAGCCAGAACCATGGACTGTCGATGCCGGCATTGACCCGGATCGAGAGCGCGTCGGCGACGGTGTCGCCCGAGGTCGTGGCGAAGATCGGCAGCATGGTCTCGGAAAGACCGAACGACACGATCGCCGCGTAGTCGGCTTCCGTCGACAGATCGCACAGCGTGAAGCAGTCGCACAGCGAGTTGCGCAGCGCATACATGCCGGTGCGCGGCGAGACGTCCTCACCCATCAGCGTCGCGTCGGTGACGTTTGCTGCACCGTCGGTTCCGCCAGAGAGCTGGACCGTCGTCGACAGGGTCGGAGCCACTGTCGAGGTCTCCGCGGTGGCGATCACATAGGCAGAGGGCCCGTGATAGGGCGTGCCGTTGTTGATGGCGTTGGCGAGATTGGTCCAGAACGTCTGCCAGGTGCCGGTGCCGCCGGAGAGTGTGGCTCCCGACACCGTGATGGCTGTCGAGGTTTTCGCCACCGTCAACGAATTGCCGGCGGTGCCGGCATTAACGCCGCCGTCGGCGGTCTGGCTGGCGATAACCTTCAGCACGCTGCCGGCAAGGGCGTAGTTGCACTTCGACAGGCCCGTATCGGTCGAAGTCAGCAGCATCGCCAGCAGGTTCGACAGCGTGAAGGCCAGAGTCGTGCCGATCAGCACCTCGTTTCCGGTCGGAGTTGCGTTCACGAAGGTAACCGCGGTGCCGGCAATGGTGATCACGTCATTCGCCGCCGGATTGGCAGAGAACGTATAGGCGGCGCTCGCGGGCGTCGGCCCAAGAATGTTGTTGAACTGCTCCGGCGGATAGCCCGGGAAGGCCACGACGCCCATGAAGCTGTTGGCCAGGCTGCCGTTCTGGATCGAGAACTGGATGCCGTTGCCGAGAATGCCGGTGTATTTGCCGGTGATCGTGATCGCGGACTGGATCGTCGCAGTCGCGGCCGTATCGGTGCCGTCGGAGACGCGGATGCCGTAGAAGCCGATCGCGCCGCCAACCTGCGACGCCGCAGCAATGTACGTCGAGATGTCGTAGGGCCGGATCACCGGAGGGCCGACGTTGAGCGCAGCATCGGCGGGGGTCGACATCGGGATGCGCGCATTGAGCGGGCCCCAGCTTCCGACGCCGACAAGGCCCTCGATATTCGTGGCCGTGCCGAGGATCATCCCGGTGGGCAGGACGATATCGCCATAGACGCCGGGGACCGTCAGCGCCGAAAGGTTCTGCTGCCCATCAAGGAAGGTGTTGGACATTTAAGTTGGCTCCAATAAAAAACCCGCCTCAAAGGGCGGGTTCATCGGGAAAGGGATGGGTGGGTTGGTCGGCTGCGCGATTACTCGGCCTTCGCGGGCTCAGCGGCGGGCGCAGGGATCTTTACGAAGTGACGGTCGCGAGCCTTGCGCAGCTGCTCGACAAGAGCCGGGTCGGTGATCTTCTGCCCTTTGACGTACTTGCCGAAGGGGTGGACGCAGATCAGGTGGTAATTCACGGGATGGCACCCCTTGTGTTAGGTGGTTGCGGTTGCGATTGCGACGTTCTGTGGCTTCGCGATCGACGTCTGGGTCGAGGTGATGACGTAGCCGACGAACTGCTCGACGGTGGCGTATTCGACGTCGTAGATCAGATCGCGTCGATAGATCGTCTGCGACTGCTGCTCGTCGATGACGTTGGTGCGGTTGTAGAGAATGGTTGCCTGCGACGTGTCAGGCATCGACGCCCTGATCGTCTGCTTGATCAGGTTGTCGATCGCCTTGGCGAGCGTCGCGCGGGTTGCTTGGTTCGGCGCCCACACCGTCACCATGACGGAGTGGCGCTGACGATGCGTGGCTTTGCCGAGCTTGCCGGTGCCGCCCTGTCGCACCACGAGAGAATGCCCGGCAGGAACGGTCAGTGTGTCGGCGGTCGAACTCGCGCCGGAATACCCGCTGCCCTGCGCCTCAGTGGCGAGTGCGGCGAGAAGCGCCGCCGTGGTGGCGCCTCCTTGCGAGCAGACCACACCATCGTCGATGATGAGCGTCAGGTACTCGCCGGTCTTCGGCTGGCCTGTCACGGTGATGGTGTCGCCATCGAGAGAGAACGTCATCCCGTAGCTCGGCGCCTGTATGACGTAGGTCTTGTCGAGGTTCTGGTAGACGTTGACGCCAGTCCCCTGCATCGGGAAGATCGAGACGTTGGCGACGGGGCCGCCGGGGCGAGACACGACCTCGCCATCGGCATTCTGCATCTTGCCGGCCATGTCGAGGTCGAGCTGATTGGGTATCGGCCAGCCTTCGAAAATACGGCAGTCCATATTGGCGACCGATGCGGAGCTTGTGCCGCTCGGATAGACGGCGCTCGCCGCCTGCTGCGCCAGATAGGCGGTGAGATCGGAAAGGTCGGCCATTTACTCAGCCTTGAACTTGATCTTGAGGCCGTGCTTGGCGATGATCTGGGCCAGACGATCGGTGTCGACCGGGATGCCGATGAAGAGGTTGAATTTCGCCAACTCGATCAGCGGGTACACCCACCAGCGGATGGTGACGACGAGACGAAAGCGAACCATCGTCACGCCTCCAGGCGGAGGCAGGTGATCTTCCAGCCCAAAATATTGCAGTAATCCTGCCCGACCTCGTAGCGGTACTGCCTGTCGTCGACGATGATGTCGCGGTCGCGGATGGCGCCCGCCGGCAGCGCCGTGATCGGAATGTAGATAATCCACGACGGGTTGGTGACCGCGTCCTGCGGAAGCGAGCTGTCGCGCTTGCGACCGCCGGGGCCCGACTGAATGTTGGCGGGGATGTTGGTGAAGAGAACGGTCTCGCCGTTAGGGTCGGAGGCGCTGGTCGAGGCTTCGGCGCCTGAATAGCCGGTCAGGCCGATCACGTCGTCGCTCGCGCCGGCCACCGTCTTGAGGCGGTGGATTTCGATACGGCGCGGATACAGCATTTACTCGTCGTCCCCGCCGAACAGCATTGTGATGTGCGCCTTGGCAAGCTGCCTCGCATAGGCGTTGGCGCGCCTGATCTTCTCGGCGGCGACCCTCTTGGCGATCTCACGCATATGCTCGCCGACGACGTTGCGCTCTTTCGATTTGCTGGTCATGTTCACCACCCGCTGATTTGTGTGACGCGGCGATAGTTCTGCAGCACCGCGTAAATGCCCGACGGCATCGGGAGTTTGGTGACGTCGGTGACGGAGCCGCTGCCGCCATAGTCGAATGAGGTATCGCCGGCCGCGACCCGCACGATGTTCGACGGGATGCTGACCTGCTTGCCGCTGAGGTAGACGTTCTTGGTCCAGTCGAGGCAGGCCTGCTCGATATCCGGCGGCACCGTCTGGTAGCCCGAGGTGTAGCCGGCCTGAATGTTCTGGAAGCCGCGGGTGAAGAAGAAGCCGATCAGGTTGATCGACTGGTTGTTGTTGTAGAAGCCGGGCCGGTAGGTACCGTTCACGCCCTTCGGGATCGTGACGCCGTCGATGGTGAGCGACTGCACGGAAACCAGCGGGATGTCCGGCACGAAGAATTTGCTCGTGCCCTGCCCGTCGAAGCTGCGCGAGTAGCTCGCCTGCGCGACCTGGAAGCCGAGCCAGTTCTGGATTTCGGTCGAAATGGTGGCGAGCACCCGGGAGACGTAGCCGTCATCGTCCGCGGTGAGGCCCAGCCACTGCAAGGCATTCGCCAGCGTCGTCAACGAAACGACGGGAGCGCGGACCGGCAGCTGGACCGACTCGACCAGCGTCTGGCCGGCAGCGGTCGTTACCGTGTTGGTGAGCGTATAAGTGATGCCAAGGTTGCCGGCCGACAGCACGACCTTGGCCAGCGTCGTGGTGAAGCTGTTCGAGGTGATTGCCAGCGTGCCGGAGGCCGGAGCGTCACCGCCGGTGATCGCCCAGGACGACGCCGTGATGGTGTCGCCGTTGAGGGCGACGGTCCAATCGATGTCGAAGTCCTCGACTGCGGCAGGCGCCTTACCGCTATCCCAGAACATCATTGGAGCGGTTCCTTACTCTTTCGCGGGCACGGCAACGGATCGGGACGCCGGCGCCGATACGGTGCGCCCACGATCGGGTCGCGCGATGAATGTGCGCGTCGATGGCGTGAAGGGCGGCTCGGGCTTAATCTCGACGGCGTCGGGGACGGCCGCGCTCTCGATGCGCGCCGGCACGGGCAACTCGATCGTGCCGCGAGGTATCGGCAGCGAGCCGAGCATCGAAGAACGGGACGAGGAACACGCCGGGCACGGGCAACCCCTCAGCTGCATAGATGCCGCCATGTCTCGTCCAGTTCAGGCGCGCCTTATTAGGCGCCCTTGTTCTTGTCGATGGAGAGCGTTGTCGCCCTCTTGGTCTCCTTGGTGGCCACAGCAGCGGCCAGCGCAGCGGCGAGCTTGTCTGCATCCATGTCAGGGTTGGCGGCGGTGCCGAGCTTCTCAAGCGCTGCGAGCAGGTCACTGCGCTTGACAGAGACGGTTTCGCTGGGCGGAGGCGGCGCATCCTTGAAGCCGTGACTGCGCAAATCGGCAGCGACGTGGGGGGCGACTTCGACCCATCCGTCTGCGCCGACCTCAAACTCGTGGCCGTTGTGCGAAAAGTGGGTGGCGCCATTGGGGGCGAACAGGCGGACCATGGGGTTCTCCGAAAGGTGGTGGGGGAAAAGGAATGGGGAAAGAGAGGAGCGCGCGGCGTACGCGCGCTCCTCCGATCAGGCGACGGCCTTAGCCGTTACCGATGTTGGTGATCACCGCGAAAGCGGGCGGGAAGTAGCACTGCAGCACCTCGTCGCAGTACACGCCGGACTCGTACTTGCGGGTCCGCAGCGGCCACTCGATCTGGTAGTAATCCTGCCGTGCCCGCACCTGCAGCACGTTCGCGATGCCGGACACGGGGTACGGCAGCGAGCGGCTGGTCATCACGATCGTGCCGGGCGGCATGTTCGGATGGATGCGGATGTCGAGGGACTTGGCGCCGCCCATCGAGAAGCGGTTCAGGTACGAGCGCACCATGATGCCGCCGCCGAGCGAGTCCTGCCGGCTGTCGAAGACGAAGCGCTGGGCCGCATTGCTGTTGCCCTGCAGGATCTTCTTCGAGATGTTGAGCGCCTCCTGCGAGTTCACCCAGATGGTGTCGGGCGACAGGCGGTAGTTATCCCAACGATCCTTCAGCGCCATGTCGATCTCGACGATGCCACCGGAGCCATCCGCGGTGAGCGGGGTGCCGACACCTGCGGTGCCGCTCGACTGGATCGCGAAGTAGGCATTCGACCCATTCTTGAGGATCTGGGTGATGATGCCGTCGAACACGAGGCTGTTGGTCGAGAAGTCTCCCGCCGGCAGCGACGCCGCCGTCTGGGTGCCGGTTGCAGCAGCCACGATCGCGACCGAGTTGATGGTCGTGATAGCGCCGAGCACTTCCGAACCCGCTGCGCCCCAGAACCATGCGTAGCCGCAGGCGCCGGTGACGGGGGTGACGGTCGCGGTGAGCGAGCCGGCGGTGCCGGTGGCCACGGTGCCGGTGGCGTTGGCCGACTTCTGGGCCGAGCCGCCACCGAAGGTGTCGGACGAGCCGTCAGCGTTGGTGCGGGTGATGGAGGCCTGGATGCCGCCAGCGATCGAGCCGTAGAGCACAGCGTCGAACGCGAGCGCGACGCAGATGACCGAATAGGTCGCCGCCGCAAGCGCGCCGCCAGTGGCCGAGGCGGTCACCGTCGGGGTCGGTGTGATGCCGAGCTGCAACGAGGTGTTGCCGCCGAGCAGCACGCCCTCTTCGCCGATCATCGTGGCTTCGAGGCCGACCTTGGCCGCGATCGCGCGGATGTCGTCGAAGCCGCGGCCGGCGTATTCGGCCTCGAAGTCGACGTTGGTTTCCAGGCCGAGCCCGCGGTAAGCCGCAGAATAGTCCTGCGTGGAGACCGCCTGCACACCGCCGCGGTTGCCGGACGAGACGCCGATCCGCATGCCGCCGGTGTTGACGCCGGTGACCGCCCTCCAGGCGGCTTGGATGCCCCCTTTTCCGGTGACGCGCGGGATCTCATTGCGCAGCGGCGTCAGCACGGGATAGACGAACTTCGCGCCGAGCTCGAGATCGTAGTAGGTCAGGCCCGAGGTGGCCGAACCGGCCTGCTGGAAGGTGCTCTTGGACAGGAAGTCCGGAACGAAGTCCTTGACGGCCTGCGTCTTCTGCACCGAGGCGAGGAAGCTCGCGACTTCAGCGGCGATGGCAGCGCGGTCGATGTTGCCGCCCTGACCGTAGATGGGCGCCCAGCCCTTTTGCAGTTCCAGCGGCAGATGCTCGCTGTATGCGATGTTACGCACGATTGCGTTCATCGTGTTTCTCCGAATTTTGAATGAGTGGATGTGCGGGTGTGACCACCGTCCCCGGTGGCAGGCGTGCGCGATCCGCGAGCCCTCGCCGTCCCCGGCGGGCTTTCGGTTCGCTTGATCCGCGCTCTCCTTCCGTCCCCGGAAGGCGCGCGAGAATTTCGTGGAAGGTGACTTACGAAGCGGACGCGCGGGTCTTGGCCCACTGCGCGTCAAATCGTTCTCTCGTCACGCGGCACGCGCGGGCGAAAAGCTCCTGATCCTCTTCGGTCGGGCTTTCCGGCGCGTGCCATTTGTAAAACTTGATGGCGCCCTCGCTGGCGTTTCTCACGCCCGGCTGACGCACATAGACCTTGTAGCTTTTGGTGGTCCCCTCGATGCCGTATCGATCGTCCACAAGGGTCTTGCGGCAAATCTCCATCAGGTCGTCGGGATGGATCGAACCGCAGTGGGAGCAAGTCCGGTTATCGTCGGGCCCGAGGTCCCAGGTGTCCGGCGTCGAAGCGCCTTCGCCGCGCTCACCGCACCGCTGTCGGCCGGCAAAGCAGAACAGCCGCTGGCGCAAACGAAACATCCGCAACGGCTCGTGGAGCGATTTCGTGCGCTTGCCGCTCTTGCTCTGACTGGAGTAGCTGAGCGGATTGAGCTGCGGCATCTTCCCGTCGCCCGGGAAATGCAGCATGTGCCGCGAATTGTACCGCAACAGACGCTTCATCGGTTGACTCCGTCGGCGGCAGCCTTGCGCGCTTCGGCGCCGAGCCGGACCGTGTCGTTGAGCGCATCGAGCGCTTCGATCAGCACAGCCGACTTCGCCCGATCGTCGATCAGGTTACCGGTCGCCTGTGCGTCCAAAATGATGCCAAGGCATGCGCGCGCATGGCCGAGATGATGAACCCCGGAATCCTTGGCTACTTCTTCGCCGGCCGCCCAGTATTGGATGTGCCGTAGAGCGGCGGCGACGTAGATGCGGGCCATAACGGCGTTGTCCCGCCAATTAAACGGGCCGTACTTCCGGGCTCCGTCCATCATGGCCATCGCCTCGTGGAACAAGGCGATCCCCGGCACCACGGACAGGTCGACCTTTTTGAGGCCGACCATGTCCTTTGGATTGGTGCCGAGTGGTTTGGTTGCTGCCGCGGGTGGCCGCGGCGCGCGATTGTCGAGCGTGGTAGCGCTCATCTATTTTAGCGAGGCCCCATGAACCGGGTGGCCTGCGCCTCCGCGCCGCGGCGCTGAAGTTCAGCGTCGCTGATCGTGGAGATGTCCTGGATGGGCAGGCCCTTCTCGATCACGCGGAACGTGCCGGGTGGCACCGGCGCCGGCGTGAAGCGGATGGCGGAGAGATCGACCCTGATCTCCTCGGAACTCTTCTTGAGCGCCGCGTTCTCGGTCTCCATGGTGGCCATCTTGGTCGTCATCGCTTCGATGCCGGCCTTGATGTCCTTGAGCAGTTCGCCATGGGCGGCCTTCTCGGCCTTGAGCTGCTCGTTCTCGGCGGTGACCGCTTCGATTTCGGCAGCCTTGGCCACATCGACGGTCACGGTCTTGTCCATACCGCCGCCGCAGCACGACTTGTCGAGTTCGACCATGTGGTCGTGGGTCTTCTTGATGATGGCCTTGTCGCGAGCCGAGTGACGGGCGCCGCGCTTGAGCAGATCGACGAACACCGCCGCCTTCGAGGCCTCGCTCGCCTCCTCGGTGCGGATTTCGTTGAGCACCAGGTCGAGCATGTCGGAGACAATGTCGCCGATCTCGACCAGCGCGCTGCCGAAGCGGTCGGTCAGCTCCTTCGGAACGGTGATGCCGCCCCACAGCGAGGTGAACTCGGCGCGCTCTTCAAGGCATTCCACGCAGGCGAGCATGTGCAGGAGGTCGGCCACGAAGTGGATGTCGGCCGCCTTCTCCAGTTCGACCTTCTCGGCCTTGTTGACCCAGCCTTCCGGCAGCAGGTCGATCGAGCCGAGAGTGCGTGCGGCCTTGATCAGGTGACGCTTCATCGCGAGACCGGCCTGTCCGGGCTGGTGCGACTTGAGCGCGATCTCGAGATCCTTCACGCTCTCGATCGGGGCGCGCTTGCCAGCCGTCGAGTCTGCACCGCCATAGAGGTCGGTCGTCTCGTTGTTCTTCGGGTCGGTCTGTTCGGTGTTGACGCTGTTGCCGGCGGGCTTGACGCCGGAGGTTGCCTCCACGTTGGTGTCGGCGCCCTTCGGCTTCCTGCCGTCGACCTTCTCGGGGTTGGTCTTGTCCGTCTTGCCGGATGCGTGCTCGACGTTGGTCTTGGAGTTCTTGTCCTTGTGCGTGGACACGGCCTGAGTATCCATGCCGGTACCGGTCACGGCCTTGAGCGCATCAAGCACCGGCGCGGCAGCGGCGGCAGCCGCTTCCTTGGCGTCGAGTTCGAGCAGCGCCTTGGCGAGGTCGCCCTTCTTGGCGAAGGTCGCACCGGGCAGGCGCTTGGATACCCAGACCTGCTCGACGTCGTCGGGAGTGGTCCGGCCGGCGTCGGCATCGACGGTCACACCGTCCTTGTTGACTTCTGTGTCAACAACCACCGGCTCGACAACCTTGGCCGCTTCAGCCGCCTTCGCGACCTCGTCTTCGAGCTGCTTGCGGGCATCGGCGATATGAGCGAGCCACTGGCCGGCATCGCCGGCGGCCTTGGCGAGATCGGTCGCGCGCTCTGCGACGGCCTCGTTGCTGATGGTGACGGGCTCGTCCGCAGCGGGCTGCTGGAACTTGCGCATCTCCTGGGAGCCATCCGCCTTGATGATGGAGAAGGTGGCGGTCGGTACGCACGGCAGATCGACCAGCGAAATTTCGGCGGGGCGCGCGGTGTAGCGCTTCAAATCGCCGTCGGTCCAGCGCTTGAGATAAGAGCCGCCGATGGAGAAGCCGGTGTAAACACCCTCCAGAACCTTCTGCCATTCGTCCTTGTCGACGATCTTGGCGGCGACATCGATCGCCTTGCGCTTGTCGTCGAAGCCGATGTCGGTCAGTTTGCCGGCGGCGACCTTGCCATGCATCGCGCGCACATTGCCCTTGGACTTGCCGTCCGTGGACTTTTCAATATCGCCCGACCACTTCTCGAACTCGCCCTTGGAGGTGGCGTAGTCGAAAATCTCGCCAGCGCGATCGGCCACTTCTTCGACCGCAGTGCCGTAGACGGTCTGCTTCTCGACATCGACCTTGTGCAGCTGCACGAACAAGGAAAGGTTATCCATTTCTACTTCTCCTGCGTCGGATTTCTCGACGACGGTTGCCATCCAATTTTCTTTGACTTCGGCCCATTCTTCGGGGCCAAATTCGAGCACGCCGTCCCAAGGGACCAACCGATCGAGCGGAAGCCCCTCTCCTTGGTAGGTCAGGGTGATGTGCGGCTTGTAGTCAGGCCACGACCAGACGGCGCCAGCGTCGTGGATCTCGCGATGACGCGAGGCGAGATCGTCGGACGAGAAGCGAAGCACGAGCGCTTCGCCATCCTTGCCGAGACGATCGAGAGTGCGTGCGCCGCCTTCGATCCGAATGATCGGCTGCGACGAGCGCGGAACTTGTGCCCACTCCACCGGCTCGCGCGAATACGCGATGGTGACGTGCATATCGTCGGTGGTAAGCGTGGTCGGAAAGCCGTTAGCGTCCGCCCACTGCTTCAGCGTCTCGGCGTTTCGCAGCCGGCGCTTGATGTAGAGCGTGCGCTTCTCGCCCTTGGCGACCTTCATAGTCGTGTCGATCGCCTGCGAAATCACCAGCGGCAGCGAGGCGCGAACGCCGGGATGCAGCGGCTCCGGCGGCTTTTCGACCGAAGCCCAGCGAAACGCTGTGTGTTCATGGTCGAGCTTGGGCTCGAACTCGTCGACGCGCTGGAAGAAGGTGGTAAAGTCGACACCGTTGAGCGTGACGCGGCAGACCTCGACGCGGTCGCCCTCGGGATCGAGCCTGAAGCTGATCTCTTCGAACGTCTCGCGGATCGCGGCCTGCAAGGCCGTCTCGCCCGGCTCGATCTTCCCTCCCGGGAAGCACCACTCGCCGGCGTGGTCGCCGCCATCGCCGCCGCTGCGCTTGAGGAACAGCGCCTTGCCCTCGTCGGTGACGAGCGCGAAACCGGCGGCAAGGATCGGCGCCTGCTTCTCGACGTCAGGCTCCTCGCACTTCTCGGGGCCAAGCGTGATCTTGCCGCCATGGCGATAGAACGTGCGCTTGTTGTTGCTGGCGCCTTCGAGGTCGTAGCCCTGCAAGCCGCTCGTCGCCGATGCCGGTTCGGCAAAGGTCGATTTCTCGATTGCGGTCACTTCAATTTCCTCTTAAGGGTGATCCGCATGGATGACCTTGAGATCACAGCCACCGGCGACATCGCGGTTCTGAGCGACGAGGAGTGGCGGCGCCACATCAACAACCGCGTCATGCTTGCGGTGCTGTGGTCGATCGACCTGCGACTGGCCGAGGAGCGGAATTACGAGATGGCGCCCGCCTCGTTGCGCCAGTTCGCGCCGTCCCAGATCACCATGTGCGAGAGCGTGGCGTCCCAGAACTTGGCGCCGCGCACGCGCGGATAGACACCGAGTTCGCTGGTCGGACGCTGGGTGGTCGGCCCCGACGGTGCGAGGTAGGTCCAACCGTTGGCCTGAAGATGCGTGGCGTCGAACTCCGGCACGTCCTGAGCGCCGGCAGTGGCGGAATAGGTGCGGCCGTTGACCTTGACGTTGCCGCCGTTGGCGGGCGGGATCAGACGGTGCGTGAGCGGCGCGGTCATTTACATTCCCCTTGGGCTGAGTTCGGTTTTTGTTACGGTGATGGGTTCTTGCGCCAGGTGCAGCGCGAGAGCTTGATTGTTCCGCTGCAGGCCACGCCGGACTCGAGATAGACGCCGAACTGGAATCTGGACACGGTGCGGGCCGCCGTGAGCGGGGCGGCCGGGCCGCCGCGCATGATGCCGTTGAAATTCGGCGGCTGCCCCAGCGCGTTGCCGGAGGCCTCCCAAACCGTCACGCCATCCGTTGCGAAAAAGGTGCCGCCGACTCCGGTCAGTCCGGCCATCTCGACATCAGCCCAGCAGTCGTAGACATCGCCGATGTTGCCGCTGTAGGCCTGATCTCGATAGAGCAGGAGAATGCCGGAGGAGCCGGGCGTCCCGCTGAAGTTGGCGACCATCTGAGGGAAGCCGTTCTTTGTCGCGATCGAGCACGTTGTTGTCATGCCGGTCACGTTGACGCCGGCATTCCACCCGGTAGGAACGCTGCCGGTCGTGCCAGTGCCAAGAAGGACGCCGGCCGTTCCCTCGGTCATGTCGTTGTCGACGAGCAGATTGCCCCAGTCGGATGCGCTGTTGAACAGCACAGAGTTGGTAACCGCTTTCGACGCCCATGCTGCGCCGACCGCCGATCCGACCAGCCACGCGCCGGGCCTGTTCGGGTGCAGACCCTCGACAGTGTCGACACCGATCGTCGAGTTGAAGCCGATGGTTTCGAGGTTCACCGGGATCGCCGGATACTGCAGCGTCATGATGCTGGCGTTGAGCGCCTGCCTGACCGTCTCGTAGGCGGCGGTCCACGCGCTGTCGCTGCGCGGCAGGACGGTGTGGACGAAGACCGCCTTCACGCCGCCGGCAGTGAGTTCGCTGACGATCGCCTGGATGTTGGCGAAGATCGCCGCCGCGCCCGACCCAAGGCCCGTGATGTCGTTGGTGCCGATGTGCAGATCGACCACGTCAGGAGACAGCGTCAGCGTGCTGGCGACGCCGCCGGTGGTCGTGGCGTTCCGCGAAAGCATATCGACCGTGGTTGACCCGCCAACGCCTTGGTTGGATACGAGATAGAACCGGCCACCGCTGTAGTAGAGCGCCGGGTTCAGAAGGCTCGGCCCCACCGAGCCTGCCATGATGGAGTCACCAAGGCCGACCATCCGCGCCTGCAGCGGGAATGTGACCTGCGGTATGTTGCCGTTTTCGTCGCGCCATGTTGCCCCGTCCCACGAGACCAGATGGTCGACGGACGTGTCCCAGAACGTGGTGCCGCGAAGCAACGGATAAGGCCCGACAGCCGCGTGCGGTCGCGCCGACGTGGGGCCGCTGACGGCCAGAAAGCTCCAGCCATTCGCTTGCAGCGCCATGGAATCATAGTCGGGGACGTCCTGCCCACCGGCGGCCGGATCATAGACGCGACCGTCGAGAGTGACCTTTGACGCGACGGCCGGCGGGATCAGTCGATGCGTGGTCATTTTCTCAGGGCTTCGCTCTGCTTGCGGTTATCGGGCTTCGTTCGCTCGATCCGCATCGCGTTGATGCGGCGGAGTTCTTCGAGGGTCAGCATCGGCTTCTTGCTCTGCTTCGCCTCGTTGCGGCGGGCGCCGCGATAGGAGCCTGCTGGTCTGGGCATATCGATCACTCGTCTTCGTCGGGGGCGGGCTTGGGCCCGCCGGTCGTGACCGGTGTGGGTGTCGGCGGGACGGCAGCTGCCATCGCCTTGGCCGCCTCGACCTGCTTGTCGATCAGGTTGGCGTCGATCGGCACGTAGCCGGTGGCCGTTTTGACCATGAGCTGGTTGGCCGCCGGGTTCGGATCGGGTTGCTCGCCGAGCTTCTCGCGCACCTGATTGATGGTGAGCATGCCGTCCTCGGCGTAGCCGCGCAGGATGGTCGACTGCTTTTCTTGGTCGACCTCTTCCTCTTCGGTCCACGCGAACTCGATGTCATCGTCGCCGAAACGGCGTGTGATGATCTCGTTGAACATCTCACCCGCCCACTCCTTGAGCGGGTCGAGCCCCTCCTCCTCGGCCGTCTTCTCGTGCTGCTCGGCGGTCGAGCGGTTCGAGAGCGCGACAAAGGCCTGCGGCGGATACGAGAAGGCGAAGCAGACGATGCGGACCAGCCACTCGTCGAACTCGTTCTTGAGCGGCGGTTCGTGGGTCGGGGTGTACTTGCCCTCGCCGGCGACGAACTTCATCCGTCGGCGCATCGCCAGATTGCCGGAATACAGGCCGTCCCAATAGTCTTGGAAACGCTGGATCTGATCCGGCGTCCACGACTCCGGCAGGCCGTACACGGCGTCGGGCTGGTTGCCCTCGCGGAAGTATTCGAGCTGAGCGACGCTGCGGCGCATCGCGATCGAGACGGTCATCATCACCTGCTCGACCGGCGACAGGCCGTAGGCCTTGCCGGGGCGCAGATTGAGCGGACGATAGATCAGGTCCCACGTCGTGTAGTTGACCGCGGGCAGACCCTTGAGCACCTGCTGATAGGCGGGCGGAAGCAGCACCTGCTTCGGGGTCTTCATACCCATCGGCATCTGGTGGGCGACGACCTCGCCGGGGGCGAGTACGAAGCCGAGGCTCCGGAAGTTCTCAGCCGTGACGGTGTAGCCGTTCCAGTCGAAAGGCTGTCCGGTCCAGACGATCGGCTGCGGCGTGCGGCCCCAGTCGTCGATGACGCGCTTGATGGTCGAGCCGTCGATGTAGCGCAGGCCGATCAGGTCGCCGCCGATGCTGTGCTCGCAGTAGAGGCTGGGCGCGTCGAGGACGAGCAGGTCTTCCAGCAGCGCCCGCAGCCAGACCCGGAAGGTCAGCTCGCGGTCGGGGTACTTGAAGAAATTCGTGATGTCGGCCAGGCGCTGACGCTTGGCCTTCGGCAACTCGGTGATCGCTGGCCGCTTCTTGGTCGGATCGTCGTGCTTGACCCGGATCGCCCACGGCATCCGGCACATCTGATCCTTGCGGCGCTCGATGATGAGGCGCACGGGATCGAAGCTCTCGGCGAGCATGCGCAGGGCATGGAAGCTGACCGGCTCATAGGCGCGCGGCTGCGTCGTGAGGTTGTAGCCGGGGACATAGTCCCATGTGCGGCCGGCGACCTCGGGCGGCGCGATCGGCTGCATCGGCAGCAGCGGCCCCATCCAGTCCGGGCCAGTGTAGGAGAACTGGACGCCAGACTGCGGGCGCGCGCCATTCACGCGCACGTCATAGGAGCCGAGCTGCGACAGCTCGGTCATGCTGCGACCCTCTCCACGCGGAGTCGAGACCTTGTTCAGGTCAGGATCGTCGCCGACGTTATCGACCACGAGCCGTTACCCCTGGCTCCAAAGCGCGACAACGCCACCACCGGTGCCGAGCACGGTGCCGGTCGCCATGACGCGGCGGACCTGCATGTTGAACTGATAGGTCCCGACCGCGAGCGGAATATCGACAGCCTGCTGGTCGCTGCCATTGGCGAAGATCACCGCAATGCCGGTACCGCCGGAACCGATCGTCACGATCAGGCCGGCGGTGACGTTCAAAAGATCCTCGGTGTCGCTTGGCGTCACGACTGCGCCATTGCGGGCGGCCATGATCGGCTCGACGGTGGTGCCGGAGAGAGGGTCTTTAGCGGTCTTGGGCATAAACGTCCCTCTTCAAGGATGGTGTGATGGTCAGGCGGCCAGACGCTCCCAACCGCGCATTCCAAATGCGGTGGCGTCCTCCGCGGAGACCGAGACGATGCGGTCAACGGGAACCAGCATGCTGGTCCCGTCGATCAGGAAGAGCGTGCTGATGCCCTCTGGCACGAGCACGCGGTGTTTCTTGTTGGCGTCTGGCGGAGTGATCGCGTAGCCGAACTCCGGCTTCTTCTCGTCGGCCTGTTGCTCTGGAAGCGTGCCGGCCTTCTCGTTGAGCCTTCTGTAGTATTCGATCCAGTTGTTGGCGCCGTCCTGCAGCGCGATATCCGTCACTGCCCAGACCCACGCATCAGCGCGATCCGGCGACTTGGCGCCGCCGTATCCGAGCGACGTGAACGCGCAAAGCTGATCCTCCAGCTGCGGGAACTGGCCGACGTGGCGGACGCCGTCGCGCGTATACAACGTGGATACAGGCTCGGCCCGGATGTGCTTGCCGGTGGAGGCGCGCACGGTCTTGACCGGCACGTTGCCGTCCTGGGCGCGGATCACGGCCTCGACCATGCCGCCGCCGTAGTTGATCTCGGCGAGGATGTGATCGGCCTTGTAATAGTGGTAGGCAGCGACCGCCACCTCGGCCCATCCAAGACGCTTCTGCCCTGTCTCGGGATCGATGCCCTGACCGATGGGCCCGGCCACCAACGACAGGTCGGCGCGCAGGTAGACTTTCTGATCCTTGCCGAGCGAGGCGACGATGATGCCGATCTCGTCGTTCAGCGGCTTCATCTCGATGTCGGATGAATCGCCCGCTTCGCTCGCCCCCGACGGGTCGATTGCGATCACGGTCTGGACGAACTCGGGCTCCTCGCCGGGGTTGACGCGGCAAGCCTCGATCAGATCGAGGGTCCAAAGCGCGTTGTTGACCTCGTCGATGTACTCGCCCTTGAAGAAGCGCTTGTTGTAGTTGCCGGTCGAGTTCTCGAGTTCCTTGACGTAGCCGGCGTCGAGGTTCTGGGCGTTGTCGATCGGATTGATGAACATCCGCTCGTAGTTTTCGGGATCGCCGAGCGGCGTGCGGCCGTTGTCGGGGTCGACCTTCAGCCCGAACAGCTGGTTGGTCCAATGCGACTTGCCGACCGGGTTGATGTCGTAGAGCATCCGCTGCGTGCAACCGTCGATCACCTGGGCGAGACGGGAGCGGACGAGCTTGGCCGAGTACCAGCTGATCTGGCTGCACTCGTTGAGAAAGATGGTGGCGTATTCGTTGCCGAGGATCTTGTCGACGCGGGCGGCGTCATCGAGGCCGCCGATCCAGACTTCCGATCCGTTCGGCAAGCGGATCAGGTTGTGAGGCGACTTGACGTGCTTATACCCCTGCGAGGGGAAGCACATCTTCATCACCTTCGGGATCGTATCGAGGGCGACGGAAGCGTCGGCGTGGACTGCGCGGAAGCGCAGGATCACATGGCGCGACCCCGGGAAGCGGATCGCACGCAGCATGATGGTGCGGACCAGCGTCGTGGTCTTGCCCGATCGCGCGCCGCCGACGAGGCAGGTGTGGCGCTGCGGGCCGCCCAGCAGTTTGGTCGCCTTGAGTTGAGCGGGCGTAGCGCCCTTCTCTCCCCAGCTATTGATTGGGGGGCCGCCGTTGTCCCCGATCTGGACTTTGCGGACGCCCTTAGAGCTTGGCATCGTCCGAGGAGATGACGATCACGGACGTGCCGCCTCCGGCGACCTCGCCTGAATGCTCCAGCTTCTGCGCCGCGTAGAGGCCGTGGAGCTTGGCCTGAATTTCCATGGTCCGGCGCGACTGCTCCTGCGCCTCGCTGTCGCCCTCGAATGCATTACCGAGCGTGCCGGTCAGCATCATTTCGAGACGGTCGCTCATGAGCGCTTTCAGCTCGGCAGCGCCTTCGACCGGCTCGCGGTCCTTGGCCCATTTGACGAGGCGGTGGGCGTACGCGATGTCGATCTTCATCTCGTCGGCGATCTGCTGGAACTTGTATCCGAGCAGCCGGTACTGGACGGCCTCTGCGGCCTTCTCCCTGAACCGGGCGGTGATGACGAGCTTGCGCGGGGCGGTCGAGGAGTTCTTGGTCGTGCGCTTGCCTTTGCGCTTGCGGCCGTCCTTACCGTCGCTCGCGAGTGCTTTGTATGGCATGGTGGGGGGATCTCAAAAAGAAAGGGGCCGTCCCGTCGGGGAGGCCCCTTTCTTTAACGGCCTATGGCAGCCGTTACTTCTTCGGGCTGTTGTCGGAGCCGCCCTTGTTCGACCGGCTCTTGCTCTTGCTCCGGCTCTTCGCGGCTTTCTTGTTGTTCCGACTGTTGGCCTTCTTCGCGGCCTTGCGGGTTTTCGCGGCGGTCTTGCGAGTTTTCTTGGCGACCTTTTTCGCCTTCTTTGCCTTCTTAGCCATGATGGCTACTCCTTCCGGTTAAAATGCGTCGGGGAAGGCGCCGACGCTACGCCTCGTTCCCCTTCTTCTTGGGGAACGCCGTTACCAGCCGCTCGAGTGTTCTTTGCGGTGGACGAATCTTCTGTAACTTGAATTTTGGTCTGGGCAGTTCGTGGCCGAGGCACTGGGCGAGAATGTAGCCGTCGACGAACTCGGCATCCGGGTTCGGATAGCCTGTCTTCTTCAGCATCTCGGTGGCAGCGTCGCCGTCGGCGAACACAACGACGAAATAGTAGTCGTTGGCGCCCTGATTCTTGTGGGCCTCGTTCTGGCGCTTGAGGTCGGCCTTGATCGTCGACCCGTCCGTGACGGGCTTCTCGCCGTTGAGCGCCGTATCGAGGCGCTTCAGACGCTCGGCCTCTTCCTCTTCCGGCTTGAGGTCCTCCGGCATGTCTGCGAGAGCGTCTTCCCCGTCGCCGACGAAGTCGAGGGCCTTGGCGGCTTCGCGCCGCTTGGCGATCGAGGCCATGTCGATTTTCTTGAGGCCGCCGCCCTCGGTCTTTTTGATCCCGATCGTGATCTTCTTCAGGGCCATGAGGGCTAAGCCCGCTTTTACCAGCTGAGGTCGATGCCGCCGCCGGTGTCGCAGACGGGGCCGCTGTCAAAGCTGATGCCGCTGTCGAATGACGGGCCGGGATCATAGGCCGGCGCGTCGTAGCCGCCACCATAGCCGCCGCCGTTCTCGACAATCACGGTGTCGCGGTGACCGCCGGCGAGCGCCTCGCCGAGCAGGACGCCGGTGAGCAGGTCAGAGCCGGAGGCGCCCTGCATCATAACGGGAGCCACCATGGGAGATGCGTAGACGCCCGGAGCGGCGGTATAGCCGCCGGACGAAACTGCTGGACCGCGCTCGCTCTGCCGATACGTCGTCCTCGACGCATAGTCATCGGAAAAGCGCGCCGCGCGAAAGCGCGCCGCATCGACCTTTGCCCTCCGCATCGAGACGATGAAGGCGAACAGGATCGACATGAAGCCGAGGACGAACAGCACGATCAGGAACAGCGCGAAGGTCGAGATGTGGACGTGGTGCATTGGGGGATGCCTTGGTGTGGGGGTGGACGATCAGGCGATGGGGTTCGGCACGCAGGAGCCGTCGAAGACCTGGTCAGCGCGACGAGGAGCGCGGTGGCTGCTCTCGCCGTTCATGAGCCGGCGCTTGATCTCGTTGCGCAGATAGGCAGCCGCCACGACCAGGTTGGCGATGTCCGAGCCGTAGTCGCGGAAGCCACCCCAGTCCGCGGGGAAGAACTCCATCTCGGCCTGATCGAATGCCGACTCGCGGGTGTCGCTGAACTCGGTGATGCCGACCGCGTAGATCTGGGCGAGTGCCGCACCCATCAGCTGACCCTGCGAGATGTCGGCGCGATCGTTGGTCTCGCCCCACATCTTGGTCTGGAGCAGGACCTCGCCGTCGACGAGTTGGCGAGAGAGTTCAGCGGCTTCTTGGGCGGTCAGCATGGGCGTGGGGCTCCCGATGTTGGGGGTGGGGTTAGATTTGGAGAGAGCCGCTTGCCCAGTTAGCCCTTGCGGGCATCTCACAACTGAATTGGGTAGCGCCCACTCTCTCCAAAAACTCGATCAGCGGAGCGCGGCGATGATGCCGTGGAAGGCGAGGACGATCGTGCAGAGGAAGCCGACCAGCATGAAGGCGTCGACGACATAGTCCGAGCGCGACGGGTTGGCCTTGCGGGTGGCGAGGTCGTCGCACAGCAGGCACAGCATCAGGATCGACACGACAAGCGCCATCAGCGAGCAGAAGAACATCATCAGATGCCCGCCTTCTTGGCGCGCTCGCCGAACTCGCAGCGCCATCCGGCGAGGCGCTCGGCGGGATGCTCTTTCACCCAGTCGGCGAGCTGCGGCGCGCCCATCAGGCACGCCGTCATCGAGATTTGGGCGAAGTTGGAGGTCGTGACGACCTCGTCGTGGCAGTCCTGCGGTGAAGCGAGGCTGCAAAGGACGGCGATGACTTTGATCATGGGGGTCTCAGTCGTTGGGGTGCTTGGCACGGTCGAGAATGCGGTAGACGTCGAGCCGGGTAAGGCCCATCTCGTCGGCGATCTCCTGGAGGGACCATCCGCGGCGACGCAGCAGCAGGATCTTGGCGTCCCGCTGTACGAGGTCGATGAACGTCATCGGATGCCGTCGGCGACGACGGTCACGACGCGGATCGCGTCTTCAAGCGTGGGCACGCGATAGCTGATCACTTCGTTGATCAGCATGTGCTCGTGCGGATTGCCTTTCGGCTCCATCGCCACAACGATCGGTATGCGCTTCACGTCGGCCCATGTGATCTCCATGACGGTGCCGATGGAGACGCTGGTTGCTCCCAGCAGGTTGACCAGCAGGAGGTCGCAGCGCGTGGCGTCGAAACGGTTCTGGCTGGTGATGCCGCGCGGCGTCGAGAGTACGTTGAGGTGCTGGTAGCCCTCGCCTGTCCCCGATATCTTGCCGATGTCGCGGAGATATTCCTGGCCCCGCAGCGGTGAGATACCTTGGATGCCGGACCTGAAAAGCGCGGTCTTGGCGATAGCGCGCCAGTTCTCGGCGCCATCATAGGTCAGCCCCGTGATGGGACCGGCCATGTAGACGGTAAAGGGTCTCACGTGGGGTAGAACCTCTGATTGATTTCGTAGCGAAGCAGCTCGGCCTCGGCGATCGGGAACCACTCCAAGATCCGCTCGTAGTCGCGCGGGTAGTGCTTCCTGAGCGGGATCAGGTACAGGTAGGAGAAGCCGTCGAGCGAGCGCGGCAGGAACGTGTAATCGGGCGGCAGCGAGATGCCGCTCTTCTCGATCTCGTCCATCAGCCGCTGCTTGGACCAGTCCCAGATCGGCGCCCAGTTGCCGGCGCCGGAACGGATCGGTCCGTGCTTGCGGATCGACAGGAAGCGGATCGCGTTGTCGAGGGCGCGGACGCCCGTGGCGGACAGGATGTCGCCCTCGATGCCTTCCTGATCCTTGACCATTTGAACCACGTCGGCGTGGTTGAGGTGCGGGATCGATGAGGCAGCGAGGGTCTGTGAGCGGCGGATGGGCTGGAACATGCCCTCGCGCAAGTGTTTGTAGAACGCCGGGTTCGGCATGCGCAGGATGCGCCGGCCGAACAGGTTTTTCTCGTAGTAGGCGATGCTCTCGTCGATGAGTTCCAGTCCCGGCACGTCGTCGTAGTGGAACGGGATCATCTCGATCTTATCGCGGAGCGCCAGCGCTGCCGCGATGGAGTCCTTGCCGCGCGAGAACGCGATCAGAGTCTTGTCGCCGTAGCGTTCCTTGTACTCGGCGATCAGGTCGTCGCCGCGCAGGTGCTTGATCGAGTCGAGACCGGCCACGGGATCACGTCATTGAGCGACGAACGACGCCTTGAAGTCGGCGTCGGCATGGACGGAAATCGTTCCGTCCGGCATCGCGACGATCCAGTTGTTGACGGGCACCTGGACCGGCGCCTGCCCTGACTGAATGACGTAGATCGAGGCTGCGTTGTAGAAGCAGACCGCGCTCTTGGACGGATCGCGACCGCTGCTGATCGCAGCGCAAAGCGCCTCGGCGTCCGCAGCGGACATTCCGGCCACGAACTGACCGGCGGGATAGAGCGTGGCAGCGTAATAGGTCTTGAGCATCACTCACTCCATCCGTGGCGGCCGTCGTAATAGGCGAACGTCACCACGGCCATGCCGACCGCATATGCAGCCCAGTGGTAGCCATGCTCGGCGAAGGAGACCGCGGCGCCTATGCCGTAGCCCTCGAACAGGCCAGCGATAAGCGATCTCATCGTACTACCCTCACCGGCGCGTCAGTCTCGATCACGAGCCGCGCGCCGCACGGCAGGATGGCCTTGTGCGGCGAATAGACGACCCGTGAGGGGCCATCGATCTCGACCTCGTTTGCATACGTCGGCTTGCCGTAACGCCCACGCTGGAGGCGGACAGCGGGATTGTCGGTGCCATGCTTGGCGTTGGAGGCGATCACGTTGCGGTTGACGTGGACGTAGGTCGTCACGGCTTGCGCTCCGGCATGATCACCGTCACCCGGTATTCGACACGGCGATGCGTGCAGAGATGGTTGATCTCGTCGGTGACGAGGGCGGCGCCGCGCTTGGCGATCTCCTCACCGAGGTGAAGCGCCAAGCCATGCCTGACCCTCTCCATCAAGAGATCCGGCGACGGGATCACGTCCAGATCGCGCAGCTCGATCCTGTAATCCACCGTCGCCTCCACGACGCGGTCGCGCTCGACCACGACGTAGCCGTTGGCTTCCAGAAGCTGCTTGGCGGCCCTGATCTCGTCGTTCGTAGGCTTCCTCGGCCCGGCGACCGTCACGGCTACCATGTGACCGGCGCTCCGAGGCGCGCAGTGTGGGTCTTGCCGACAAAGCGCGGGCCGTCATAGACCGGAGGCTCGCCCGTGACAGGCTCGCAGAGCGCGGGGCATTTGCCGGAGCGACCGAGCTTCGCGCCGCATTTGCACAGGCTGGAAATCGGGAAGGCATTCGCCGGGCGAAACACCGGAGGTCCCAGCGGCGCGGCAGCCTCCTTGATCGGAGGCGGCGTGATGTCCTTGAATACGTCAGGCACCCGAAGTGGTTCAACGACGGGTTCGGCGCGAACGACGCGCTTGAACTCAGGCCTTGGCTTCGGCGGCGCCGGCGGATGACCGGCGGCGCGACGGGCGGCTTCCGCCTTGGCGTCGTCGACGCTGGCGAAGTGCCCAACAAAGGCGCCGCGTACCCATGCCGCGACCGCGCCGGGGCGTTCGCAGACGTAGAGGCGGCCCTTGCCGCTATCACAGAAGGCGGCACGCTTGCCGCCGATTTCGATATGCTTCCAGATCATGTGGGGGATCTTCGTGGGGATTAAAGCTCGACGCCTCGGCGCTCAAGCTCGGTCTCGATGCCGTCGAAGACGCCTTCCAGCGGCGCCAGCATGAGCGTGACGGTGACGATGATGGAGGCGCGCCACGCGAGCAGGAAGAAGGTCACGGCAGCTTCGAGCTCCAGCGCGTGTCGTTGGTGGCGAGCGGACGGAACCGCGCGATCAGCGAGCCGACATCGTGGAAAATGAAGCCTATGGAGTTGGCCAGCATCCGCTGCACCACGCCCGGATCGAGCTTCTCGGTCAGCGCGCCGTTGTGGATGCCGAGCACCCACGCCTTCGGGCCGGTCTTGGGGAAGCCGTCATAGATGCTGTCGGGGCGGTCGAGGACGCCCGACACCTTGTCGTGCATCACGAGCTTGCCCGCGAGGCCGTTCTCCCACCAGACGGCGTGACGGCCACAGTCGCACCAGCGGACCTTGAAGTCCGTCCGCGACGGGGCGACGATGTCGCCGCAGTCCTCGCAGAGCATCAGCTTCATGCGTTCACCTTGCGGAGTTCGCCGGCAAAGAACACGGCGTGGAACACCGCGCCGAGTTCGGACCAGGTGCAGCCAACGCGGCCAGCGGCCTCGGCACTCTCGACCGTCATCTTGAACGGCCTGCCCTCTGCAACGACGATCTCGCCGACGCGGAAGTGAGGATCTTCAGGGGTGCTCATGGTCATGCCCGCCGCTTCGGCTTGCGCTCGACGCGCTTCGGCTTGAGCTTGGCGTTGCGGCCGAACGTCCAGCCGCCGTAGCCGTGCTCTTGATTGAACGAGAGAGACCTCAGCCGGCTATAGCCGCGCCTGAAGCTCATCGGGGGCGAGATCGGGCGCTGGCCGTTGGCCTCGCGCTCGCGATTGATCGTACACAGATCTTCGTGGCTGCGGACATCGTCGTTCTCGTAGACCGACGGTAGCAGCGCGCTCACCGGTGCTGCTCCAGCAGCGTGATGATGTGGTCGTTCTGCTCGACCAGATGGCCAAGGCCGATCCAGAGCAGCGCCACGATGACGAACATCAGGATGGTCTTCATTGCTGCGCTACCCGACGACGAAGGTGCCGGGCGGCAATTCCTCGCCGGGTGAAGGCTCCGCGACGCAGGAGATCCGCTTGGTGTCCCAGATGTGCACGAAGTGCTTGCCGGGCCCGTACGCGACGGGATTGTCGTTCTTCCAGCCGTCCGGAGTGAGGCTCTGGGTCTGGACGACGACGCGCTCGACGTGCTCGGGCACGTCGATCGTAACGCTTACAGTCATGGTGGGCTCCGAAGTGGGGGTTCGGGGTGGTGGGGATTACTTGGGCAGCTTGACGTCCTTGCAGCCGCCGTCAGCCTTGCAGTTGTGGACTGCGTTCATGCTCAAGGTGCCGGTGGCAACCGCGAGGCTCCCGGCCGAGATGGCGACGCCGGCGACCGCGAGACCCGTGGCGAGAGGGACGGACGCGCATCCGCCCAGCGAGCACGCCAGCAGCGCGATAACTGCGATCTTCTTCATGCCGCCCTCGATGAATTGGCTTGGAGGCTTGCGGACCTCCGACGATGTTTCGCCCCATCGCCTTACAGCGGGCTGATTTGGTCGCCGGTTTCCCTGCCTTCCGTCGGGACGTGCCTTGCACCGACATCTGCCGACCGGACACGTCGCCCTCCGGTTAGCACAGCTTGCTATGAGCGGGGGCCGGTGACCGTACCGTTGCGACGGCAGTGACGGGCGGACACCCCTGGGTGAAGAAAGTTACTCGCTCTTTCCGGCGTCCCGATCGGGCACGGGCCCGACGAGCGAGTTATTGGTTTTCCGGAGATTGTGAAGAACAGTTGAATTGCGGACGTAGCCGCCGCGAGGTACGCGCAGCCCATGAAAAAGCTCGCGATCAAGACCGCTTGGCTATTGCTTTGCCCGGCGCTCTACCTGCTCTGGGACGCCTTACTGCCGTTCTGCGCCTTCATCCGGTTCAAGGCGAAAGTGATCTTCCGAAAGAACCGCTTCAACTATGAGTGATGAGTTTAAGGCGCCGCCTGACATCGGCGTCAAGAACGTGCTGGTGTGGATGTTTGCCGTCGTCCTTTGGGTGATATGCCTGCCCGTCTACATCTCGATCTGGGCGTGGAAGTGGGCGACGGGACAAAGTCCGCGAGTCCGCCTCTGGATGTTCACCTCCGAGGATTAACTCACGGCGAAATGAAATGGGCGCGGCCGTTGACACATGGCCCCACTTAGCCAGCCACCCCTATGTCTTCAGGTGACGAACGGCTGGCACCGCGCTTTGGTTGGTGCTGGAAGATGGGATTGAACCACCGACCGTCAGTTTACAAAACTGCTGCTCTACCGCTGAGCTATTCCAGCGAATTGGGTGCGTTCTTTCCCGCCGTCACCAACCCGCTTTGATCCGCGACTACCCGCCTTGTACTTCGACGGCTACGCGAGGGAGCGTGGGGCCTTGCGGCTTGCGGTACGAACCCTGACTGGTTGCTCGAGCAGCTTCCGGCGAGCGGAGTGCGTCGGCACGACCCTGATCCGATCAGGTCTGAGCTGCTGGCAGGCGCGCCCGGGAGGCGCGCCGCATGTCGGGCAGTGCACGACTTTGGCGATCGGGTTGGTCATCTCATCCAGCCTATCTCGGCGAACTGGCGCTGCGGGCCATAGCCGCAGACTTACGACTCTTTTGAGTGCTTCCGCCAGAAACAAATCGAGGGACGCCCCCGACAGAAGCGCCCCTCGTTTAGTCGGAATGTGCGGCACATCAAGGCGCCGATCATCGAGAGGCGAGATAGCAAGGCGCGAGTCCTGCCGCAAGCCCGTCGCCGAAAAAAATCACACGGCGCTGTTGCGCTTGTCGAGCGCGCTCTGTCCCGGCGCCGGATCACCCATCAGCCACGAGACGATGGGCCGCGGAGCAGCGTTGCGACGGTGCGCGTCGGCAATCATCTCGGGCGTCGGCCGATGCTTCGGGAGATCGCGCTCGTCGATCATGTCGGCAGACTTGAGAGCGTCGTGCATCAATGCGGCACTCATCATGAGGGCAGAACCTCTTCGACCTGGCTGGGCCCGATCCAGAGCGCGCCTTCGAGTTCGAGCACGCGCCCGCCCCCGGTGGGGACGTAGACCTTGGTGATCTTCCAGAAGCGGTCCGGCATGTGCTTGGTGCGGACCATCTGGCCGACGCGCAGGTTGACGATCTGCTTGCTGGTCATGGCGCTGACTTCCGACCTTGCAGCTCATAGCCGCAGGCGCCGGGATCATACCCGGAGCCCTGAAGCTCGTAGGAGACGGGCGCCGCGTCGGTGGCGAGTTCGATCTCGCCGAGATAGCGCCAGTGGCGCACGCCATCGCCGGTGTCGATCACCGCGTAGTGTCGAACGCCGGACGGGGGCGCATCGAACCTGATCTCGGTGATGACGCCTTGCAGGCCGCCGTCGCGGACGCGGTCGCCGAGCTTGAAGTCGCGGGTCACCGCTCGATCTCCGTCGAAGCCAGCGTGCGACGCCCCGTCGCCGACGGCTTCTTGAAGAGATCATTGAAGGCCGGCACGCAACCCGGGCACAGAGCGTAGTAGTTAAGCGTGCCGCCGTTGCGTGTCTTTTCGATCGTGATCCACTCGTCCGGGACGAGCCTAATATCCGAGATCGTGGCCTCGCCACCGCACCGATCGCAAACGATCAGGTGCTGGGCGGGGATGGTTCGGACGCTCATTCGTCCTCGCCCGCGATAGTCTCGACAGCAGCGGCGATGCGATGCAGCGCGTCAGCCGCGCTAAACATCGCGTAGATCGCAAACGCGGCGAGGAGGAAGTGGTAAAAGTTCATCGGCGGCGAGCCTTCTTGGATGCCTTGGGCTTGCGCGCCTTGGCCTTCTTCGGCGCCGGCCGAGCGAAGCGCTTGACGTCGTAGAACGCCCCGGGCTCACGCATCCTGTCGACGACCGGCAGGCCGACCCACTCGCAGTTGTCGTTGAGGACCTCGATGATGAAGCCGTCGGGCCGACGGTAACCATCAACCTCGGTGTAATAGTTCACGGCGCGGATGCGCTTGGCGATGTCCATCACGCCTGCTCCATCCGAACCAGCACCCACGGCATGTGGGGCGCCTTGACCCAGGTGAACTTCCACGTGCCGGGATACATCAGCGCGCCGTCGATGTTCCTCGACGCAAGCTGATGCTGCTCGACGCGGACCAGTGTGGGCTGGCCGTTCATGCGACCGGCCCGCCGAAGACGTGGCTGTAGACGCCGGCGCTCCACAGGCCGCGCGGAAGGCCGCCGTCCAGAGCCTCGCGCGCCTGACGCTCGCAGATGGCAGCATGCATGGCGTCGTCGGCGCGCTTGGCGTTCTTGCGAGCGCGCTTGTCGCGCGCCGCGAGAGCCTTGTCGGCCTCGGGGCCTTCGAGCTTGCCGGGATCAGCGTGAGCGCCAGCGTAGTAGGCTTGCGTCTTCTGACCGCGCTTGAACCAGCGCAACTGCTTGCGGGTGTAGTAGACCTGCCGCTGCGGTGCAGATTTGGGAAGCATGTGGGGATGCTTTCAGGTGGTGGACGATATCGAATTAGTGCCGCTGTTTTCGCTCCAGGTGGCCCCCACGGCACCCGGCGAGGGCTCCCGCTAGGCCTCGGAAGGCCCGACGGAACACTCCAAGGCTTTGAGGCCGTCGGAGACGCGCGACGCTCCCAAGCCCTATTGGATCATCTCTTCGATGAGACACTCGATGCCATGGAACAGCGCCGCGAACGGATCGTAGTAGTCGATCGCGTAGTCCGGGCAGGCCGAGACGTGGCGCCGAGGCTGAGGCTGAGGCTGATGATGGTAGTGGTGGTGGGGGCGATGGTAGTGATGGCGCCGCCGGTGCGCCGGATGATCGTGCGCGTGTTGCGCCTCGTCGGCAGCGGTTGCGCGAGGCAGAGCAGCGTCCGCGACGGGTGCGGTTTCAACAGCCGGGGTCGTTTCCGGTCCCGACTGTTGAAACTCCGGCGCGGTGACTTCGTTGGCGACGGGCGCTGGCGCCTCGTCGGCGACGGGCGCCTCTGGCGCGGGAGCGTCCAGCGTACCCTTGAGGTACGGGTGCCAGTCTTCGTCGAGCACAGAGTGGGAAGGCGCCGCGTTGTCCTCGATCGAGGTAGCCGCCTTCCCTTCGCTCTCTGCGGTGTTGATTTCAGGCGACGGTGTCGCCACGACCGCTACCTGCGGCCGGTTGGGAATGGTCTTGTGCGTGACGAAGACGGCAAGGGCGATGCAGGCCAGCACCGCGATCAGGAATACCACCGCCACACGTCGCAGCCAGGTGACGTCGTGCGTCGTGTCGTCGGGCTGGGGCAGATCTTCCGACGGCTGGTGCTCGTAATAGCTCATGGAAGCCTCTGGTTCTCTGGGTAGACCTGCGCTCAGCTGAAGTTGCTGAGCGTTCTGAGCGTCTTGCGAACGCGACCGATCGCCTCAAGGGGATCGACACCCCTTTTGATCTGGTTCTCGGCGAGCTTGAGCAGCGTCTCGAACTGCTTGAAGCGAAGGTCGTCGATGAGGCGGTCGATCTCGTCCAGTTGCAGGGCAAGATCGGCAGGGGGAGGATTCTCGTATGGCATCAGACCGTCACCGGTAGACCTTGGTGACCCGCGGCGGCCTTGCGAGCGCAATGGTCGGGAAGTCTGTGTTCTCGAAGGGTGCCGGCTGCTTGGGCTGATCGCCCTCGCCCTCATACAGACCGAGATGCTCGCGGACCTTGAGCTTGTGCTCGGGCTTCATCGTGTAGCCCTCGCCGATGATGCAGACGAACTCGATGTCGTGGGCGCGCAGCTTCTTGCGCACCTTGTGGATCACCACGTCGATCGACTTCCAGACCGGCTGGTCGCACTCGGGCTTGTGCCCGTAGAGCATGTTGTAGATCGCGTCCTTGGTGATCAGCTGCCGGTTCAGCAGCATGCCGAGCACGCGGCCCTCGGCCGGCTGCATGTCGAATGCAGCGCGAAGCCGCGCCACCATCGACTGGCCGACGCCGAGGATGTCCTCAAGCATCGCGACGCGATCGCGCAGTTGCTCCAGCTCGCTGGCGCTCAATGCGCGCACCCTGACGGGCTCGGCATCGCGAAGAGCGCGAGATCCTTCTTCAGCCGCTCGGGGTCGAACCTGGCCACGACGCGATAGGCCGGCTTGGGAAACTGCTTGAGGCCGACCTCGAATGCGGCAAGTGCTGCCGCACGGGACTGTCCGGCGCAGAACCAGTTATCGTTCTCGTTCGGGCAGACGGCGACCGCGTAGAACGGGTAGTCGGCCAGACCCTCGAACTGGATGTGCATGGTCACGGCGCCACGTACCCGTCGCGATAGGGCTCGAGTTTTTTCTTGAGCGCCGCGCGCTGCTTGAGGGCTGCGCCAAGCTGGTCGTGAAGCCTCTCGACTTCCTTCCAGGTCATGTCGATCTGGGTCGACACCCGGTTCTCATCGTTGCCGGTCTTGATCCGCAGGTAGACCTGCGTCGGGTACATCTTGCGATCGACCTTGATGACGCCGGTCGAGATCGCGAACATGCCGTCGAAGTAGGGCGGCGTCTGGCATTGATCGAACGCGACCCGCGCCAGCCGCTTCAACCAGTCGGTTTTGGTTTCGGACGGATGCTTCGGCATCACCGCGCGCTCCTGCGGGCGCGCTCGGCCATCATGGCGTCGGCGACGTCGTAGGCGAGATCAGCCGCCACGGCTGGAGTGTGACCGCCCATCTTGATCGCCCATCCGAGGGTGGTCGGCAGCGCCTGCCCCGCGAAGTGATCGCGCAGCGCCTCGTCGGAGGCGGGCTGCTTGTCACGGCGAGCGTTGTCAGCGACGGCAGCAGCAACGATCTCGTCCGTCGTCGGCGGGATGATGCCGGCGGCGTGCAGCCTTTCGGCGATCGCAACATGCGGCACCTCGAAGGCGGCGCCGACATGCGAAGGCGAGAACCGGATGTTGCCGATGGTGCCGTAGTCGACGGGCTGCGGATCGACAGTGAACGAAAACGGCTGATCGCCGACGGGTGTCTTCGATGTCATCGGGTGGGGTCCGATCAACGATGTGGGGTTAGGCTTCTGGGGGCAGCGACAAAGTCGCTAATGGTTTTGACCCCGATTTGCCGTTTCGGGCGTCGGGGCAGCGCACTGGAGCCGAGCCGTCAACTGGAGGGCCAACCGGCCCGGCTCCGTGCGTATGAGAGGCAGACGGACGCGAGACCAACCGGGTCTTGCCTCTCAATGGGGAAGTGGTCTGCGTGTGCGCGCGCTTGAGGCGCGCTACATCAACCCGTCGGGGGCGGGGCTATGAGTATCTTTTAAGGAGTAGACCACACCACCCCTGAAGGTCTGAGAGAGTCGCTTCGGGCTATCGCCCTAGCTCTCGACACAGTGGTGGCCGCGTCTGCGCGTGTGTAGGCCATGTTTTCGATGAGTTTTTCAAGCGTTATTTTTGGCGAGAGATTGGTGCATTGTCGGAAAAGCTGAAGTAACCGCTGGTATCATTGGATTACTTGCAACGATCACAATCGCGTGAGATGCACCAAATCAGTGCAACTGGAAATCTCGTTTCCGAGCCGTCCGACAAGCCATTCGCTGTACGGAGGTAGGGGTAATGTCCCGGATGTCCCGTTTGTCCCGTCCCTTGTCCCGCCCGATGTCCCGCCCGATTTGCGCAGTTCGGCGTATTCGCGGTTGATCCGCTTCATGCTGCCGTCCCGCTGCATGCGGGCGATCGCGGCGTCGATCCTGCGGTTGATGCTGTCAAAGGTGACAGCCAGGTCGGCGTCGCTGATCGGCGTGATCCCGAGCGAGAAAGCGGTCTTGCCCACCAGCTCAAGCACCTGATCCAGCGGGCGTTTGATGTAGAGGCTGTCCCTGTTGCGCACCGCCTCGAAGCACCGGGACAGGATCGCCGTCTTGACCTTCTCGGCCTCGCGCCCGCTGCGGAACCAGATCCTCTCGCCCTTGGAGCGTCGGCCGACGGCGGTGGAGCGCAGCGCGAGCCGCGTGTGCTGATCCTGGCCGGCGATGCGGTCGAGCCAGATGCAGGTCAGTCCCCCGTTCTGGAGGATGTCCTCGGTCAGGCGGACGGATGGGCCGCGTGGGGTGTCTGGGTTGGTCGTCATGCGAGATCGTCTCCTACCTGATTTTCGGTTCCAGAGGTGAGTCCCGAAAGCCACAGATCGGGCTCCACGATGGGACATCCCGCATGGGACATTGGCGGGACATTTGGGACATTTGGGACATTCCGCCTCCGTGGGACAGCCTACGGGAATCATGTTAAGCGGCTGATAAAGAACGGGTTATTGCGATTGCTGGCGTCAGAGAGAATCGCCGGTCCGCGATGTCCCGCCGGATCACGGCGACATCCTGCCCGGTTATGCCCGGTTCTATCCCGGGCATGGTTCCGGCTTTGCGCCGTTCCCTGCCCCTGCTCTTTCCCCTGCCCCCGCATTCGCTTGCCCCATGGGGCGGGCTAGGGCCGCTCCCCGCGCGGGCTAGGCCTTTGGGCGGGCCTTTCCCCCTGCCCCGGTCAACTCGCCCCCTAGGGGCTTCTAACCCGCCCCCGGCAGGGCAGATTCGGGGGCATTTGGGCCGTTTGGGCCGTTTCGGCCCCTTTTTCCGGGGCAAAAATCGTTATATTTCAACGGGTTAGCGGGGCAAAAATAGCGCTTTTCCTTTGCACCGGTTAGGTGCATATATATGTCTCCCCGTCGGGGGCGGGTTTACCCGCCTCCCCGGGGGCCGGGACCGGGGGCGCGCAAGCCTCCGGCCCCAAAGCCCCAAGGTTCCCGCCAATGCCCATTGGGCCGTAGTAGCGGGGGCCGCTTGCAGGGGCGGGCTGTTTGACAAGTAGAAAGGATAAAGGACGCGGCCGAAAAGTGGTCGCAACAGCGCATTGCGCGCGCTGTCCAATTTTGTTGTCGGAGGGGCTAAGCGAAAGCCCGGTAAGGAACCCTGCCGACGGTCCCATTAGCTGCATAGCGACTCATCGCTTAGTCAACAATGCGACTCCAGTATCTCCCGCGCTCCTATCCTCTCATAACCCAAGGCATATCCCGCCAACTCTTCCGCCCCGCGCAATCGCGCGGCGTCAAAGCAAATGGTTCAAGGGCTATGTTGTTTGCCTCTTTTCCCCTCGCGAATGCCGATAAGGTTTTGACGCGCCGCTCTAGCAAGGCGGGCCGCGCCAATAGGCTAACATCCAAGAGCGCGCCATAGACGCCGCCGGCGAATGTCCATCGTGACCGTAGTAGCCGCGCAGGATTGCCGAATACCGGGCCGCAGTACCGAACAGGAAGAGAGATGCACTGAGATCGCGCGGCTCCATTAAGCCGCGCGGCCAGCTAACCCCGCCCATGTCGCAGCATGGGCGCGGGCTTAGCTCGGAGCGCCGCATAGCGACGCTCCGATCTAAGCAACCCAAACCAAGGAGACCACCATGGCTACCAAGACCACCGCCATCAGCAAGCGCCGCATCGATAACGTCGAACAGGCGCTGCTCAAAAACAACTTCTACAAAAAGTGCTGCCCCAAGACGCACAGCAAGACGCACATCCGCAAGGTGATCGCGGATCAACTCCGCCTCGCCGATTGCCGCAACGTCTGGGAAAACGCGCACTGCGTTGCTTCCGCGCTCTGCTGATCCACCATCACCCTGATCTTCCACCCTACCTCACACAAGGAGACCACCATGAGCAAGTTCACTGCCATCTGCCAAATCTGGAACCGCGGCAGACTCGTCACCTCGAAGGACAGCATCCCGATGGCTGGCGAGGACGCCTGCTACCGCACCGCCGGATCGTTCCGGTCCATCCCCGACACCGCCTTCGTGATCTTCTGCCGCGACGGCGTCGAGTTCTTTCGCGTCGCCTGCGAGGGCTTCTACCAGAACAAGAAAGCGATCATGGCCAAGTACCCCGACGTTTGGCGCGAGGCGCCCAAGGGCAAAGGCGGACCCGCCAGCCTGCGCCGCTGACCCCACCACCACCGACCATCACCGGCCCCATTCGCAGCGGGCCTTTTTCATGCCTGCAACTCAAGGAGACCACCCATGAACGTCCAGACCATCATTGCCACCGCCAAGAAAGCCGAAACCAAGATGAACGCCGCCTTCCGCGCAGCCACGAAGGCCGGCGAGGTCGCTTCCCTCGCCGCCGCCCGCGCCATCAAGGCGATGCCCTGCGAGACTTACAAGGATATCGACGCCCGGGACGCCGCACTCGATAGGCTGCGCGACCTGGACCTCGAGTTCTCTGACGCCTGCTATCGCGTGTTTGACGCCATCGAAAGGCAGCATGTGCGGGTCGATGACGCGATCTGGGCGAGCGAGATGGACAGCGGCAAGGGCTATCGCTCGACAAAGGGCAAGGCCAAGGGCGGCAAGCGCAAGATGAAGTGCGGTCGCGGCCGCGGCTGATCCAATCCCCATCCCATCCCCGACAGGCCCCGTTCGCAGCGGGGCCTTTTCATTCCACCACCAACCATCAAGGAGACCACACCATGTCACGCAAGCAAATCATCGCCCTGATCCGCAAGCTCGAACTCCAGCGCTACCGCAACGGCAAGTGAGAGTGACCGCCATGAGCATACTCGATATCGACAACGCCAAGAGCTACGCCACCGAAGCGAACCTGATGAAGGCACTCGCGACCACGGGCCTCGACCAGATGATGCCGCTGGTCGTCTGCAATCGCGACGGCCGCTTCACTGCGGTGTTCGGCCTGCACCTGTCCGGCATGGCCAAGACCGGCGACGTGACGGCGGCCGCCCGCCACGGCTTCAAGACCATCGACTGATCCGAGTTCATCGACGGACGGCGCATGTCGCCGTCCCACGATGCACTTCCGCATCACCCAAGGAGACCACCATGGCTGGAACCAGAACCAACTACACGATCCACCAAGCCCGCGCGATCCTGGCCAAGCACGGCATGACCATCAAGTCGGTCGACGGCGAGTACATCGTCAACTTCAAGGGCGCCAAGACCGAGACCAGCGCCTACTACGCGACCAACCTGCTCGACGCGATCGGCACCGGCATCGACATGGCCGAGCGCAAGGCGATCAAGCTGGTCGTCGCCGGCGAGGTCGTCCCCGACATGGAGATCGCCTGCGCCCACGCCGCCGAAATCTTCATGACCACCGGCGTCGTCGTCGCCATCGAATACGTCTGATCCCCTCACCCATCGTTTTCGCAGAACGTCAACCCAAGGAGACCGTCACCATGAGCACCCACACATTCCCCACCAGCGGCGACGCCTACGATGCCTGTCAGACCGGCATTCACTTCGCCTTCGACGGCGAGTACCCGGTCGAGACCGGGGACATTCTCGTGATCGAGAAGGAGAAGGTTGTCGGCATCGCCGACACACGGCCCGTCGCCGTCACGAAAGAGCGCGGCCACCTGCATACGCCGGCTGCCGGCGTCGCGCTCTGCGTATGCCTCGAAGGACGCCTGCCCTCGATGGATGTCATCGACCAAGCCAAGAAGCTCGCCGCCGAGCGCGGCTGGCCGGTACGCGACTGATCGGAGCCCATCGCAGCGCGGCGCATGTCGCCGCGTCACGATGCACTTCCGCATCAGTCCAAGGAGACCACCATGTCCAAGACTGCAATTTCCGCTGTCCTCGCCGACACCCGCAGCAAGCGCGCCGCCAAGACCTTCATCCAGAGCTACCCCGCCACCAAGACCTATCGCCTCCAATCGTCGCCGTTCGTCTACGCTCCCGGCCTGATCGCTTGGGCGATCAACGGCGCCAGCTTCCCGAAGGATCGCAAGAACCTCGCCAACGTCGTCGCAGCGACGTGGAAGCTCCCGCTGGACGCAGCCACCGCACTCGTCACCCGCAAGGTGCCACACACCATCGACGGCGAAACCGTCGTGTTCTCCGCCTGATCCCGACCAAACCCATCACCTGTTTTTCACCGGCCGTTCGCAGCGGCCCCAACCAAAGGAGACCACCATGTCACGCAAGCAAATCCTCAAGCTGATCCGCCAAGATGAACTCCGCCGCTTCCGCGAATACGTCGAAGATCGCCCGCAGCCCTACACCCGCTACGTTGTCGATCAGGAGTTCCTGACGCGGCGCGGCCTCGCCGATCATCCTCGCGTCAACGTGCAGTGAGGGAGGCGAGCATGTCCATCAGCCAATCTCACTTCCAGTTCATCGCCGCCGTGCTGAAGCAGGGCAAGCCCAACACGCAAGATCGGAAGCAACTCGACCAGTGGCGCGACACCGTGCGCCGCTTCGCAATCGAATGCGCCGTCGCAAATGGCAAATTCAAGCCCAGCCTCTTCTACCGCGCTTGCGGGATGGAGGGCTGACCGATGCGAGTTCATCTCACCCGCAGTCGCGCCGTCAAGGTCGCCAGCTACGCCGACGCATCCGAGAGGGTGCGTCGCTTCATCGACACCGGAGACCTCGGCGCCGGTTGCGGCTCGAGTCTCGCGCCGTTCACCGGCGGCACGATCATCGACGACGCCGGCAAGATCATTGCCCACGTCAGTTACAACGGCCGCGTCTGGCCGGGCGCCGAGTGGAAGCCCAACAGCAAGCCGCTCTACGATCCGCGCTGACAACCTTTCAGCCTCTCTACAGGAGACCGCGCCTCAGAACTACGCTGAGCGAATGCCCAATGGTGACGTTGGGCACACGGAGAGACTGACAGCGCGCGCCCCGTTCGCAGCGGGGCGCGCCTTCCATTTCAACATTCATCGCAAGGAGACCACCCATGAAGTTCCCCACCGGCAAGCCGACCAAGCCCGCCCTGCCCTTCGGCCTCAAGGAGACCGACACCGCATATCCGAAGCACCCCAAGAAATACGACTGGCGCAAGCCGCAGCCGTTCGACGTGCTGCACACCCTGACCCTGTACGAGACCGAGCGCTTCGGATGGGTCGTCACCACGCTGCACATTCGCAACCCCGGCAGCCGCCACCGGACGGGAGCGCAGGCGCGGACCTATGGCGTGAACGCCGAGGGCCAGGTCGTGACCGTCGGACTCGGGCCGCACGTCAAGCGGACCCTGACCGTCTACGTCACCCGGGCGCGCGCCGACGCGCTCAAGACGCTGACCGATTTGCATGAGCGCGGCCTCGCCGACGCCGGATCGATCCGCGACCGCATCTCGAGTCGCCGCGCGCAAGGGGCTATGCGGCGCTCCTCGTTTGGTTTCGGGCTTGGGTTCTAATAGGGCCGTTTCGGCCCTATTCCTGCCCCCCGGGCCTGCCCGGGCCTATGGCCTAGGGGCCTGCCCGGGCCTAGGGGCCTGCCCCTGCCCCGGTTCCTAGGCCCCTGCCCCTGCCCGGGCCTCTATTCCCTGCCCCTGCCCGGGCCTGCCCCCGGGCCTCTATTCCCTGCCCGGGTTCTAGGCCTGCCCCCGGGCCTGCCCCGGTTCTATTGCCCCGCCCCCGGGGGCCTGCCCCGGGTTCATTCACCCATGCCCGCCGTCAATCGGCAAACCAAGGAGTCCACCATGAACGAAATCGAATACGAACGCGGCGAAGAGCTCAAAGCCATGGGGCAAGCCGCGCAAGAGAACCTTCGCGCCATCCTTGAGGCGAACGACGCCGACAACGTCGGGCAGCTCGCCCGCAAAGCCTACAAGTACACCGACTGCGGCGCGTCGGTCGGCGCGCTGCTCTATGCCGGTGAGGATAACCCCGGCAGCTGGGTGTGGGGCGAGGATTTGTCCGTCGAAGGATCTTTCTTCACCGCCCTGTCAGTGACGTCGATCGTCGAAGGCGTCGATCAGACCACTACCACCCACGTCATCGACCTGCTCGACGAAAAGTTCGAGACGCCCAAGCAGGCTGCCGAAGCTTACGGCGCGGCGCTGATCGCCGTCGAGGACGAGGCGACCACGATCTGGAACGACACCCACGGCTGCCCGACCTGCGCCACGCATTTCGGCAACGTCGCATCCAACGGCATCGAGACCTGCAAAGGCGACGACGGCATCACGCCGGTCTGGGACAAGTGTCCGGACTGCAAAGGCTACGGCTCGATCATCTGAAACCCGCGCTCGTTCGCAGCGAGCGCATCACAAGGAGACCACCATGCGTAAACCCAAGACCGTCACAACAAGCCGCGGCTGCGTCGTCGGCGAAGGCCCGAACAAGAACGAGGCCAAACTCGACCTCTCGAACAAGATCGACTTCCTGTGCAATGCGCAGGCGCCGCACATCGAGTTCCGATGGGGCCTCACCCTGATCGTGGCCGCGAGCCCGGTCGGCGAGTGGTGCTACCAGATCATCGAGCCCGGCAAGGCGACCGAGCATCACGGCAAGACGCTGTGGATGAACGGGCTCGGCTCCAGGCCAATGACCATGAGCGATGCGATCTCCAAGGTCCGCATGTTCGCCGCGCAAAGCGCGTGGGAGCCGCGCCGTGACGACGAGCTGTTCGTGTTCGCGTCTGCTTGCAAGGAGGCGGAGGCGGCCGAACTCCGCAGCTGGGTCAAATGGCAACGCTCCTACGCCAAGCACAAACTTGACGGCAAGACCGACGCCGAAGCCCATCAACTCGCCAGCGGCTTTTGAGGGAATGCACCATGCCAACCATCACCTTCAAGGTGCCGGGGAAACGCCCCCGGGGCCATAAGATCACGCTGTCCGAACGCACCGGGCGCGTCGCATGGCTCACGATCGGCGACCGCAAGGTCAAGTTCGTGTTGCAGCAAAGCCGTCTCGGCAAGGAGGCCGACACCCTCACGCACTATGCCTCCGGCATGGTGTTCGGCCGGCTCAATGACGTGAAGGTCCGCTACATGGTGGCGAAAGGCCATCACGCCAAGCTGACCGACCGCGAGGCGGCCGAGATGCTCGTCGCCACCAAGATCGACCAGATCGGCGCCGCCAAGGTGCTGGAAGTGCTGGACGCTTCCGAGACCATCAACCACTAACCCACCGCCGTTTCGCAGACGGCATTCAAGGAGACCACCACCATGATCGTCACCACCCGAGCGCAGCGCGAGGCGCTGTTCCGAATCTTCCTCCGCGACTTCCCAAGCTGGCTGACACCGACGATCCGGCTGCAGGAGCAAGATCGTCGCCACTTCGAGGGCCACCCTTACGACGCCGAAAAGTTCGCTGACTTCGCGGTCCGCAATCCCCATCGCGTCGTCAAGGTGCCGTCGATCCAGTACCGGAATTTCCGCAAGACCGTGCACGGCGGCTACGGCTGCATCATGATCCACCGATGGGGCATGTGGCTCGGCATCGAGCCCGACGGCTACACCCATAGCTGAAACCAACCCATCCCCGACGGGCGCGCCGTTCGCAGCGAGCGCGCTCTTTCGTTTTCAAACCAAGGAGACCAACCATGCCATTCAAGCTTGAACTGAAAGAGACGCGCCGCGGTTGCCAGATGCTGGAGACCACGAAGCGCTACGACGTGATCCTCAACGGCAAGATCGTGGACCAGCTTTGGTTCAACATGCGCGGCTATGTCGGATACCTGCCGACGCCGAGCGGCGCGAAGCTGTCGATGCCCGAGTCCGGCATCTCCGTTTACCGCCGCGAGGTCGCCCGCCTCAATCGCGAAGGGAGGGGCCAATGACCCGCCTGATCTCCCGCGATCCCTTCGCGCGGCAAGAACTTCACCGCGAAAGCGTCCTCGCTCCAGCGCACTCCTGCGACTGGTGCGGATCGTATCGCGGCAAGACCGCCGACAAGAACACCATGTTTCGGTACTCCACCGAGACCGACGGCGGCCGCAAGTTCACCCACCCCGGACTGTTCTGCAGCAAGACCTGCTTCACCTCCTACCATGCTTGAGTTCATCGACGAGCGCCGCACGCGGCGCTCCACGATGCACTTCCGCATCGCGCCACGAGGATCGCAGTCCTCAATCGACCAAGGAGACCACCACTATGAGTCACTTCACCGTTCTCGTTATCTCGGACAAGGCGCTCGATCGGGAAACCCTCACCCCGATCCTCCAGCCGTGGCACGAGTACGAGTGCACCGGCACCGATGACCAATACGTCATCGACGTCGACGTCACCGACGAGGTCAAGGAGGAGTTCAACAAACCGAGGCAGGTCGTCGTGCTGGCGGACGGCAGCGTCCACAGTCGGTACGATCAGCGGTTCTATACGAAGGAGCCGGAGAAGAAGGCAAGCTGGGACACCCGCAAGGAGTTCGAACTTCCGGCCGGCGCGGTCGAGCAGGAGATGGCGGCTGATGAAGCGCGCAAGCACGGCGTCGGCTACAAGACCATGGCCGAGTGCGCCACGGACTATTTCGGCGCATTCGAGCGGGATGACCGGTTCTTCAACAAGACCAACCCGAAAAAGAAATGGGACTGGTGGCAGATCGGCGGCCGGTGGAGCGACATGATCCGCCTGCGCGGCGACGTCTGCGAGGCCATGCGTCACGTCCAGGTCCTGACCGAGCGACGCCTTCCGATCCCCGACAGCACCAAGGCGCTGATCGACGGCGTCCAGATGGGCGAACGCTCATGGACGAACAAGAACGAGCCGGAACGGGTCGGCTACTGCGACGTCGCCCGCAAGCGCCAGATCGACTTCGACGCCATGCGCGACGAGGCCGAGAAGTCCACACTGGAAACCCACGCCAAGGCGGCAGCGATCATTGCCGGTCGCCCGTTCGAGACGTGGGAGGAGGTTCGCGCCCGCTTCGAGGCGATGCCGACGGATAACGCCGTCGTCACCGCCGGCGGCGATCGATGGGAACCTGTGCGCAAGGCCTTCCACTCGCAGCCGGTGATCGTCGACCTCAAGGCCGCCGAGATGCTCTCGTTCTTCGACAGCGATGCTGACCTCAAGATGTTCCGCATGTCGCCGGAGGACGTTGCCCTCCGGGCGCGACGCCGCGCGTTGCAGACCTTCGCCGTCGTCAAGGACGGTCAGTGGTACGAGCGCGGCTCGATGGGCTGGTGGGGCTGCGTCTCCGACGAGAAGGACGCTGACACATGGGACCAGCAGTTCTCTGACCTGATCGACGGCCTGCCGGACGATACCTGCCTCGCCGTCGTCGACTGCCACATCTGATTAACCCGCCACCGACGGGGCGCGCTCGTTCGCAGCGAGCGCGTCCTCGTTTCCATCCAACCAAGGAGACCATCGATGCAAAGCGCAAGATACAACGCGCACTTCGCAGACCTCGACCTGATCGAGTTCACCAACGACGAGATCGTGGCCCGCTACCACGCGGGCCTTTCGCTTTCATGGCAGCAGCGAAAGGACGCCGAGCGGATCATTGCCGCCCGCGCGCCCACGATGCAGCAAGCAGCGGAGTGAACGCCATGCGGTTCTCAGAAATGCGACACATCCGCCGCTCGTGGCGGCCCCACTCGGCGGTTGCGCAACTGTTTGCAGAGTGGCGCCAGACCAACCGTACCCCGCAGGAGATGGCAGAGCCGTGGCGCGTCCACGGCACGGTGCCGCACTGCCCATTCAAGGAAGCCCGGCGCGCGATGGAGCGACGCGAGGAGCGTCACTTCGTGCGCTGGAGCAAAGAGAACTTCGTCCACGCCCACTAACCACCGCCGTTTCGCAGACGGCTCAATCAAGGAGACCAATCATGAAGGTACTCGACATCAACAACATGCTGGACGCAGCAACGAACAGCAAGCTGCCCGGCAGGCAGCGCTACGTGGACCAGTTCGAGGTGCTGGCGAACGAGCTGGCCCGCGCGCTGGCCGACCACCTGAAGATCGCATTGGGCCCCGATGCTGACTACCAGCCCGGCTTTGGCGGCCTGTGCGCCAACTTCAAGCCGAAGCGCAAAGGCCAGAAGTGCCCGAAGGTCATCGACGAAGGTGACGAAGGCGGCGAGTGGGAGTTGTGAGCGGTGGCAAAGCCAAAGCCCTACTACAAGGTGCTGTTCCGGGGCGATGATTCCGGAACGCATTATGTGTTCGCCACCACGCGCAAGTTCTGGCGCTACAGCGAAGCCGAACTCTACTCGCTCAGCTTCGCCATCACCCGCAAGCCGATCATTCTGATGGTCGGCTGATATTCACCCTCGCCCGTTTCGCAGACGGATTTCAACCAAGGAGACCACACCCATGCTGCACTTCATCACCGTTGTCGCGATCCTGCTGGCCTGCGCGCTCGCTGTCGCGGCCGCTGCCATCGACGACTATGGCCACCCCGTCGCCGAGTACGTCGCCCCGAAATTCCCATCGCATATCGAACTGGCGGTCGGCGCGACCGTCATCCTCAGCTTCGCCGTCGCGGGCTGGATGATGGCAGGCAATGGGTAGGAGCGGCAAATACAAACCGACGGGGCGCCCGCGCGGCGCCCCGAGGCTGGACGCGGCCTGCAAGCGTGGACACCCGCGAAACGCCAAATCCAGCTTTATCGACGCGCGAGGCTCGAACGTCTGTCGCCTCTGCTGCGCGCTTCGATATCACGCCAAGCGGGAGCGGGAGACGCCTGCGCAGAAGCAGTGCCGCAACGGCCACCCGCGCACCAAGGCCAATACCTATCACCGCCCCGACGGAACCAAGGAGTGTCGCATCTGCATGCGGCACCGAGAGCTAAAATATCACAACAAGCCTTCGCAGACCTCAACCAAGGAGACCAACCATGTCACGCCCGACCGTCAGCTTCACCACTAAGCTCGGCACCACCCGCGCCGGCGAGCGCACCCGCATCTGGATCGAGGGCAAGCGCCTCGTCGACCACGGCTTCACCGTGGGCACGCGCTTCACCCGCATGTGGCACAAGGGAGTGCTCACGATCATCGTCTGCTCCGAGACCATGTTCGCGAAGCACGGCGTGTCCGAGCGCGGCACCGTCAGCGGCAAGGGTGAGAAGCCGATCATCGATATCACCGGCGCCAAGGTCGCTGCGACCTTCACCGGCACCCATGTCGAGGTGTCCTACTCCAAGGGCACCATCGTCATCGCCGACAAGGCCTGATCCAACCCACCCGGCTTTCGCAGAGCCGTTTCAATCAAGGAGACCAAATCATGACGACCAAGATACATGACGTGCTGGCAAAGACCGACTGGGCTTTGCTGGCACAGCAGAAGCTCGCGTTGCTACGGATTGACGGCAACCCCGCCGTCGACGGGCTGATAAATTTCCTCGACGCGCTCCAAGACGCTGCCGAGGCCGACGGCTTCCCTGTCGTGTGGCTGGGGGAGTCCTCGCGATGAGGAAGTCGATGAAAGTCCTCGTCGCCTGCGAGTTCTCAGGCGTGGTGCGGCGCGCGTTCGCCGCACGAGGTCACGACGCATGGTCATGCGACCTGCTGCCGGCGGCCGACCGCAACAACAAACACATTCAGGGCGACGTCCGCGACGTCCTCGACGACGATTGGGACTTCCTGATGGTCGCGCATCCGCCGTGTACCCGGCTATGCAACAGCGGCGTCCGCTGGTTGAAAGAGCCTCCGGGCAAACTCACCGCGGAGCACTACACGGCGAGGGAGATCGCGGCCTACGCTCGCATGAACCGCAGGGAGCGCCTGGAGTTCATGTGGATGAAGCTGGATCAGGGCGCTGCGCTGTTCTCGACGCTCCTGAACGCGAAGATCCCCCGCAAGGTTCTGGAGAACCCGGTGATGCACGGCTACGGCAAGGCCAAGATCAAGAACTATCGCGAGCCGGCGCAATCGATCCAGCCGTGGATGTTCGGCGACCCAGAAACCAAGCGCACCTGCTTCTGGATCGTCGGGGACGACATGAAGCCGCTCATCCCGACCTTCGAGACGTGGGAGCAATGCCGGATCGCGCTCAAGCTGCCCAAGGGCGCAAAGCCCGAGGACCGCGTCCACAAGGCGGCGCCCGGCCCCGCGCGCTGGAAGGAGCGTAGCAAGTTCTTTCCGAAAGTCGCGACAGCGATGGCAGCGCAGTGGGGGTGAGCATGGCCGACACGATCAACGTCCCAAACCTCGACTGCTTGGATCAGAGTGAGTTGCGCGAGCTGGCCAAGCATCTGCTGGCGCTCTCTCGCTATGCCTCGCAAAAGGCCCACGCGATGGACTTGCGTTCCAGCGGGAAGATCAAGCTGGCGCTGTACGCCGAGGAGATTCTCGACAAGCGCTATCAAGCACTGCCGACCGAATGGCGGTGGTAACACTTTCACCCAACCCCCGTTCGCAGCGGGGCAACCAAGGAGACCAACAACCATGAAGACACTCTACCGATACACCGGCCCCGAGGACGGGGTGACGGTGCGCCTGATCGAACGGCAGACGATCGTCCAACCCATGTCGGTCAACACCTCGTTCGCCGTCGTCATCGACGCCCCCGGCGAGGTCGCGATGTTCGATAGCTTCTCCGGTCTGGAGTTCGCGGCCGGCGCTTTCGCTCTGCTGGTCGAGAGGTTCGGCGGCGTGACGCAAGCCGGTCAGGTCGTGGTGGTGCCATGAGGATCGCGGAGCTAAAACTGTCGGTGCGCTACGATGATAGCATCACCGACGCGGAGTCGCTGTGCGATGCTCTCGACACGCTGATCGAGACGGCTACCAGCACAATCGGCATCCTCGACGAGTACGGCGATCCGAAGATCCACTCCTTCGCGGTGCTATCCGATCAGGAGGCGCCGCAATGAGCAACATCGGGCCCCTGATCGACGACTACGGCCTGCTCAAGGCCCAGATCGCGGAACTGGAGACCAAACTCAAGCCGCTGCATGAGCAGATCGTGGCGCAGGGTGAAGGCGCCTACGAAGGCACCTTCTACCGCGTCACCGTGAGCGAGAGCGAGCGCGCCAACCTCAACATGAAAAAGGCGCGGGCGAAACTGTCACCGCAGTTCATCCGCGCCAACACCACCTACACGCCGGTCACGACCGTCCGCGTCAGCGGGCGCAACGCCATCGACGTCGAGACGGAGGGCGGCCAGTGAATGGACCTCTCTGGGTGGTGTGGCTGCTCACGCTGTTCATCCTCACCCTGATGCCGGCGCGCATATCGAACTGGTGCTGGTCGGCGGTCGCTGCCGGCTTGTTCATATGGGACGGCTCGTGGGTCGCCTTCGTGCTCTGCTTTTTGGCGGCGCGTGATGCGGTTAGGCACACTCCCCCGCTGACCTGAGCCCCGACAACTCAAGACCTGCCGACCGCGGCGCTTCGCAGGCGCCGCGGACGGATGCTGCATGTCTGAAACCCAACGCCGCCTTCGCAGGGCGGCACTTCAAGGAGACCAACCTATGCACTTCCAGGTTCTGAACATCGTCACCAAGCAATTCGTCGGATCGATCGAGGGCCCGACTCGCTGGCCCACGGGAGAGATGGCGGCCGTCGCGGCCGTCAGCCTCACCACCGAAACCGGGCAGAAGCACCAGCCCCGCCCCATCGTCGACGGCTCCGAATGGCGCGAGCGAGAACGTGGGCGCATGGAAGATGGCACCTACCTGCCGGTGCCGTGGACCAACGCGGTCTGGTTCCGCGAGCGTTACAACAGCGAACACTTCCTGCACCTGTCAATGGAAAAGGGCGGCTATGTCGCCTTCACCGAGGACGCGGAGAAGGGCGCGGCAGATCGCCAGACCCGCATGCGCGCTGGCGCCTACCTGAAACGATTCTTCGATGACGTACTGTCCGACGACGTGATCGCGCGGCTGGCAACCGAACTGGCCGCCGAAACCGAAAGCAACGAGGTTCGGTTCGCCGACACCGAAGACGAGATCGAACGGGTCTACCTCGACGGTCCGGATAGCTGCATGTCGCACGATGCGGAGGATTACGAAAGCAGCATCCACCCGGTTCGGGTCTACGCGGCCGGCGACCTGGCTGTTGCCTACCTTGAGCGGGACGACGCATCGCACTTCGACAAGCGCATCACCGCCCGCAGCGTCGTCTGGCCGGCCAAGAAGATCTTCACCCGTTTCTATGGCGACGAAGCGCGGTTAAAGCCCCTTCTGAAAGCCCTCGGCTACAAGGAAGGCGACCTCGAAGGCGCGCGCCTGCTCAAGATTGAGGAAGGCGGCGGCTGGGTTTGCCCCTACGTCGACTCCGTCGGCGATTTCGACGTCGGGAAAACGCACCTGATCCTCCGCCATCATGGCCGCTACAGCTGCTCCGACTCCGATCCGACCGGCATCTGCCCGCCCGACGGCAACAGAATTTCCTGCGACCGTTGCGAGGAGCGTGTGGACGAGGACGAGACCTGCAGCGTCAATACCTCGCGCCGATTCGAAGCGACGTGGTGTCGCCATTGCGAAGAGCGTCACGCCATTTTCTGCTCGGACGAAGGCATCAGCGTGCCGGAAGACGACGCGGTGTCAATGGCCGACGGCGATTACTGGTCGGAATGGAAGTTCCAAAACGACGGCGGCATCTGCGACAGCAACGGCAAGAACTATCCGGCGGACGATCTCTTCGAGGTCATCACCCTCAACGGGACCAAGAACTGGTGCGAAGATGAGCGCCGTAGTTATGCGACCAAGTGCGACGTCACCGGCAACTGGTACGCCGACGATGCCACCGTCGATCTGCCCGACGGCCGCACCGTAGGTTTCGACACCGAAGAGGCCAATGCGGCGGAAGCCGCTGCCGACGAGCCGCTGCCGCGCAAGCCGTCCCCCACCATCCACCATCCCGACCAACTCGAGATGCCAATCACGACCTGGACCCCCGCGTTCGCAGCGCGCTGAAACACCCAATCATCAAGGAGACCATCCATGTACCTCGAAACCACCACCATATCCGCCCCCGCAGCGGCGCCCGCCCCTCGCCTCGTCGCCGGCCTCGATGCGCTGGCGCGCATGATAAGCTACCGCCGCCCGGCGGGCAGCAGGACCGAGAGCAACTTCATCAAGAAGTGGTTGCTCCCGCTCGGCCTAAAGCAGGATGACTACGGCAACCTCTACATCCGGATCGGCGAGACCAACGTCATGTGGTCGAGCCATACCGACACGGTGCACCGGACGACAGGTATCCAGAACGTCGTCTGTGCCAAAGGCCTCGTCAAGCTTGCCAAGAGCGAACGCGAGTCGAACTGCCTCGGTGCTGACTGCACCGCGGGCGTCTGGCTGATGCGCGAGATGATCCTGGCCGGCAAGCCCGGCCTCTACATCTTCCACCGCGAGGAGGAGATCGGCGGTCACGGCTCTCGCCACATTGCCGACAAGCGAAACGATCTGCTCGAAGGCATCCAGATTGCGATCGCGTTTGATCGCAAGGGGACGACCTCGGTCATCACCCATCAGTTCGGGCGATGCTGCTCCGATCTGTTCGCTTCCCAGCTGGCTGGCTTGCTCGGCGGCGGCTTCACGCTGGATGACGGCGGAATCTTCACCGACACCGCCAACTACACGCACCTGATCCCGGAATGCACCAACATTTCGGTTGGAATGGAGCATTGCCACTCGCCGAAGGAGACGCTGGACATGGAGTTCCTGCTCGACCTGCGGGAGCGGCTGATCAACCTCGATACCAATTTGCTGATCGTATCGCGCAATCCGCTGATCGACACCGACGATCCGCACCCGCTCGACTGGAACAAGGATGATCGTGACTGGCTCAGCGATATCCGTTCCGGCCGCACGGTTGATCTGGATCGGGCCTCGCGCATGGGCATGAGCGACATTGTTCGCGAGTTCCCCGACGAGGTCGCCGACTTCCTCGAATGCTACGGCGTCGACGAGGAGCAGCTGGTCAAGCACGTCGAGCACTCGCTCGGCCTGCGGCGCCGCTACGGCGGCAAGTAACCACCAACGACCCGCGCGGCGGTTTCGCAGACCGCCGCGCGGCTTTCCACCACCCCACCAAAATCAAGGAGACCACCACCATGGCTAAACTGATCCTGTCGAGTTACCCGGCCGAGCGCAGCGAGCGCGGGTCTTTGCAAGTCTCAATCATGCTGAGCGGAAACGGCGCGCCGGTTCCGTCGAGAACGGTCGAGATCAAACGCGCAGCAGATGCGGCTGCGGCATTCGATGCGTACTGCGCTGACGTGACGGCAACCGGCAAGGGCGCTGCCGTCTCAATGAGGATCGGCAAGGGCGACCGATCCCCTCCCGGCTTCAAAAAATTGAAGGGCGCGGCCAACTTCCACGCCGTCAACGTCTGACAATCCGGGCGCCGCTTCGCAGGCGGCGCCCCCTTCCCCATCATCAAGGAGACCACACCCATGAAATCTATCGTCGCCGCCGCCCTCGCCCTCTCCGTCATGACGTCACCGGCCCGCGCGGCCGATCTGTCACCGGAGGAGCAGAGCTACGTTGTCATCATCTTGAACACGCTGATCGTCGCAGTCTCTTGTGACGGCTACACGACCGTAAACGGTTCGGGCGACGCGATCGCCGATCAGATCGGCATCGGCGCGGACATTGCGGCCGCCACCGGCGCCGCCATCAAAATGGGCACGCACCAAGATTACGACCGCAACCTGCTGATCCCAGAGGTCACCCGGTTCGTGAACCATACCAGCGACGCCATCGCCGATCTGCTGCGGCGCGACAAGCAAGCCTACTGCCGACAGTACGCCCCGCTCTTGATGAAGCGCGGCACCCTCGAACGCAAGTAACTCCCCACGCAGGCCAGCCAGCAAGGCGGCGCTTCGCAGGCGCCGCCCACACCACGTTCACACACAAGGAGACCAACTCAATGAACGCTCATGTCAAAATCGAGGGTGAGATCGCCCTACAGCGCAGCCTCGCCGACGTGGTTGCGGAATACGACGCCAAGAAGGCCGCCATCCCCGATGCGGTGAAGGCTTTTGAAAAAGCCGGCAACGACCTCAAGATGGCAGTGACGGTAGCCGGTCAGTTCGGCGATGTCAGCATCGATACCGGTCACGTCTATGCGCGCGACCTCGAGACTGGACTGCTCAAGTCGGCGTGGATGCACGTCTACGGCGGGCTCGATATCGCGCGCCTCGCCAGCCCGACCGACAAGCGGCTATGGGAGCAAGCCATCGCCTCCCCGCCGCCGTTCACGCTCGACAACATCCGCGGCACCTTCGGCAAGTTCTTGCTCGATCCGCGCGGCAACATCCTGCGCGGCCTCGCCGAAGTGTTCTGCGGCCTGGACGACGCCTACAAAAGCCACGACAAGGTCAAGGTCGGCGTCAAGGGCCTGCCGAAGCGCGTCATCCTCAGCTACGTCGGCAGCTACGGCTCCTACGGCCGCGACAAACTCAAGAGCGTCCTCAACGCGCTTGCCGTCTACCAAGGCAAGCCGCTGATCGATCATCGCGAGATCGAAGCGCTCTGCAAGAACGAGGACGCCCTCCTCGTGGACAGCGAGCTGGCCGCCGACCGGACGTGGGACAAGCCGTTCCCGATCGTCGGGCGCGGCGTCCGGCTGCGCACCTTCGGCAATGGCAACGGCCACCTGTTCTTCGAGCCGAAGGAGTTGCGCGATATCAACATGGCGCTCGCCGAGTTCTACGGCGACGTGCTGCCTGACACCGCCGACGACGAGCCGAAGAAAAAACAGAGCACGGCGGTCTCTAAGGACCTGCAATACTACCCGACGCCGGTGAAGGTGGTGAAGGAGATCCTTTACAAGATCGGAGACTACCGGCTTGAGGGCCAGCGCGTGCTCGAACCGTCCTGCGGCTGCGGGCGGTTCATGGATGCGCTGCGCGATGCCGGCGCCAACCCCTACGGCATCGAGGTCGATCCGAAGCGTGCGGCCGAGTGCAAGGCCAAGGGCCACACCGTCCTGCTCAAGAACTTCCTTGAGACGGTGCCGACGGGCGACTTCGATATGGTGGTGATGAACCCACCGTTCTACGGCAAGCACTACGCCAAGCACGTCCGTCACGCCTATGAGTTTTTGAAACCGGAAGGAAAGCTGATCGCGATCCTGCCGGCGACGGCTCGCTACGACCACGGGCTGCTCGATGATCTCGGCGAGAGCGCGTCGTATGGCGGCCGATGGGACGACCTCCCCGTCGGCTCGTTCAGCGAGAGCGGGACGAACATCAACACCACCGTCCTCACGATCTACAAACGCTAACCGGGCTTCGCAGGCCCATCACAAGGAGACCATCATGACTGAGATGACATGGACCACGATGCATATCGGCGGCCCGATACCAGCCAGCAAAATCGACGATCTACTCGCGACGATCGAGGATGACTTTTCCGAAATGGCCATCGGCCCTGATGATGAAAATCAGGTTCGCGACGTCGCCAACAAGAACGAGAGCCTGATCCTGCAAGGTCAGGTCAACTGCGGCAACCCCGCCACAGTTATCGACTTCTGTGTGGAGAACGACCTGCCGTTCTGGCTGCACTTCGACGCCGGATACGAGTGGGACTCCGGCATCCAGATTTGGAAGCCAGGCACCCACGTCGAGGAGTGCTCCGCCTCTGCACAGGGATACGAGCCGACGCTCAATCTCAAAGAGCTGCGCGGGCGCGAGTCGAGCGGCGAATACCTTCGCGAGGTCATCGACGACCTTGCTCGCTTCGAGAGCGACAAGGTCCCGCCGCTCACGATCAAGGATGGAGACGGTCAAGGGTGCTGCGCGTCATGCCGTGCCAAGGGTCTCGCGTGGGACCAACCGACGGAAACCGGGTACTGCTACCAGTGCGGCGCGCCTTTGTTCGACAAGCCGAAGGAGCCGGACGTGCAGGCCGCTGCCGAGAAAGCTCGCTCGCTCGGCGTGATGTTGTCGGGAGAGTCCATCGCTCTCGTCAATGAGGCCGCCAACATCGTCCGCAATGCCGCCGAGATCGCCCGTCTGCAAAAACTGAACGGCAAGATGCTTTCGACGCTAGATGGCATCCACGCCAAGATGGAAGCAGAGACTCTTTTCAAGGACAGGAGCGCCGAATGGCAAACCGATCTCTTCAACGAGATCGGATGCCTGATCGCCGAAGCGAAGGGCGAGTACGTCCCCGAGACCAACTAATCCACCAACCGGGCTTCGCAGGCCCAACATCAAGGAGACCAAACATGACGACCACTGCCGAAGTGTCGATCTTCGTCACGATCGACAACGAGGTCGCGCTGATTGGCGCCGCCAGACAGCGTTACCTCGACGAAAACCCAAACGAAACTGACGAGGACGCCAGCAACATCGTCCCCGACGGCGATGTCAGCGCCGCGCTGCGGATGCTGTTCGACCCCGGCGTGTCTCCGGATGGCTGCACGATCCTCGATTCAGAATGTGAGGTGTCCAATGGCTAAGGTCTTTATCGTTCAAGGCGACCACTTCCATGTCCCCGGCCGACCGATGACCGCGCACGCCACCAAGGCGGGTGCCGACAAGGTCGCCGCCGGACTCGTCAACGATCTGTTCGCATGGATCGAACAGCCCCAAGACGCCAAGCCGGAGACGTGGGAGGCCGATCTGCTTCGCGCCCGAAAGGCGCGCGCCGATCAGATGGGGTGCGACCTGGATCAACTCGGCGACGATGACGGCGACGTCTGGATCACCCAGCTGGAGGTCGACGGCACCCCGAGCGCCGCCCCGACTTTCGTGCCGACGAACCGCCACGGCGTGAAGCCGGGCTTCTACACGCGGCCGGATATCGTCCGGCTGCTTCGCCTGCATAAAATGTATCCCGAGCGGATACAGTTCATCGCCGACATGATGGAGTGAACCATGCTCACCAAGAAACCCGGATGCGAGCACCAGTTCGAGTGTGAGCCGAATTGCATGCCTGCGGTCCGCAACTCCTACCATTGCGACGACTGCGACGTGTCGTGGACCGACGAGTGGTCCTGCGGGTGCGATGACGAATGCCCTGAGTGCGGCGCCGCCATCTCTCCGGAGGAGTCGGAGGAACTCGATGCGTGTGCCTGCGAGTACCTGTGATGAAGCAGAAACTCCACTCCTTCGTCGTCACCGTCCGCATGGACAAGCCCTGCCCTCAATACGTCGCGCTCCGCGAGGCGCGCGACTGCATCCACGGCGAGTTCTACACCACGCCGCGGGACGACGGCGACCCTGAAAAGTTCAAGGTCGTCCGCTTCACCAAACTACCGAAGGGTCCGCGCAATTGATGCTCGACCGCTTTGAACGCGACCTCCTCTTCCTGCTGATCGGCCTCGTCGTTGGTTCGTTGATGACGATCGGCTGGACCTGGCGCTAACCCCAAACCAAAACAGGAGACCAACACCATGTCAGAACAATACGCCGTGTTTCTCGAGCGGAGACACAGAGGCGAGGAAGAAAGCGACCGCCGTCGCGTCACCGTCGGGCCGCTGCCAAGGCGACACGGTCGCAAGAGCAGGCCGGAACTGGTCTTGGAAATCGGCAGCGCCGACCAGTCCGCGACCGAGTTCCTCAGCCGCGAACAGTTCGAGGATCTTGTCGCCAACGCCCGCCGCGTCATGGGGTGGGACACCGTGAAGCTGGTGATGGAGGGCAAGCCCGCCGTCGAGACTACGGACGGCGGCCAGTCTCTGACCGGAGAGATTCCGGGCCCCGAGACCACCTTCGTCCGGCTGCATAGCTGGGATGAGGAGAAGGGGCATGCGCTGCTCAAGAAATTCATCGGCGAGCACAATGGCCTCCGCCGCGGCGGTACCGCGACGGGCAATAAAAAACTACGGATCACCGTCGAAGTGATCTGATACAATCCCAACCGGGCGTTCGCAGCGCCCTCTACAAGGAGACCATCAATGTTAAACCGTGAAGATATTAAGCCGGGCGACCGGCTGGAAATGCGTATGGGCAGCAATGTCCAACTCGTCGAGGTCAAGTCTGTCGGCGACGACGGGTTCATGTCGCAGTTCGGACCCATACCGTGGGGCAGTCTGCCCATGCTGGAGCGCGCAACGCCGGATACGTTCGACCTGACGGGAGCCGTCGAGGCGTACGACAAGGTGATGGCGACGGTCGATGGCGACATGCCGATCGAGATCGCGGCAGCGCCGCCCGCCAAGAAAAAGGAGAAGGCGGCACCGAAGGTCGAGACCAAAGCCGAAGTGAAGGCGACCGCAACGACGCGGCCCAAGACCAAGAGCGAGGAACTGGCGGCCGACATTGCCGCCCTCGCCCGCGCCCGTAATCCGCTCCTATGGATCGTGACGCGCGAGGAAGGCAGAGCCGAGAGTTATCTGGTGCAGGCGGCCGCTGCGGCTGGCTTCGTCCCGCGCATGTGGGATTGCGGTCAGGGGTTCACCGAACTGAACGGCGACCTCGCTAACCTTGGCGAGGACAACGGGAAAAGCATCGACGTTGCGCTCGCCCTGATTGCCAAGCGCGCCGCGGACCAAGCCGACCGCGGCGCGTGGATCATGCGCGATCTGCCGCCGTGGCTGATCGGACCTCCCGGCATGGTGACCTGCCGTCAGGTGCGTAATCTGGCGCGCTCGTTGCCCGGGATGCTGCCCGAGGGTGCTCAGGTTCTGATCGTGCTGTCGCCGTCCCGCGACGTTCCGCCGGAACTGGCAAACCATGCCACCGTCATGGAATGGCCGATGCCGGACCGCGACGAGATCGCGGCCCTGCTCGACGCTTCGATCAATTCGTTGCGGGAGTTCGATTACAAGATCGACCCCGATACCAAGAAGAAGATCTTCGATGCGGACGGCAAGCCGATACCGGACAAGACCAAACCGATCCGCGCGTTAGCGGCGCCCAACGGCGTGCGCGATTCTGCCGTCGACGCCGCTATCGGCCTCTCCGGTGAAGAGGCGCAGGCCTGCTTCGCCAAATCGCTGGTGCAGACGCGCAAGATCGACCCGGCGACGATCTCCAAGGAGAAAAAGCGCGTGATCGCCCGCGAAGGTAACTTGGAGTGGCTCGACCCGCTCGCTGGCGGCCTCGACGACGTCGGCGGTCTGGAGAACCTGAAAGAGTGGCTGATGGAGAGAAACCTCGCCTACAGCCCGAAGGCGCGCGACTACGGCCTGCCGCCGCCGAAGGGGTGCTTCCTCGTTGGCATCCCCGGCTGCGGCAAGACGCTGACCTCGAAGGCGATCGCCACCGCCTACGGCGGCATCCCCCTGCTCAAGTGGGATTTGGGCGCGCTCAAAGGCAAGTTCGTCGGCGAGTCTGAGGCCAACATGCGCAAGGCCCAAAGCACCATCGAGGCGATCGGTCGCTGCGTGGTGCTGATCGACGAGATCGAGAAGGCGCTTGCCGGCGCCACCCAAGGCGGTGCGGATGGCGGTGTCTCCTCCGATCAACTCGGCTCGTTCCTGCAGTGGATGCAGGAGCGCAAGGGCGAGTCGTTCGTGATCGCCACCGCGAACGATGTGTCGAGCCTGCCGCCGGAGCTACTCCGCAAGGGTAGGTTCGACGAGTTCTGGTTCGTTGGCCTGCCAAACAAGGTGGAGCGTCTGGGCGTGTTGCGGGCGGCGCTGAAAGCGCATGGCCGCAGTATCACAGACCTCGACCCCAACGGGATCGCGGACGTGATCGCGGCGACCGACCAGTTCACCGGATCGGAGATCGCCGCCATCGTGCCGGATGCGCTGTTCAAGGCATTCGCGGACGGTGCGCGGGCGATCACCGTTGACGACCTGGTCCGCGTCGCCACCAAGGTGACACCCCTGTCCAGAAGCCAAGCCGAGAAGCTCTCCAAGCTGAACGACTGGGTCAAGGAAAAGGGAGTGCGTAACGCCTCGGCCGAAGAAAAAACGGTCGTGGCGATGCCCAAGCGTGCCGCCGCTGCCGGCGGCCGCGTCCTCGATATCTGACCGCCCATGATCCGGGCGTATCAGAACTCGCTCGGCGGCTGGACCGCCGAGTATCGCGATCGGAATGGCTACTGGCGCATCGCCAAGGACGCCCGGTTCATTCCGATCTCATGCGCGACAGAAAAGCTTGCTCTGTCTGTCGCGCGCTGGCGGCGCCGCCGCCTGCAAGTCTGGCAATGACTACCCGCGGCGGATAACCGCCGCGGCAATACCGACCACCACCCCAACGCGGCTTCGCAGGCCGCATTCACCAAGGAGACCACCACTATGACGATCCGAACCACCACCATCCGCCCGGGTTACGTTGTGATTATGCGCACCGGTATCACCGGCAACGTCAAGTATTCCAAGACGATCCTCGAGGCCGACACCGAAGACGCTGACGGCAGCCTGAAAGGCAGATGGGAGACCGAGCGTGTGATCGCTAACGCCGCAGAGTTGAAGGAGGCGACGCAACTGAGGAGCAAGATGCGCGCCACCGTCACCAAAACCTGCGCGCCGATCTCGTTCGGTCTGCTCTGCCCGGAAGACAACTATGCGGCATTGAACCAATCGGTGGACGAGGCTCGCGCGCTCGCCGACGAGTTCAATCGTCGAGCCGCGACCACTCGCCTCAGCTTCGAGGTTGTTGCCGGCAAGATCGAAAGCGACGACGTCAAGGCGGTGCGAGCCATCAACGCCGAGGTCCGCGAGCTGCTCGCCGCGATGGAAGCTGGCATCAGCAAGTTCGACCCCAAGGCGATCCGGGACGCGGCCGACCGGGCGCGCGAGCTTGGCTCCATGCTCTCCCCTGAAATGGCCGAGCGCGTCAAGGATGCGATCAAGGTTGCTCGCTCCGCGGCTACCACGATCAAAAAGGCCGGCGAGCAAAGCGCGGCCGAGATCGACCTGTTGTCGATCCAGAAGATCACAGCCGCCCGGACCAGCTTCCTTGACCTCGACGAGGCGACGGAGGTCGCTGCCCCCATCCACGAGGGTCGCATGCTTGACCTGGCTCCGATCGAGATGGAGGAGGTGCCCGCGTATGAGAACGACATAATCCGGGACTCGGATGGGGTTCCGGTAACCGACGCTCCGGAGATCGACCTCGGAGAGTCACTCGCGCCGGCGGCTCCGGCCGTGCAGGTGCCACAGTTCGAGATGGACTGATCCACGTAACAGATCGGCGGCTTCGGCCGCCGATCCCATTTCCCATTCATCAAGGAGAGACCAACATGGCGTGCGACACTTGGAAAAGTACCCCCACCCAAACCCTCACCGAACGAAAGGAGGAGATCAAGAAGGTCATCGACCTCGTCGCGCAGGCGATCGTCAACGGCCGCGTCAAGCCGAAGGTCGGTCCGACTGGCGCGATCGCGTTCGAGGGCCTCGATGCCGCTGTCAATCGCAGGGGCGTCACCGACGCTTGCGTCTACCGGCGCATCATGTCCACCGGATCGGCGATGGCGAAACAGCAACTCGCCCGCGCCGAACAGCTCGCAGGTCGCCGTGTCGACGCCAAGGCGCTGGCTGGCGGGCATCACTCGCATGATGGTGGCAGGACATGGCACCACGGACACTGATAGCGATGGTATTGCCGGTGGCCCGCTTTCTAATCGGCGTGGCCGCCGCAAAAATCTGCCTACACTTCGATGCCCGCATCGTGGATGCGGTCGTCGTTGCTGCAGCAACTCCTGTTTGGCTCGGAAGCCTCACCAACGAGCTAGAGAACCCGGATCGCTAACCGCCCTTTCGCAGAGGGCATCAACCCCAATCAAGGAGACCAGCACCATGGGTGCAAATTTTGAGACGATGACGCTTGACGGCAAACTGGACCGCGAGGCGGTCAAGCAAAAGTTCGCGGAGGCCCAGGACCAAGACCGTTACGAGAACGGGCACTCCTACTCCGGCGGCTTCGGCATGGCCTCCGGCCTGATGTTCGTCGCCGGCGACGAGTTCGCCGACGCGAAATCGGCCAACGACTATCTCGACGCGAACTGCCGCAAGTGGGAGGAGGCACGCGCCGTGCGGTTCAAGCGCGGCGACAAAACCCACTGGATGATCGGCGCGATCTGTGCGTCGTGATCTGATGGCAAACCTCAGTAAGCCGATGAAGCGCGACGTCCAGCGACGGATCAAGGAGGCTGCCAGATACGTCGAGAGGCAATGGGGACATGGCTGGCCCCGGCTCGGCCAGACGCTACAGGAGGCGCTGGTGCGAGCCGAGATACTCGCCGAGATCAACCGTCTCGACTGCACCGGCACCGACCCGGCCGCGTATCGCGATCTGGTCGAGGACCTCGCCTTCGCCGCCATGCAATGGGAGGCGAAGTGATGGCAAACCTCAGCAAGCGGAGGCCATGGGCGGTTGAGATACAGCCGCCCGACCTCGATAGATGGTACGTCATGCAGGCCTATCGCGATGAGGACGAGGCGGAGGCTGGCGCTGCGCTCATGCGCAAGCGCTCGCCAAAGGCAACCTTCCGCGTGAGGAAGGTGATCGTCTGATGGCTTCACTCAGCACCCGCCGCCTCGAAGCCATCATCGAGGCCCTGCACGCCAAACTCGCCGGCGCTGTCGGCGACAGTGACGGCGACCTCCCCCGCGAGTTCTACGAAGGAGCGCTCGCGTGGGCCGAAGAACAACTCAACCGCCGTTCGCAGCGGCGCCAATCCAAGGAGACCGAACAATGAAGCGGCGATATCTCTTCCACGTCGTCTGCCCATCCTGCAACAAGTTATCGGACGTCGTCCGCGAGGATCGCGTCCCCGACCCTGCCGTCAGTTGCGGCGACTGCCTAATGGACAAGGCCGAGGTCGTCGCGATGAAGGTCGTGAAGGTCGAGGAGGTACCGTATGCCCCGTGAGTTCATGTGCCATTGGGGCAATTGCGAAAGCACCGATACCGTCATCTCGGTCACCATTCGCAGGTCTGAGATCCCTCGCTTTTGTTGCGAGGAACATGCCGCGGCGTACCTGATCCGTTGCGCCCGGCTACTGCACCCGAACGGCTCCCCGGGCGACGAAGCCTTGGGCGCCATCGAAAAGGCGATCGCGATATCGCTGCCGCCAGTGCGGCGCCGACTTTTCATCTAAACCAAGCCACCCACCCGCCGGTTCGCAGCCGGCATTCACAAGGAGACCACCAATGAACAATACCTCTGATAACGGAGCCGCTCTGATCGGGCTCCTCGTCATCCTGTCGCTCTACTTCATACCGACATCCATCAGCCTGATCCGCCGGCATCGTCAGACGCTCGCGATCTTCATGACCAACCTGCTCTTGGGATGGACGATCCTCGGCTGGATCGCCGCCCTGATCTGGGCCTGCACGGCGCCCAAATCGGAGAAGGTCGTCATCGTGCATCGCGACGACCGATAAATCCACCCACCTCGACCGCCGGTTCGCAGCCGGCATTCACAAGGAGACCACGACTATGGAACACGCAACTGCAGACTTCTCCAAGCTCGACGCCGACGCCTTCATCAACCTCTTGAAGGAGAGGGTACCGAAGATGTCGGCCGCCACGCGCGCAACCCTCGCCGTCAATATCGCAGTATCAGGCCTGTGCAAGAGACCCGATCTGGCGGACGGCCAGAAGGCAGACATCCTAAACGCCGCGTTGAATTTCTATCGGCTAACGGTGTTGGCGGACTTCCTCCAGATGGCCGTCACCTCGGAGGACGGCAAGCCCGGTGACCTGTTGATGGACCGCAGCGAAGCGTCAACCAAGACCCTGCGCTACCATCTGTCAACGGCGCTCCTGGCCTTCGTCGAGGATCAGAACAAAGCCGCTGATCGCTTCCGCACACTGTCCGCCATGCTGACGGAGGAGACAGCGCGATGAAACTGTTGCTTGCCTTTTTCCGTATCCGGCATCTGTTACAGATCGAGCAGATCGCCGGCGAGGTGACCGCAGAGATCGACGCCTACGATCGGGCGCTCGGAGGCACGCCTCCGCGCTACAACGATTCGAAGCCGCCGGACGCCGACGACTACAACGCCATACTCTCTATCACGGAGAGACTGCGGCGCTAAAAAAGGTGAGGCGGGAGTTCGCAGCTCCCGCCTCGTGCCCGAGAGGTTGGCTGCAAGGAGACCATCCCAGCGTCCATCAATCGGAGCAGCGACTCATTATCACAAACACGGAGACCAAATCTATGACTACTGACACCGAATTGGTGCAAAAAACTAACACCAGAGTTTGGGTGCTGGTGATCGACCACAAGCATGGAACCACCGTCACCGCGCACCCGTCGCGGGCGGCCGCGGACGGCGCGGTCCATGACCACTGCGACGAATGGTGGGATCATGAGTTCGGAGCCGAGACCCGCCCCGCCGACGACGAGCTTGTCTCCCGCTATTGGGAGAAGATGAGCGAGCGCGGCGAGGAGTGGCACGTCATTGAAGAATGCGTGGTGCGATGATGGCGATACGCTCTTATTCGATCCACGAGATGCTGCTCGCCGTGCGGCGCCTGCCGGCCACGATGCCGGAGTCGGATCGCCTCACCAAAGGCGGTTACAACACCCACAGAGATCACTGGGATCGGTGGCTGAGCGGGTACGATGGACCTGGCTTCTACGGGCGCAGCAGCTGGGATGTTGATGCGAGAGCCGTCTACCAGCGACTCAACAATGGCCACATGATCGTTTGGCTCAACGAAGCGGCCGGCGAAAGCCCGCCGCTGATCCGGGTCACGATCCGAGATATGCAAATGCGCGGCAACGGCCGCGCGCAAACGGAAGCCAAGATCGTCCGCGATCGTCACCCATGGGAACGAGCGGCTTCGCTTCTGTTCCGATAGCAACAACCCGCCCCCGACAAGGTCCAGTTTCGGCCCTTGCCGGGGGCTTTTCCTTTGCTCGGGTAACGGTATTTAGGCACCTCCGGCAAATAGGGCCGTTTCGGCCCTATCAGGCCCAAAGGGCCGCCAAAAGGCCTAGGGTTAGGCCTTTCGGTATAGGCTTAGGCGCCTACCCCTAAACGCCGCTCCTAGGGCCGTTTCTGCCCCGCCGTATGGCCCTCAAATCAGGGTCAATTGCCCCTGCCCCTGCCCGGTTAGCCCCCGGTTCCCCTGCCCGGTTCCGCCCCCGGTTCCCCTGCCCTTGGGGCGGGTTCCCATGGGCGTTTTCCGGGGCGGGGCATTGGGCCGCCCCGCACCGTTTGCCGCATAGGCAACGCCAGCTAGGGCCGCTCGCCCCGCTTCCGTTATGCCGTATCTTTTCCACTTCGCCAGCGTCACAAGCCCCTTGAGGTACAACGACTCTCCGACCGAAAGGCCGACACTAATCGTCGCCCCGTCGGGGGCGAGGAGCGACAGGAAATAGCGCTCGCGGCGCGACAGCGCCTCGGTCATGCGGGATCTCCCGCATATTGCGCCTTGATCTCAGACCACTGCTTCCCTTCAGGGTGGCCGCGGCTGAACCAGCGCGAGTAGGCGAGCGCTCGCTTGCGGAAATCCTCGTCGTCCCGATACCTCCGCCGGTAGTTCAGCCGGATGCAGGTCTTGCACCTGATCCTGAAACCGCCCCTGCACTCTTTTGATTTTTCCTGCCGGCTGTTCTCTGGCGTCAGCGCGTGGCCTCGCTTGCAGAAATTCATGCCAGCACCCATTCCTTGCCGGTCCATGCGATCCGTTGCGGGCGCAGCGGAAACATTTGCGCCAGCGGCTCGGCAGGATTGGGGACGAGCGGCACGATGTAGCGAAGCTCGCCGACGACGGGCTTGCGTGGCGCGATCGGTACGAGCTGGTAGGTCAACACTTGCTCGCCCCGGTTCAGCTTCGCGATCTGCTGCATCGCCATCATGACGGGTTCCCGCTGGGGTCGACGATCACAAAGCCGCGGATCGAGCGAACATGCTCGCGGATCAGGTGATGGCCGGAGTTGCCGTCGTGGACGAACCACAGATCGCCGACCACATGGCGCAGCAGCACGAACACATGACCGGACCTGGCTGCAGCCCGATAAGGCGCCGGCTCAGCGCGAGGGAATTTGCGCAGCCAGTTGTAGGCCAGGTTCAATGCCGGGACGATCTTGTGGAACAGGAACAGGCTCGCCTCGCAGCCGCAGAAGGCGTGCGGACAGCCGGTCGGGCGTGTGCCGACGACGACAGCCCCTTCCGTCACCGCGCGCCTGCGCAGGGCACGATGATGGTGCCGATAGTGGTGATGCCCCCGCGCCTGCGCGCTCGAGATCGGCGCCACCGCCAGAACAAACAACAGCGGGACAAATCTGATCAAGGTCATCATGGGCGCACCGCCTTCGCCAGATCGCGGATCATGCTGTCCAGCTTCGAGCGCTCCTCACGGAGACTTTCGATCGGCTTGCACAGCTCGCGGATTTCCAGATCCAGCTTGTCTCGCGCAACCAGCTTCTGATCGAAGATCTTCAACATCTCGACCGCCTGATCCAGAAACCTCTGCCCGCGCGCGACGGCTTCGTCGATCGCCGAGTTGGAGCCGATGGACCCGAAATTCTCGTCGCGGATTTTCTCGACCCACGCTTGCGGCACACCGAGATCAACCGACACCTTCTTGTCGGTCCACCCCGGGCTGTAGCCGGTGCGCTCGTCGACATAGACGTTGTTCAGCTTGTCAAAGATGATGCGACGCTCGTCGCGGGTGGGCTGGCGCGGTTCTTGCGACGCTACCGCCACCTCTGGCTTGACCTGCTGGTTCTGCACTTCAGTTTCCTTCTTTTGTGGGTGGTTCGCGTTGCGGACGCAGCTCGGGCAGATGTCCTTCTTGCCGATCTCCCAGCCGAGCGCCTCGAACTTGCGAGTGATGATCTGTCTCTCGGCGCTCTCGGCGCCGGGTCGCTTCATTGTGTTGACGGGCACCGCCGCCCTGTAGCTGCATTTGTGGCACTGCTTGGCGAACGACCTCTGCGGTCGCCCCTCGATCACCGTGAGCGTGCGGACCGGCGTCATGGGCGGGCCTCGTAGTAGCTCACGTTCCTGCGGGCGCGCACCGCCGCCTGCCGCTTCGGATTGTTGTGATACCGCAGCTTCTCGAACTCGCTACGGCAGCGCTTGCATTGGCGCACCGTGTATCCCGACGACAGTTTATTCAGCTTCGTATTGGTGGCCGTGAAGGGATGCCCGCGCTTGCAATGGGTCTTGAGTGGGGGTGCCATTTTTGACCACCTCACGCCTTGACGTAGAGCGCGACGTAGGCCTCGATGCCGCCGCCCTGCGGCAGCGTGCGCGGCTCCAGGCGAATGAGCTTCATGCCCTCGCGACGAAGCCGGCGATGGATGTCGATCATCGACACGCCAATAATAAATTCTCTGATCACGTTTGGTCTCCTTGGTTATGTTGGAAGAGACGCTGCGAACGCCTCTTGGGTGGTTGGTCTAGGACTCCTGCGGGGGTTCAATCATGCTCTCACCGGCACGCGATCGCGGCGCAGGCCGCGCGAGATTTCCCGCAACCCGCTGCGAACGAAGCCGGGGATCTGATCCTCGTTGAAGTCGAACGTCTTGCTGGCCCAGAAGCCGACGGCCTGCGCGGTTTCGGTGTCGTGGGACAGATAACGAGGTATCCAGCCGAGGGCCTGCTCGCAGCGCTCGATCTCCGCCCCCGACGGCGGGATGCGAATGCGGTTCTGCTCGCGCTCCCATGCCTCAAGCTGACCGGCCTGCTGAAGCTCGTTCTTGAGCGCCTGCAATTCGCCGGCCGTCATCGCCTCGAAGTGCGGCCACGCGGTGCCGAACTGCTTCGGCCAAATCCGCATCGGCATGCGCCGCACGGTGGCTGCGGCCTCGACGAGGCGACCGCCGACCATCTCGTGGTGCCACACGGCCTCCCCGTGTGCCGCCCCCTGCCGGGGACGGACCTTTGCCGGGTCGACGATGGTTTGCTGCGGTATGTGATCTTGGTTCTTCATTCGGCAGGCCCTCCAATCTGTGTCGCATCGAACGGGGGCTGCATCGCGGGTCCGTCGACGACGGGCATGTCACCCATCTCCGCATCGTCACCGAACTCCGGCTCGCCCTGATCGAAGTATGTCGAGACGCGGCTGCTCTCCTCACTGGGAGGGGTGGCCTCCTCCTCGCGATCGACCGGATCGGGCCGCTTCGGCACACCCCGGATTCTCTTCCCGGTGATCCAGACAAAGGGATTGGAGCGCGCCATGATGCCTTTATCGATCATGAAATTGTTGCCGCGCTGGATCGCCTTCCTGACAGCGTCATCCGATGCATCCGCCGCAAAATTCTCCCGATAGATCTGGCTCCAGCGCTGGGCCTCGACGACACGGTCGACAGACTTCGGCAGACCAAGCCGTGGCGGCGGCGCGACACCGAACTCCTCAAGCGCGCGACGCAGCGCGCGATAGGTGTTGCGGTTCTGGTCGGTCATGTTGATGCCAGCCTCTTCTTCGGCCTGCTTGACCCTGGCCGCTGGATCAGCATCGATCCATTCGACGACCGCCCCCGGGATCGGGGCGTTGTCCTCGTCGTACCCGGCGATGACGCCGCGCAGGAAGAAGTCCGTGATCTCGCCGTCCTCGCCTTCGCGCTGCTTGGTGATCTGGGTGAAGCGGCGATCGCGCAGCTTGTTGCCATCCGCGATTTTGGCCGGCGCGTCCTTGGCAGTGTGATCGTAGCGCCCGATCTTGATGGCGGTCTCGAACGCCGCATACAGCGAGGTATGACCGCGTGGACCCGTGCCGCCGGCGTTCATGTGGTGGACAAGCCAGAGCCCGCAATCGCACTCCTCGCGGATACGATCGAGCCGCGACATCACAAGGCCGACTTCCTTGCCGTTGATCTCGTCCATGCCCGGCGTGGTCTTGTTTAACGTGTCGATCACCACGGCTTCGAGTTCGAGCTGGTCGTCGGGGAACATCTCGTTCCAGTTCGCCACCAGCACCTTGATCTCGGCGATCAGTTCAATGACCTGCTGCTCATTGCCGAACAGGTCGAACTTTTTGGTGAGACAGATGAACGGAAGGTATTCGTCCTCGGAGATGCCTTTGCCCGCGGCGTAGCCGGCGAAGCGATTATAGACGAAGCCGGCGCCGGCCTCGGCGGCACAGTAGACGACCAGACCGCGCCGCACCTTGCGGCCGAGATAGTCCCCTCCGCGCGCCACCGCCATCGCGAGGTCCTGGGTGAAGAAGCTCTTGCCGGACTGACTGGCCCCGTAGATCAGCACCGTCTCTTTGCGCGGGATCAGCCCCTTGATCACATACTGGTAGGGCGTGCGCGTGGCGCGCGGCGCGCCCCACATAACGGCTCCAAATTTGGAGACAAAGGGCTTGGGCTCGTACAGCTTCGCGATCGAACCGACCAGCTGGTAAAGCTCGCTCGACGTTCCGCCGGCCTCGAGCCAGTCGGTCGTGTCGCCCTTCAGCGGCAAGTTCGGCAGATCGAGGATGCGAACGCGCTTGGCGGTGCCGCGCAGCTTGCCCGCAACCATCATGCCGTGATCCTGCCCCGGCAATACCGGGCGACCGTCGGGATGCCAGCGCAACTCGCCGGTCTGAGGGTTCTTGGCCTGCGGGTCGTTGTCGCGAATGATGACGACGTCCGCATCCTTGAAGTACGGCGTCAGTTCATCCGGCCACTTGCCGGCGCCGCCCGCATTACAGGTGGCGGGAACGCCCAGATCGGCCAGATTGTCGACGTCCTTCTCGCCCTCGACAACGAAGATCGTGCGCTCGTCCGCGACGGCCTCGATCAACTCGGTCAGCCGATACGGCACCTGCGTGATGCCGTCGCGCTTCCACACCCATTCGCCCCTGACGTCGGACGGATCGTCGTCGGGGCGTGCCGGGCGGCGCTGCAGGAAGTTCTTCGGCTCCATGCGGCAGACCTGGAACAACAACTCGCCGCTCTCGGCCGTGTAGTCGTAGGTCTTGACCAGCTTAGGCTTCGCTTTGGGCGCTGCCGGCTTGGGATCGGGCCTGCGATCCGGCTCGCGTTCGGACTGCGCGCTCGATGCGCGCCCCTGCTGCTGCGGACGACGATCCTCGATATCAAGCCCCAGTGTATCGCGCATCCAGTCGATCGCCTCTTTGCCTTCCATCCCCTTCTCGCGCTTGATGAGCGCAAGTGTTCCGCCGCCGTCGCCGGCCTCGAAATCATCCCAGAACCCGGTCTCGATGTTGACCTTGAGTGAGCCCCGCTTGCCGTAGCGCAGCTCTCCGCTTTTGCGTGACGTCGGCTTGCCGAGCAGAGCGTCGGCCACCGCCTCGATATATCGACCCCAATCTTCCATTATTGATCCAGTACAGCTGCATAGAGCTTGTTATTAACGACAGCATCGATGATCTCTGCTGCGAACTCGTCGTACTCAACACCGCGCCGCTTGGCCTCCGCCCGAAGATCAATCGAGACGCCTGCCCCGAGCCTGACCTTCAAGGTCGCGTTTGATTTGCGCGCCGCCGGCGCATTCGCTTCAGTCCCCATGCCCACCCCAATGGTTGAAGCTCAGGCGCTGCCGTGCGCCAGAGCGTCGAAGCCGCCGGCCGGACTACCCATGAACAGCCAGCCCGCATTCAGTCTCTCGCAGTGATTGGCCCACCGCTCGATGTCGGCAGCGAGAACGATGGCGTCTCTGTTGCGGACGTTCTGTCCGCGCATGTCCGCCACCACCACCCTTGCCGCCTCCACCGAAAGCGAGTTCCAGCCAGCCGAGTCCGAGAACTTTAAGGTCACCCGGTAACCACGGTTTTCATCGAAGGCGTGCCCCACCGCGATCTCGCGCCCCGCCGGGGACGAGATGCACCACCGGCCATCGCCGTCGGTATGGATCGGAGTGTTTGTTCTCATCATCCCCCTCGCTTCTTCCGTCCGGCGATAACGGCGTCGATATCGCTCTCGTTGGTGATCAGAAACTCAAGCGCATTTGCCGTCGCCATGCGGATGCGGCGCACCCGCTCCCACCGCGCGACCACGTCGCGCGAGGCGTTCGGATCTTCTCGCGCCGCCCTCGCCATGATGTCGGCGTGGACGAAATCGTCGTAGGCCACCTGCCACATCGCGTGGGTGGTGATGGGCGTCTTGTCCGTGGCGCGGCTTGTGTCGTTTGCCATTTGTGACCTCACGCGACCGGCAGCACGCCGAAGGGCGCGTACTTCGCTGTCGCCCACATCCAGATGCCGCCAGCGTCAGCGGCGTTGTCGTCGACCGCAGGCCAGCCAAGCTGAGCGCAGAGCGTCATCATCGCCTTCTTGGCGTTGTTGCGAGAACCGAACTTGGACGTGCCGAGCGCCTTGGCCCGCCAGGTCGACACTGCGACCGACCAAACCGTGATGTTGCGGCAACGAGCAGCGCCGGTGATGGCGCCGTAAAGACCGTGCAACAGCACCGTGGTCTCGTATCTCGACTCGCCGTTCTTGTAGAACGGCTCCTCGACCGCGATCAGCACCGGGTCATGCTCGGCGATCAGCCCATGCACCAAGCTCGCCGCCTGACCGAAAACGTCGATGGGGCGGTCACCGTGACGATCAAGCTTTATGCTTCTAAGATCGGGCTTGCCGCCGATGGGGCCGACCGCGCAGCCGCATGCCGTTGCCGGATCGAACGTGATCACGCTGGGTTTCGTCATCACAGATCACTCGTGACTGCGTCATCGTCGTTGTGGTTCTTGTCGACGAGCATATGCAGGATGGCCATCTCGGCTCCCCACATCTGCGCCACGCCTTCCTTGAAGCCCTGCGCGTGCCCAAGCTCGTAGGCCATGCAGGCGCCAAACAGGGCTGCAGCAACGTCCCAGCTGATGCAGCCGGCAATGCGGCTCCAGATGCTTCTACGCTGCGGCGTCGGTCCGTTTTGTTGCGACATCGTTGGTCTCCTTGTTCCGGATCGAGAGGCCGAAGTGCCCCGCGCAATAAGCGCAGCCCTCCGACATCACCGGGTCGCCGCAGTACAGGTACGGTGGGCGGTCTGCGAAACCTCCCATCGGCCAGCGGCAAGTGCTTTCCTTGAGTTCAGTAATTGCGATTGGGTTTTCGGATTTGGTTTCAACAAAGCGCGCGGCGATCGACCCGTCGGCGACGAGGACGGGTCTCGGTCTGCGCCTGCGAGGCGCGCACTTCCGCGCGGGGCTGGAAGTGCCCCGGTTCAAGCGCTGTCCGCCGCTTTCCGTTTTGAGTTCGATCTCGGCGCGATGGCACTTGCCGATCACGGCGTTGCGCGTGACTGCATGGCCCAGCGCACAGAGATCGTTGGCGATCTCGCGCGCGGTTGCCTTCTCGTCCGCGCGCTTGCGGACAAACGCGAGCATCTCGTCATCCCACACGACCGTCACGGCTAGCGATCACAATCTGTCGGTATTGCGTCGGCGCGGCGCGTCAGGACCGCGACCAAGGATGCTGATCGTTCGATCAAGCGAAGCAATCGCCTCACAAGAAAGCGAAGAAGGCAGCGCCTGCAGGCACCGACGAGCTGCCTCAATGCCTGCCACAGCAGTATCCACCTCAGCAGCGTCTGCGGCTGCAACAAGCCGTTCCATTTCCCATGCTTCGATCCGTCGTGCATCGCCATACCAAATATCTCGAGTTCTGCTGATGGGGAGACCGGTCCTGTCGGCGGCGCGGCCGATGGCCGCTTTCACCTGATCGCCTGGGGGACACGGCTGTGAGCAACGCTTCGCCAGCGCCGCTGCCCTCTCCGAAGAATTGTCAGAGGTCAGCGACGAGGTAGTTCTTTCCGAAAGATGCAACGTCATGTTTAGGTAGGGCATGATTTCTCCTGGAACGGAGGCGCGCTACTGCCGCTACAAAGCGCACCGGGGGTTTGACGTGATTGGAAACAAACGCTCACAATGCAGCACAAGAAGCCGAGTGCTGCATTGTGGACACAGTTCCCGAAAGACTGGATTGATGAGTAAAATTTGCCGTGAAAAAACCTTGCCTGCGACCGCCGCGATCTGCGAACGTGGCGCAGGAACTTATCCAAGGAAAAGCTGGTATGAGTGCGAGTTCTGCGTGCGCCGAAGTGACGGACCTCTCGGCGGATCGGTCGTGCAATCTCGGCGGAGAACAACAAGAACAAGTTCCGGTCGCGGAACATCTCGGCGAGCTGCAGCCAACAAGCTGCGAATATGTGGGTGCCGACGAGGTGCTCGTTTCGCTGAAAAGCAAGACCGGAGAAATCTTCTCCTTCTCGCTGAAGACCGCCATGCTGGTGCACGGGATCAATCTGGCGGTGACGCTGATCAACAGCTGCACCGCCCAGGTATTCAGAGACCTCGACGTGTTCTGATACCGTCGTCATGCGCGCGCCTTCTTCGCGCCACGATAGCCGGCCCGGAGTTCCGGCGGCATGTGGTCGTTGGCGTCAACGAGCCCCTTGGACTCGGTGCGGATGCGCGCGATCATCTTCGGCGTCGGGAAGTGTTCGTAGAGCCGGTACCGCGTGATGTTCTGCCGCGAGGTCTCGATCTTGCGGGCGAAGGCTGCGTCGGCGGCGTACGGCTTCATGTCCGGGTATTTTTCTTTGAGATAATCTTCGAGCGTCATGACCCCTCGGGTGCTTCTTCGATGGGAGATGGCGGATACGCGGGACCTAAATTGCACCGGTTCAGTGCATTGTCAAGCCGTCCTGTGCACCGATTTCTAAAAGTGACTCCCATGCACCGATTTGGTACCTGTTGACGTCACCCAAAAATGAACAGCCGCAACTAGAATTTAATTGACCAGACAGCGTTTTAAACAAGTGCCGTCACGTTCGCGATTAAAGGTTCCCGCGATATGGATACCGTAGTGCAGAGGCCCATGGAGTCACACAATCCGAGCCAACGGAACCGTAAATGGCCGAGCGGCAACTCTTTGCGATTCTATCGCGAGAAAAAGGATTGGACGCTGCAGGAGGTGGCCAAGGCGCTCGACACCAAGCACCAGACCATCCAGAAGCTCGAGACCGGCAAGATGAAACTCACGCCGGAATGGGCCGACCGGATCGGCGAAGTGCTTCGCGTCCCCGCCAAGTTCCTCGGTTTCAGCAACGCCCCCGACAGCTACAGCTGGGCCGTGAAGCCGGTCCCCGTCGTAGGGGTGATCGACAGCGAGATGCGGGTCAACTTCACCGAATCGCCGCAGCGGCGAATCGGCTTGGCGGACGCAAGCCCCGGCCTGCGGGCGCTTGAACTGGGCAAGGATTCTATGCCCGGCTTCGAGGGGTGGATGATCCTGTACGACGACGACGCGCGCGAGCACGTCACCCAAGGCATGCTTGAGCGGCAAGAGCAGAATACCAAATTCCTGGCCCACGTTCTGAATGGGGAGACGTGGTGGCGCAGGGTCGTCCCCAGCGCCCGCCGCGGCTTCCACCACCTCGAATCACTTCACAAGCAGACCGTCTACGACGTCGAGATCGACTGGGTCTGCGAGGTTCTTAGATTCGAGCCGCCCGGCCAGGATCTTCCTCCCTTCGAAGAATAAATCGATTCGCCGGCTGGCGTTTTGCACCCGGTTCCCTGCGCGGAATCGGGTGGGACATCGCTATGGGACATCGACGGGACATTTGGGACATCGATGCTTTGGCATGCAACTTGCAATTGGTTATTACTTAAAGAAGGTATATATAAACAGTAGTTATTAGGGGGCCTTAAGGCCCCCCTAATATAACTACTTATTCCGATAGACCTCCTTTCAACAGATTCAAAAAATTACTGTTGCACTACGCGCACACATGCGCGAGAGAGATTGCACCAAAAAAAATCATTTCCCGTGCAAGACACTCTTGACGACTGCACTGAATAGGTGCATTTCTCCGGGCACTGAGACCACCCCAGTCGTCCACCACCAACAGTGAACCCCATTGATCGAGCATTGCGCGGGCGCTTCGCAGGCGCCCGCTCATCTCGACACAGGGTCAGGAGCGTCTTGCATGATTACAGTTGAGCCTGAAGTAGGCACCTTTCGTTCGCTTAGTTCCATCACCGCCCCCGTCGTCGAGAAAATCACGCTCGGAACCGTCGAGCGTCATCCGGTTACCGACCGCGCGTCGTGGCTGCGCATGCGCGCCGCCGACCTCACTGCCTCCGACGTCGCCTCGGTTTGCGGCGTCGGATATCGCAGCGCGATGGCGGTTTGGGCCGAGAAAAAGGGCCATATCCCGCCGAACGGTGACAGCCCCATCCTCCGTCGGGGACGGTGGTTTGAAAAAGCTATCTGGGAGGCCATCACCGACGAGCGTCCCGAATGGCAGCTGCGTGCGGCCAAGGTCTATTTGCGCGCGCCAGCGCTGCGCTTCGGCGCCACGCCGGATGCGCTCGCCATCGACCCTGCTCGCAAGGGTTTGGTCCTGATCCAGGGCAAGGTCGTTGCGAAGCCGGTGTTCATTGCCGACTGGCTCGGCGGCGACCGCGAGGGCACCGCCCCCACCGTGCCGCTCGGCTATCAGCTGCAAACCCTGTCGGAGACGATGCTGGCCGAGGCCGCATTCAACGGCGAGGAAATTCACCCGGTGCTGGCAGCGCTTGTGGTGGACAGTTTCACGGCCGAACTCCACCTGATCCCGGTCGCGCGTCACGCCGATGCCGAGCAGAAGATCCTCGCCACCGTCCGGCAGTTCTGGGCTGGCTTCGATGCGGGCATTCAGCCTGCGGTCGATCCGACCAAGGACCACGATGTGGTGCGCAAGCTCTTCCCCGCCGAGAACGGTGCCACGCTCGATCTGTCGAGCGACAACCTGCTGCCGACGCTGATCGACGAGCGCAAGCGGCTCGGCGAGGAAATCACCGTCCGCGAGAAGCGGCGCGATGCCATCTCGACCGAGATCATGTTCAAGCTCGGCGATAGCAGCTTCGCGCTGATTGCCGGCGGCCGGAAAATTTCCTGCAAGGTCACCAACGTCAAGGAAGCGTTTCGCGCGGCCTATTCGTTCCGCTCCATCCGTGAGGTGAAGGTGCGATGAACAAGCCCCTCACCGCTGCGGAAGCAAGCGCAGGTCACAACCGGCCTGCGGTGCTGACCGCCGACATGCTCAAGCGCGACTTTGCCTATCTCGATACGGCGGTCGCCGAGATCAAGAAGCTATACAACGCCTGCCCGCCGGTCTGCGAGGACACGGAAGACCTGGAGATCATGCGCTCGGCCGTGAAGCGGTTTGCGGGCGGCTACAAGCGGGTTGAGGCTGTCAGGGTCGAGGCCAAAGAACCATATCTTGACGCCTGTCGCATCACCGACTCGCACTTCAACACCCTCAAATCCATTCTCGAAGGATGGCAGACCGATGTTGAGGGGCGCGCCCACCGTTTCCTGAAAAAGGTGGAAGCGGAGGAGCGCGCCCGACGCGAGGAGGAGGCCCGCGCGACGGCGGAAGCTGCACGTGTCGCCGCGGAAGCCGCGCGCCTGGCCGAACAGGAGCGCGTCGAGGCCGAACAGACCCGCCTCGCCGAGACCTTCGTGGGAGATGCGCCCCCGACGGCTGGATACGACGATCGCGCGTCCGCCGCGCGCATCGAAGAAACCACGCTGCGCACGACGGCGATCCAGAAAAGCGCCGACGCCATGAAGGCTCAGCAGGCCGCCACGGCCAAGCCTGCCGATCTGGCGAGGACGCGGACCGGAACTGGTCTGTCCACGCTCACCGAGGTCTGGAAGTTCGAGATCATCAATGTCGACGATGTCGATCTCTCGGACCCGGTGCTGCGCTCCTGCATTCCCGCCACCGATATCGCGGCGGCCATCGGCCGCTATGTGCGGACACACAAGGGTGACCGCCCGCTCAAGGGCGTTCGCATCTATTCCGACACCAAGCCGCTAATGACCTGAACAACAGCCGGGCTTCGCAGGCTCGGATCACAAGGAGACCAAAAATGAATTTTGTCGATCAACGGAGTCGCGTGGCCGATTTGGAGGCGTTCGCGGGCACTAGCCCCGTCGCCAACAACCTGCCCGTCGCTGCCGCCAGCACGATGCCCGCCGACCGCGTGTTCGGCGCGCAGCCGATGAAGATCAAACGCGACCCCGAAAATATCTTCAAGCAGATCAGGATTGAAGCAGCCGCAGCCGGCGAGAATTTCTACTACCGCTTTCCCGTCCGCGCGAAGATCAAGGACCCTGAAACCGGCAAGGAGACGTGGGGCACTGACTACATCGAGGGGCCCACGATCAAGTGTGCCAACTCGGTCTCGCGCCTGTTCGGCAACTGCGATGTTGACTGCCGGGTGCTGGACGTCGGCAGCCACTGGGTATTCCACGCCCGCTTCATGGACCTCGAAACTGGCTACTCGCTGACGCGCCCGTTCCAGCAGCGCAAAAATCAGGGGTCCGTCAGGGGCGACTCCGGTCGCCAGGAGGATATAGCGTTCCAGATCGGGACGTCGAAGGCCATCCGCAACGTCATCACCAACGCGCTCGAACTCTACACGACCTTCGCTTGGCAGGAGGCCAAAGATGCCATCATCGAGAAGGTCGGCAAGAAGTTGCCCTTCTACAAGGAAAAGGTCGCCGAGCGTCTCAAGGAGCTGAATATCGATATCAGCCGTGTCGAAGCAGTGCGCGGTCGCCCGCTGGCAAGCTGGCTTGCCACCGACGTCGCCAAGACCATCGCCGAGTTGCAGGCCATCAACGATGGCATGGCGACCGCCGACGAGACCTTCCCGCCGAAGGAGACGAAGACCGACAGCGAGACTGGAGAAGTGCTCAACAATTTCGCCAGCACCACGACCGAAGGCGCCGCCGCCACGGACGACGCCGAGACCAAGACAAACGCGCCCGCTGCCGACAAGCAGCAGGCGCAAGGATCGCAACCTGCCGAGACTGGCCCCCACGCCACGGCAGGCGCGACGGAGGGCGCCGAGAAGGGAGACGGCGGAAACGTACCCAGCAACGCCTCGGCGCCCTCCACTACCAATGGACCGAAAGATCCTGCGAACGATGCCGAGTACGACGCCTACGCCACGAAGTGGATCGCGGAGCAGATCGATCCGGAAGAGCCTCGCGCGCGCTGGGCGCGCGAGAAGAACATGCGCAACAAGGCGAACGTCTCGCCGGAGACGCGCGACAGGCTGGAGACGGCCGTCAAGGCCAAGGTCGCTGAGTTGAAGAAGAAGTCTTAACAATCCGAAGTGGGGCAGACGCAACGACGGGCAGCGCGCGGCTCGAACAACGGGAAGATGACCTCCGGGCCCCATTTCGTCTCCCCTCGGGGAGGGATTGCTTTCACCGGCCAAGGTTGTCATCGCGCGCACAATTCACTCCCGCACCCGGGCGCACGGGGACGGTTTGGCGGCAACTCCGGGTGCTCGTAAGGCCGGGGATTATTTTTGGAAACGGACTTCGCAGGTCCGAGAAGCAAGGAGACCATTGTGGCTGGAAGTTTGAACATGGTGCAGTTGATCGGCAATCTGGGCAAAGACCCGGAGATCCGTCGCACGCAAGGCGGCAAGCCGATTGCCAACCTGTCGATCGCAACGTCGGAGAGTTGGCGCGACAAGCAGACCGGCGAGCGCAAGGAAAAGACCGAGTGGCATCGCGTCGTAATTTTTAACGAGGGTCTGGCGGGGATCGCCGAGAAGTACCTCAAGAAGGGCTCCAAGGTTTACGTCCAGGGCGCGTTGCAGACGCGCAAATGGACCGACCAGAGCGGCGTCGAAAAATATTCGACCGAGGTCATCCTGCAAGGCTTCAACTCGACGCTCACCATGCTCAGCGACGGCAATGGCGGCGGCAATGGCGGCGGCAATCGCCGCTCGGATGACGACGGCGGCGGCGACTTCGGTAGCGGCACTCGCCAGTCGTCGGGGGCAGGCTCACGCCAGTCGAGCTTCGCCAACAACGACATGGACGACGATATTCCTTTTTGACGACGTCGGCGTCTCAACACCGCGCCGGTCGGTTACCGGCATTCAAAGGAGACCCAAACTATGAAGCGTATGTTTTTGATTGCCGCCGCTGTGGCCGCAGCAATCGGGTGGATGGCCCCGGCCGCCGCTCAGACCCCCGCTCCGAACAAGCCGTTCCAGATCAAGACCCGGCTGGATCATCTGTCCGGAACGCAGTGGGTTGTTGTCCTCAGCTACCTGCCGTCGGAGATCACATCGATCACATGCGACAGCTGGACGATGCTCGGCATCGGAAGCTGGAAGCATCAGAACGATTTCACGATTCCGGCGGGTCCGTCCGTCGCGATCATGGATGCCAACAAGTTCGACGGCTATTGCAAAACAAAAGGGTCGATCGTCGCGCACACCGACGACGGAGACTTTGTTGGCGTTCTGGACCGTGGCGACGGCAATTGGGACGCTAGCACAAAGCTCACATTCAAATAACCCGCACCGGGAGGCGCGGCAAAGCCTCCCAACCAATTCTCGGAGACTAAAGATGAAGCTCGCGTTTCTCGCATGTTTGTCGACCTGGCTGGCAGTGCTGTCTGTCCTGCTTACCGCCTTCACCGCGCTGTCGACTGCCACCAACCTGAAGATCCTCGCCGCGAACGCCGTGCTGCTGGCCATCTTGATCTGTGTCGCACGTTACGAAGGACGCCATTCTTAACAACCGCCGTTTCGCAGACGGCATCCACCAAGGAGACCAAGACTATGGCTAAGAAGCCCTACCCGAAGGGACTCGGGTACAAAGAGAACGACACGTCGAAAGACGCGGCTGAAGAGTTCGAATCGCGCGCCGTGGTGCTGCGCGCTAGGGCCTACAGCTACATCAGTAGAAACCCCGGCAGGACCGCCGACCAGATCGCGGAGGCCTTGGGGGAGACCATCGTGTCCATGCGCCCGCGCGTGTCTGAGCTTCGCAAGGAGGGTCTGATCGTCAACGACGGCCGCGGCGTCAACGCTTCCGGCATGTCGGCGCACCGCTGGCGGGTTGCGACCGAAGCGGAGCGGGCGATGCGAGGTGCAGCATGAGTAAGGAAGAAACACAGCAGACCATCGGCAGGCTGCTGCAAGGACCGACGGATCGAGACGCGATCCATGTCGCGGTCGCGCCAGTGTACTGCTTTGAGACGATCTATCCTGGCCAGCACATCGGGTTTGTCGATGGCAATGCCGAGCGCGGCATTGTGTCAGCCAAGGTGCCGGCCGAGCGGATGATCGGTATCGCTGACCCGTTTCTGAGGTCGCCGATTGGGTCAGGCGGCATGTTCTGGATGTTCCTGTACCCGAACACGGTCACCGGCCTGAAGCACCTGTGGAAGCATCCGGCGTTCGATGTAGACGTGGCCAAGGCCGTCGCCGACAAGAAGGCCGCCTCCGAAGCATGGCTGCGCAACTTCTGCGAAAACAGTGACGGCCCTTCTTACGACAATCTGATTAAAGCCGCGCTCAACGGCGGCGCATGGGCGGATGAGGAGGACAGCTACTACAGCATCTCAATCGAAGACGGCCACTTCGGCGTCTACGGCACTGATGCGCATGGTGAGATCCCTTCGGAGTTCTGGGACCATCTTGAGGCCCTCACCGGGTTCAAGGTGACGGAGCGCCCGGAATACTTCTCCTGCAGCTGCTGAGATGACCCCGTGCCGCGCCAGCTGAATGAAGCCGAGATCACGATCAACGGCAAGCGTCTGACCCAGACGGAGTCAGGCGCCTTGCGGGTGGCGCTGCAATTCGCGCGGCGCGACCTGCAAGCCGCTCCGAAGGATCTTTTGGCCGCAGGCCTGCTCGATAGGGTCGACGGCATGCTGCAGATGATCGATGAGACGGAGGTGACGCTGTGAGCAGTCTGATCCTCCCTCGCCGCTCAGTCCTCAAGGTTCTCGCCGGCCTGATCGCGGCGCCCGCGATCGCGCGGGCGTCAAGCCTGATGCCGGTCAAGGTGATGGAGCCGCTGCCGGAGCCGCTCTTCAAGTTCACCAGCCGCTATCCCGGCATCGTTCCATTGCGTCACGACATCAACTTCGGCCCGACTACCCTGAACGGCCTTCCGGTCTACCACCAAGACGGCAGGCCCGTCAGCAGCGGCGAGCTGGTCTCCGGTCACTTCTGCCGTATCAAGCTGGACGGCGATCGATGGGTGCTTGTGTGACCGGCATCCTCATCACCAACGACAGCGACCGTGCCTTCCTCCATCGCATGATCGACGAGGCGAAGATCGGCACGATGGTCGAGATGCGATACGAGCCCGCCACCGACGACCAGCGCAAAAAGATGTGGGCGATGCTCGGCGAGGTCGCCGAGCAGTACCAGCACCAAGGCCGCTTCTACGCCAAGGAGCAATGGAAGGTCCTGATGATGCATGCCTGCGGCCAGGAGGTCGAGTTCATGCCCTCCCTCGATGGCTCGACCTTCATTCCCTACGAGGGCCGTTCATCGAAAATGAACTCAAGGGACATGAACGAATTGCTGGCCTTCATCGAAGCATGGGGCGTCCAGAACGGCGTGGAGTTCAAGCAATGAAGCGCGCCAAACAACTCTCGCTCGACATCAAATACTATAAGGTCGAATGCGCTGGCTCCACGGTCACGGTTCAGGCTCCGACGCCGTCGGCAGCGAAGTATCGCGCCTTCAAGATAGCCAAGGAGGCTGGCCTCTACTGCTACGACGGCGGCTTCCTTGCCTTCGTCGGCGGCGGGGTCAAGGTGGCGGAGCTGCGCCAGTGACGAGCCTTCGCGGTGACGAGCGCACTGAGTTTCCGCAGAGCGTCCGCAAGGCGGCATTCCGCCGCTGCTGCAAGGGATGCAGCGTTGAGGGCGTCGCCAACATCCCCGGCGTCCCGCAATGCGAGGGCTGCGGCAACGAGCTGCGCCCCGGCGGCACCTTCTACGAGCACATGGACCCCGACGGCCTCGGCGGCGAGCCGACGGCCGAGAACTGCCAGGTGCGCTGCACGGTCTGCAAAAAGAGCAAGGACAAGGTCGACAACAAGATCATGTCGACCGCGGACCGCAAGCTGAAAGCCGCCTATGGCCTCAAGCCGTCGAAGCGATCGCCCATCAAGGGACAAGGATTCCAAAAGGCACCGCCGCAGAACAAGGCGTCGAGCCCTATCAACAAGTGGAGAGGATTTTGACAGCGACCTATCAGAATCGAGTTCGGGAATGGATGCGGGCGTGCTTCTCGATGGAGGTTTGCCGCGATCGCGTCGAACGCAACCATCGCTTCCTTGAAGAGGCGCTGGAGTTGGTGCAGTCGCTCGGCTGCACGGCGAGCGAAGCGTATCAGCTGGTCTACTACGTGTTCGATCGCCCGGTGGGCGAACCGATGCAGGAACTGGGCGGCACGCTGGTCACCCTTCACGCGCTGGCGAGCGCCAACGATATGGACGTCGACGCGGCTGGCGAGACCGAACTCGCCCGCGTCTGGACCAAGATCGAGGCCATCCGCGCCAAGCAGGCGCAGAAGCCGAAGCATTCGCCCCTGCCCGGCCTATCCGTGATGCCGTGGCGCTGCTTTCATTGCGACGAGGTCTTCACCGACGAGGCCGCCGCCCGCGAGCATTTCGGCATCAGCGAGATGGAGATCCCCGGCTGCAAGCTGAATGCCCTCGAAGGCGGCCTGCTGGGCATCGTGCGCCGCCAGGAAGAGCAGCTGGAGCAATATCACCGCGAAGATACTGCCAGCTACCGCGAGTTCTACGCGCTGGGCGCCGATCACTATCGGGCGCTCCGATCCGAGGAGGAGAAGGGCTACGCGCGCGGTTTGAAGGACGCTCGCCAGGAGACAGAGGCCGAGAACGTCCGGCTGCGCGCCGCGCTGGCGCGCTCGAAAGATCCTTGCGTCTATTGCTCGCTGCCCGCCGAGGAATTGTTTAAGTGCAATAGCGGTTTCCCCGGATGCTCTCGCGCGGATGACGTCATGGGCTGTCCGGAGTTGGGTGCCATGCTGCGCGCCGAGGAGGCCGAGACCGAGGTCAAGCGGCTGACGCCCTACGTCGACGCCTTCCGGCGCGAGGAGGATCGCGCCGATAAGCTGGGCAGAGATCTGGATGATCTGCGGTCGACGCTGAAAAACGCCAAGCCTGCCATCAAGGCCCTGCAGGAGTGGTTCGGGTTCCAGTCCGCGGATAACACCAACACCCTCTACAACGCCGCAGGCAAGCTGTTCGGATCGACGTTCGACCCGACCGAGTACGACGACGTAGAGTAATTCAAACACCCGTCCCCGACGAGGCGCTTCGCAGGCGCCCCTGCCGGGATCGACAAGGAGACCGGCTTTGACTGTTCGTAAGTCTGAAAACCTGCTGCGCGGCGACAGGACACCTGCCTATGTTAGCCGGGAGACCGGCGCCGCGGAGCTGCAAATCTCTGCCGACACCTGGGACCAGTGGGTCAAGGAAGGCCGCCTACCCCCTCCGTGCGACGGCTTCCCCAACGGAGCGCCGCGCTGGCGCTGGGAGGATGTTGACCGTAAACTCTCTGGCCGAGTGGAGGCTGCCGGTACCGCAAACGTCGCCGACTACCTCAAGGGAGTGCAGTTCATTGCCAAGAAAAAGGGAAGCGGGCGTGCAGCTGCCTGAAGGCGTCGAAGTATCCATCAAGTGGTACAAGGGCAAAGCCTACAAGTATTATTACTGGAACCCCGGACGCGGCACCAAGCGCCAGAGTGACCGCATCAAGCTGCCGGACCCTGAGAAGGATTTGGTGGCGTTCTCGCGCGAGCTTGAGCGGCTGAAGAAAGCCGGCACGGCGCCCTGCCCCGTCGGGTCGATCGGCAACCTGATCGCTCAGTATCGCGACAGCGACGAGTTCAAGCGGAACTCCGATGGCACGAAATCAAACTACGAAGTTCATATGCGCCGTTTCGAGGACCGCGAGGGATGGGGTCTGCTGTCGGCGCGCGGCCTTGAGCCGATCGCCGTCCAGACGCTGCGCGATGCGATGAAGGAAACGCCGGTGATGGCGAACCAGATGCTCTCGGTGGGTGGCACCATCTGGGATTGGGGTATCCCGCTCGGCATCGTCAAGCTCAACCCGTTTGAGAAGATCAAGGACCTCGAGATACCGGACCGCGGCCATGTGCCATGGCCATCGTGGGTCGTCGAATACTTTCGCCTGCACGCGACGCCCGACCTGGTGCGGATGATGCGGCTCGGCATCATGACGTGCCAGCGCGTGAGCGACATGGTCAGGATGGGCCCCGAACACCGTGATGACGGCAACGGCATCTGGTGCCGGCCGAAAAAGACGCGCAAGCGCCGCCGCGCCTTCCTTATCCCGCTCACAACGGCCGACGCGCTAGAACTCGATCGCTGGGCGGAAACGCCGGTGACGTTCACGAACAGCCGGTGGCTGAAACCCATCGAGCGCTTCCGCGAGGATCTGTACCTTTATTCGCCGAAGGCCGGGCCCTACACGCCCGACAGCCTCCGCGCTCGCTTGGGTCGCTGGTACGCCGAAACGGAGGAAGGCCGCGTCATTTGCAAACGCTGGAAGGAGTGGGTCACCGCACAGGTCAAGAAGTACGAATGGGATATCGACCCCGAAGAGGCCGACCACCCGACCATCCATGGCCTGCGCGGCACCGGCATCCTGGCCCGTGCCGAGCAGGGCTATGAGGTCGACCAGATCGCCAACGACATCGGCATGACCCCTCAGAACGTCGGCCACTACATGCGATTCCGGGACCAGATGAAGGTCGCCGAGGACGGTCGCAAGCGCCTCCAGATCGTCGGCAAAGGGGACTAGACCGTGAACCCGCAGGCAGCTATAGCCACGTCGCGAGTGGCTGGTTTTGCAAGAAAGATATTGACCCTTGCAAGAAATTCGGAAAAAGCCGAATGAAATCAACTACTTCGGTGGGGAATGGTGTAACGGTAGCACAACAGACTCTGACTCTGTTTGTCTAGGTTCGAATCCTAGTTCCCCAGCCACCACGGCGCTACTGCCTTGAGCATCTTGATTTTTTTCGGTCCGGCATCGCTCTCATGCCGAGACACGGTCAAAATGCTCCCACAATGCTCCCACATTACGAAAAAGCGCGGCGTGTACTACTACCGGCGTCGCATCCCAAAATCCCCAAATCGTGAGGTTGCTCTCTCGTTGCGCACGCGTATGTTCCGCGTGGCCGAGTGCCTAGCAACCGAGTTGGACCAAGAGTTTCGAAGGCTCACTGAAGACGTGACGACAGACGACAAGATCGACCTTACGCCTATCCTGCGCAATTACCTGGAGCGACGATTAGCCGGCGATATGCAGCGGCGAATAGAAACGCCGCACGCCCCAGTCTACGCTTTTCCCGAGCCGGGTAGGTCAGACGCGAGCTTGGACCTTGAGTGGGTTGACGGTCAACTTGATCAGGCTCGCGGTGAGCTGGCCGGGAGGTTGTACGACCACCAGCGCCCTCTAATCGACGATTTGATGGAGGATAACAACATCCCAGAGCAATACCGAAATGCGTTTGCTCACGGCCTTTTTCAGGCCAACGTACAGCTGTGGGAAACAGTGCGGCAGCGAACGCTCGGCAACTTCTCTTCCCTCGGCGAGGTACCCCTGCGGGATAGTGCGAGCAGCGGGGCAACAGTTGAGGCCCCGGTTGGACCAACGCTTACCGAAGCCCTACCGAATTTTCTGGATTACGCCCAGAAGGACAAGGGTTGGCGCGGACAAACCCTAGCGCAGAACAAAACCACCTATCGAATGTTTGAGGAGTGCTGCGGCGACAAGCCCGTTGCGGCTTACACCAAGACCGATCTGACCAAGTTCTACGACTTACTCAGGGCCCTCCCGCAACTGTACTCAAAGAGCAAGGAATGGGCGAACCTGACGCTTAAACAGATCGCCGAGCAGACGAAGGGACAGGACATCCCGCGCCTGACCATGACGACCATTAAACGCCACTTCTCTGCGCTCGGCGTCTTCTTCGCCCACCTGAAGCGGCGTGGAGAATACGTGGGAGAAAATCCCGCTTATGGCTTTGAGTTTCCGACCAAGGGACGAGCCCGGCACGGACGTGACATGTGGGAAGGAGAACCGCTCTCTCGGCTGTTTAGCTCTCCCGTGTGGACCGGGTGTTTATCGAAGGATCGGCGCTCACGGCCCGGTTCATTGATTATTCGCGACGACAAGTACTGGCTTCCACTGTTAGGTCTCTATCATGGAAATCGGCTGGAGGAGTTCGCGCAACTTCACCGCAGCGATGTCCGATGCGAGGATGGCATCTGGTACATGGACATCAACGACGAAGGCGAAAAGCAATTAAAGAATGAGCAGTCGAAGCGACGCGTGCCCGTCCATCCGTTCATTCAAGAGTTGGGATTCCTTCAATACGTGACGAGCATCGCCCCCGAACCTACGGAGCGGATTTTTCCGCAGCTTCGGCCCGGTGGACCAGACAAGAAGTTCGGCTACTTTTTCACGAAGTGGTGGACGCAGTATCGCAAAGACATCGGCGTCTACCAGAAAAAGCTGGACTACCATTCATTCCGAGGGGGCGTGACGACCAAACTGTCAGCAGCCAACATTTCACTCGACGTGAGGAATGAACTGCTCGGGCACGAAGGACAGAGTATTGACCAGCAGAATTACCTCAAGGGATTGCCATTGCGCATGCTTGCCGATGCCATTGCCTGCGTCGAATGGCCGGAAGTGAAGATCAGCCGCACCGACGCCCCGCAGGAACTTAAGGGCAGTTCTCCTCCAACGGAGACCAGTGAGCCGTCAATTGTCGCGTGAGAGTAGACGACCGGTCAGAAAATGAGCAAAAAAGGCCGCACACGGGCTCCTCCTAAGGAATACCTGTGTACGGCCTACGTTTTACCTGCGGCGTCCTATGCCGCCTTCACGAGGTAGCTGCTTCCGCCCCTGCCTTTGCCGGTGGTGGCCTCGTAAGTAACGCCAATCGCCTTGAGGGCCAGCGTTGTCGGGTGGTTCTCGCTACGAAGGTTCTTCTGTAGGTCCTTCTTGGCGCTCTGCTTGAGACCCAGCTCTCGGGCAATCACCTGCATTGAAGTGCGGCCTGGAGCGCGGTTTTCCATGTAGGTCAACAGGCGCCCGTGAGGTGTCCCTGCGCCACGCCGGCGGGCCTTGGGGCCATCTGGGTCGAATGGCCAATCAACAACGTTGATCCCCGGCATCTCACGCCGGATAGCAGCCAGAATGTCCTCTCCCCTCTCGCCTGAAGGAAGCACGATAAACACGTCAGCTGGCGGGCATCCACCACGGTCATCGGTCACGTGACGGCAACATATCCGGTTGATGGCCTGTATGATGGACGCAGATAGCTGCCGGCGCATCATGTGCTCACGTAGGTTCACGTGCCCATTCCAAGTTGGATTATCGAGCCAATCATCACCTTGGACACCTTGAAGCGCGAAGAACACGTTAGTTGGCCAGGTCACCGCGTCGCGAAACGGAAGGCCGAAGATCACCGCCACGTCGCAGTCAGCGTAGGCGTTGCTTCCGTCCACAGCGCCCCAGTGGGCCTTGGCGACCTTCGCAAAGGGCAGCTCGCAGGCATCAGGCAGTTCGTGCTCAACAGATTTGTGAACGCAGAAGAACACCTTTCGCTCTGGACCGAGATGTTGCGTCAGGTCCTGAATGAGGCGCGGGAAGCGTGTCTTTGCATGCTCCACCATGGTGCCCTTGCCAACCCCTGCCCGTGTCCAAGCGACGTTCAGCGTCACACTGCCATAGTTGCGCACACCGCAGGGCGTTGGGATGATTGCTGCCCTGTCCTCCATGAGCTTGTAGATGAAGTCTTCGCGGGCGGTGGCGTCCAACACGACGGGACCAGGAGCATCGAGCGGTACCAACAGCGCGGAAGAATTGAGCGTTGGCTCTTTACCCTTCAACGCAAAGTAGGCGTACTGATCCAACACCGCCGCTGCAGCAGCTAGGGTCTTGTTAATCTGGGTGGCTATGCGTTTGCGCTCGTTCGCGTCCGCCTTGCCGATGTAGGCGTCATAGGGAAGCTTAAGCATCGCGGCTCGTAAGGCGCTCAGGTCCACGGACTTGACGGAAGATGATCCTTCCGGCCCCCAAGCCATACACGCGCCACCACCGAAGCCCGCACTGACGCCCTCATGGTGTCCCAAGGCTTCATAGAGTTTCTCAAGCGCCTCGACCTCGGCAACGTGGCTGGCCCGTAGATCATGCGGAATGAACCCGATGGCTTGGCCGAGGCGATCTACCTTGACCTGACTTTCTTCGATTACATTACACAGCGCCTCGTCGATAATGGTTAGGAGACGCGGGCCGGCTTTCCAGTTCGTCAAGCGCCGCCACTTGCCATCACGGGTGCTGGTGAGGGTTTGCGTGGCGTTTACGTAGGCCTGATGGGTGATTACAACTACGTCGCTTTCGTTGAGTTGCTCGGCACTGGCACGGTGTTCGGTGTGGTCAGCCACGGCAACTTGCCGGCCGGCGAGAGCGTTGATTGCGGCCACCATCTCATCGGCTTGGGCGATAAGGCGGGTAACGATAAGGATACCTATGGGCTCCCGCAGGCCCGCTGTGGTCGCGTTCTGCTCAGCTTGGAGTGCAGCGTACACCTTGGCACCTAAGGTTTTCCCTGAGCCGGTTGGGGGCCACAGGATACGCCAGAGCGACTTCACACCGGTTGCGGTGGCCAAGATTGCTTCTTGATAGGTGTTGGCCATGGTGGCCCAGAGTTTCTGAAGAGGGACACTAGGCACATTGCCGTATGCTGTGGTCCACTGGTCAGTGAGACGGTCGACAAAGGTCTGCGGCGGCACGAGAGCGTATCGCTCGTGCATGCCGATAAGGTCGGTCATGTAGGGTTAGGTTCCAGAGTAGGGAAATGGGGGGTGAACCTCTAAAGAAGATACCCCATAGAGGTCTGACCCCCATTCTTTGAGTTTACAGCTAAGGGCCACACAGGCGGCCGAGCTGGGCTAAGGGCGTCCCAAGGGTGACCTTAGGGGCGCAATAACGTAGCAAAGGGTTTAGAGGAAACGGTCTGTTTAGTGGCAAACCAGCCTTAGGAGCCCATAGGAAGCTCAGGGGATTCCAAGCCGGCACAGGGCCACTTCTCCAGCTGAATTTATGAAAACTCACCACAGAGGCTCCTGAGAATCCCTAAAGGGCTTTCTGTGTGAGGTCGGTGTTGATTAATCTCGGTGTATCCAGCCTGAGGGGTCCTCCGGCATACCCGTGTCACCTAAGGCCGCGCGAGGATCGCCACGGGCAAACCTTCGGCCGTAGGGCGATTGCCGGGGCACCCCTGAGCCAACGGGCAACAGAGCGGAAAGCATTTTTCACCAGCTATCAGCTTGCGTCCCTGCGGGGGCGCTTAGAATGCCGGTGTCTGCTTTTGCCAACTGCGGACGTGCCGTCGCTCACATCTGGGTACGATCTATTCTCTCCCACCGTCCGTCGCTAACCCTTTGATGGCGACCCCGCGATTATCAAGCGCACCGCGGCAGCCGGCGAACGAGTTCAAACCTTGTCGAATATGGAATTTCCAGGGGAAACGAACGTTAGCTCAGGGCATTCCCAATTCTTGACGCTCGACAGTTCGTTCAAAGGAACATTAGGAGGAAGTCCTTGCAAATGTCGCCACAGCGAATTCGTCACTACGTCCGTAGCGAAGATGATCGGATCTAGTTTTCCAGCTACGACGATCTTGCCCAAGGCTTTCGTATTGAGGCCCTTGAGGGGTATCGATATTTCGACTGTCTTGGTCGCCGTTTCTCCCGTTTTTCGGTTACGGGCCTCTACTTCCTTTTTAACATTCTCAATACTTTGGGTCGTCGCTATCGCCGCTTGGTATCTATCAGCCACGGCTTTATCAATCTCGTCGAAATGAAAATCTACGAGCTCACGTTTGAATTTCTCAGCGAACGCTTCAGCCATGAGCGCAAGATTTATCATCACGTCATCATCTATCTGACTTGTACTCGGGCGATTGGAATTGCGGACCACAAAGTCTGACCGGCTGTTCTTCTTGGCTTCGCCCTTCAGATTCTCCAACAAATGATGCATCTCTCTGGGGATTTTTAAACGCCGCGCCGAAAAAGTCAGAAAGACTCCATGGTCCTTCATGATCGTGAAGACTTCTACGCGGACGGCTTCCGCAACAGCGCGCCAGGCTTCACGGCCGGGTTCGAACGCATCGGTGATGTGGCACTTTGCATTCGCCGGCATTGCAGAACAGAATTTGTCAAAGGGCCCCTTAAACAAATCCCTGACGATTTCGACATGCTCGCCAGGGATAAGCAGTGAACAGAGAAGGCTGATTTCGTGGTCTGAAGAATGCGTCAGTTTCCTCACATAACCTCGGCTGCCAGCTTCATCCGTGAAGGCGACGATAAGCTTTTCGTTTGCGGTCATATATCCCTTCCTCAGAGAGCCAAGCGTCGCCCAGCTATCCCTTCATTACAAGCCGGCCTTCTCGATTTGGCCGTACAGCGCGACACGACCAAATCAGGCTCAGTAGATTGCCCGCATGCCCGCGTTGGGTCAAACGTCGCCTGAGGATGATGCTCAGGGGCGGCTATCACAGCGCGCCATCTCGCAAGCCGAAAGCGTTGTTTGCATAAAGCTCGCGAAAACAACTTCTCAGAAGGGCTTTGCGTATCGGGGCGTCAGGCCCGCGCCGTGGCCGGTGCTTTCCGTCGTCGTAGTGAGCCATGCAGCCCCGCGCGAGAGTGTAAGCTGCTGACCTAACCTCTTCGCTGTACTTGGGGTTGTCAGGGTCGTCCCACTCGTAGTGCTTAGGCTCAGGCCTATCGAAGGGTGGCATGACGTAGTCGGGCGCGCGCATGGTCGCTAAGGCTTCCTTGGCCCAGTCGTGGTCTGCGCCCCTCTCAAGGACGAAGCGGTAGCTTGCGGCAGTCGGTTTCGTCTGTCCTGGCACGAGGTACATGCCGCGGGCGCACTCGGCGAGTTCAGCGGGCCTCCAGCCTGCCTTGATGAATTGGCCGAGAGCTTCGCGTTGCTGGACGGTGCGGAGATAACGGCGCACCTGTTTGAAGTTTGGGGCCTGCGGTGGTGAGGACGGTGGTGATGGTGGTGATTGCAGCGTCGCCGCTGCGGTGGTGAGGTCGTTTGTTTGGTCGATCAATGAAGATGTTGCGAGCACAAGCCGACCGGCTCCCCTACTCAGTCTTGGCAGACGTGCGGGAGGTTGACGGCTTAGCGGCTGTTGAACCTGCGAGCACTTGTGCGCCCATCGTGGGGGCGCGTGCTTGTAGTCGCGGGCAGTTGGTGGTGGCGGTTGCCGTCCATCAGGGGGACGGTCCTCTCGAAGCGGAGCGCCTTCTGTCTTGTAGTGGCAGTGCCGAGAGGGATAAGACGTTGATCTTTCAGCAAAGGGGTGCCGAAATCTGGCCCTTTGATTTCTCAGCCGGAAACAGAGCCAACCTGACCTGCACTCCAGCATTGCTTATGGCTTCAACGGTTGAGGGCGCGCCTTCCGTGTTAAGGTGCGGGTGAAACACTGGTAAACCCTTTGAAATCATTAGAGAACAGGGGTCGAAATCGCATACCATCGTGTGAAGCTAACAAAACAGGGGCAGCGGCTCGCCCGCCCGCACCAGCGCCTTCTCCTGTGGAAGTGGGCGTGAAAAAGCCAGTAAGTCATTGATCTGCACGAAAATTATCAATCATTTCAAAGGCCACACCGCCCGATAATGTGGGTTCTTGTGTGAAGCTAACAAAACGGGTTATTGGCGGCCCCACACAAGACTCCACATGCCCTCTCCTTTCGACGACGACACCGCAGCAAGGGAACTACTAGAGCGCCTAAGGTGGCCCGATGGCCCCGCCTGCCCACGCTGCGATGCCCGTGGTCCCGACGTGTTCAAAATCGGCGGAGAGAAACACAGCCACCGCGATGGTCTCTACCAGTGCAAACCTCGCCGCCACCAATTCACCGTCACCGTGGGGACGGCCCTTGAGCGGCAAAGGATTCCTCTGAGCACTTGGGTCCGCGCGGCGCACGAGTTCAGTTACGAGGGGCCGGCCTATGGAAAAGGCAAAGACCGAAAGCTTAAGCCGCCTCCGCTCACGGAGCTGCAGCCAAGAATCGGCGTGTCCTACCCGACCGTGTTACACATCCGCGACGTCATTGAGTATGCAGCACGGCGCTATCGAGGCCACAAGACGGGCTTTGGCGCTTGGCCTCGCAGCTTCATGAAGGGTGCCGGCACGTGGCTGCCAGATTACGACCCTAGAAAGCGCAAGCGACTGGCCGAAGGTAAAGATCCATCGCAGCACACGATCATGGCCGCGCATATCCTTGCGGACGTCATGTCGGAGTACAAGACCGCCGATACACCAGCCGCCTTTGATCGTACCGAGGTGCTTTTGCGCCTCCTGCTTGCCACGCCCCCAAAAGCCCGCTCCGCGCAAGCGCCGGAAAACGCGGCCCTCTGGTGTTAAGACGGGTCAAGTGGCAAGTCATTGAGCTGTGCCTCACCTCGAGTATCCGCCGTAAAACTTATGCACACCCACGACGAGGTGTAGCTCCGTGCGGCCGTCCTCCAAACCCTAGCGGCTTCCCAAGGAGGCCATCCTGGCGCAATCATGCGGCATGTCCACCAAGTCCCGCGAGCCCATTTACGGCACCACGATCCTCATGTCAGCCGAGCGTGCCAAGGAGGCTCGCAAGGAGGCTGATCGGCTGGCGTGCGAGGCGTGGAATTACCGCATGCTCGGCTTCCGGGACCTGCGCAGCCATCGCCGACGCTGGGTGACGCGCTAGACGCTGATTACCTGTATCTTGAAGTTCGGTGTCTCGGTTGTGACACGAACCAGACCGTTGCGCTCGATGTGGTCCGCAGGCCCAAAACAACACCAATCCACGAGCTTGAGCGCTACATGCGGTGCAAGGACTGTTTTCGCTCCAAGCGGACGATGAGCGATTTAAAATGTTTGAACCTGAATATTCGACTTTGCGAAGGCGTTGGCCGAAGGAGGTTCAATGGTCTGGAAACAGTGACTTCATGCTGCGAATTTGGCTCGCGTATGGCTCCGGGTTCTGAGTAGCGGCCGCCTCCAGAAGGCGACGAACTCGCGCGGTGCCCGGAGAGTGAGTTTGCATATTTAGATACTCCGCGTCCAAAGGAGCTTCCGCCAGCACACTATGGAGAAATAGCGGCACAGCATTGAGAATGGCCAGTTTCATATTGTTCATACGTTGAATAGCCCACAGATCAGCTTCGTCCTCTCGATACCTAGCTTGGGAGATGTATTCGGGTGTTTCGGGCGAAACTGAAATCGGATGCTCGACGTGTCCAAGCACGTGATGGGCCGTTTCGTGCAGTAGAAGAAGGAGCACCGAAGACCCGAAGTAGTATCGATATTGCTCGTCTAGGTCAGGTTTTCGACTTAAAATATCGGTGATTGCCTTTTGGCACTCCGGCATTGTTTGCCAAAAAACGCTCGGTGGGACTACGTCGGTAGGCTGCAAGTTTCGCGCGGAGCGGGCAGAATTATTGTAGAAGTCTTGGTATGTCTTATCGATGAATGCGTATCCGCACTGGGGTGGATCGCTCCCGTAGGCTAGCGCAAGGGAGACTAGCTCAAGCATTCCGCCCAACCCGCGAAACACAACTACCTCGCGCTGGTGTCGTTGAGGATCAATCAACGCCCCTGCGTTTGCTAATCCGTACTGGTCGACGTGAAAGTAAATCTGCGATGCGACCTCCTTGTATTCCGGCTCAATTTTGGCCTTTAGGTCGGATGCAATGGAGGCTACCTGCACCTTAAGCCAATCATAAAAGGGATCGGCTCCTTGGGCACAACAGCTCTGAACAGAGATCACAAAGATTGCCGCTGCAGCCAGACACCTTTGCATCAAGGTGCTCCCGTTTGCAGGATGCGGTCTACAGATGCAATTGTATTGCGCTGAGCTTCGGAAAGTTTCTGCTTGTATCCGGCTTCCAGTTTTTCCATGGACTGAGCTGTTTGCCAGAGGCGGAAAGAACCGGCCCCTAATACTTGATCAACAAAAATCTCTTTAAGCTGGTTCGTAGCTTGAATTGCATCCGAGACAGATTTTTGGGCCTCTACATTACTGGGCGCGTTGCCAAACGACGCGGCATCAGCAAGAATTTGAAGAGACCGCGCGTACAAAAGTGCTCTCGTCTGAGGCGTTGCACTGCCATACGTCTCTGCACCGAAGTGGACGTTGCTTACGGTAGCCGGAGTGGTGGAGGTCTTTTGAACAGTTGGGAAGCTGATGTCCACGTTGGAATACATCACCACAGCGAGTAGCGCACTGCCGAATAACGCAAAGAAAATTCCTGGACCGACCCTTTGAAGCCGCAGCAAATAGCTTTTCCCTACTCGGGCCTCCATCGCCGCGTCGTGGCTTTCTGTTTGAGCAAACAGACGATAGCCCAACACGAGCGCTACAATACCTCCCCCAGCAACTAAAAGTCGCTCAGCTGATCTAAATCCAACAACTATCAGTTCTGTTTCCATCTTCATACCATTAGTTGTATTTGGTCTAACTATCATCTTTGATGGAAGTGTGCCAGCGCCTTGTTTTTGGATGCGTGGAGCAATTTCGCTGAGACGAACGCGGGTACCGAGCCGACAAGAGCGGGGTTGCCGTCTCTGAGTTCGAGAAGGCAATCCACGTAGCACTGATCCGAAAGACACCCGAGGCGGTCTGACTGGTCACAAAAGATCCGCCGAGCTGCCGTGGCCATGGTTCAAAAGCATCGCCGCTGATAGCCCCACTTCGTTCCTCGACGACACACCAAGGCACGCCTGATCCGACAGGCGCTCGGTGCCGCTGGTCTATTCTGGGACGCCTTAGCGGCGCTTCCCGGCATAGAGCAAAGGTGGTGCCAAGCCTAAAAAGCATTGGCGACGGATTGGAAACCCATAGGAGGACCCACGCAGCTCTGTTGGCGCTCACCGCCCGTGTTACCTCGGTGCCGGCAAGCCGCTTTACTCGCGAATTTTGAAGCCGAGGGAGCCGGGTTCGGTCAAAAAGGGGCCCGGTGGCGAGCAGGGGACCCGTAAAATCTTCAGCGAAACACGCTTGCGCTCAGTGCCCTGCGTGCCAGAACGCTGCCGCCATGAACACCAATGCGACCATCGTTGCTTCTAGTGCCACCGAAACCACCGTGATGAATGCCAAAAGCGTAACCATTGTCGGTCCCCCTTTGATCTACTGAGCGCGCTCAAGGACGTTGCTCACGGACCTGGCATGCCATTGCCCACCGCGAGCCGTTGCAACACCGCGTGCATTCAGTGCAGTGGCGATTTCCCTAAGTGTCGTTGCGCCAGCCTTCTTTGCCTCTCGGATAATGGGCAGTACATTGGCAGCGTACCTGTCGGCCTCCGCCGTCACCGCCTGCACCGCACTCTTACGGGCCACCGAGAGCTTGGGGTTACCAAGGGTCACCCCGCGAGCCTTGGCGGCCGTGAGGGCCTGCCGGGTCCGCGTCGAGATGAGCGCGCGCTCCTTCTCGGCCAGCCGCCACCGCGCGAGACCGCCCGTTAGCCTACCGCGTGGGAAACGTCAGGACGTTAGGCGCGCATTCGGCCACACCATCCGGTGCCACGCCGAGACCCTTCTGAGCGACCACCACGACGCTCCGTAACAACACCTTGCGCTGCGTGTCGTCTTTCAATTTGGTCGATGCTACGACGAGTGTGAGGATGTGTTTCAGTGCTTCGCTAGGTGTCACTGTTGCTACCTCCTATTGATTGTCCAATAAACGATACGCCAGCCCTGCCGGATGCGCGAGGTTCACTTTGGGGCGCCTCGGAGATGGTTCGGAAGTCGCGCTTTTTCCGACATGCCGGCCCGGTCGCCAATGTCCGTTGTTCGGGGTAGAGCGGATGTGGCTGTCAGGTAATCAAAACGACGCGAATGACCCTGGCTGCGTGAAAACGAACTGTCTGCTATGATTCGCTTGGCGATTTGCCGGGGGCAATCATGAAGCGCTTCGTTGAGGGTGCCGATCGCGGACAATCGACGTTGTTGCCGGAATGCCTCGATGAGTGGGTCGAGGAGAGCAATTGCGTTCGTGTGGTGGATTGCTTTGTCGACGGGCTCGATCTGGCCGATCTCGGTTTCGAAGGCGTCGAGCCTGCAGCGACAGGCCGGCCTGCCTACCACCCCTCGGTTCTTCTGAAGCTTTACATCTACGGCTATCTCAACCGAGTGCAGTCGAGCCGCCGGCTTGAGCGCGAAGCCGGCCGAAACCTGGAAGTCATATGGCTACTCGGTCGGCTCGTTCCCGATGACAAGGTGATTGCCGATTTCCGCAAGGACAATGGCCCGGCGATCCGCAGGGCATGCGCGAGCTTCGTCAATCTCTGTCGCCAGATGGGTCTGTTGGCGAAGGCGAGCGTCGCGATCGACGGCAGCAAGTTCAAAGCGGTCAATAATCGAGATCGCAATTTTACCCGGGGGAAGATCGATCGCCGGCGCGCGCAACTCGAGGAGAGTGTGGCGCGGTATCTCTCCCAGCTCGATACGGCGGATAGGCAGGAACCGTCCGAAGTGCTGGTGCTCAAGACGACGCGGCTCAAGGAGAAGCTCGACAAGCTGAAAGAGGAAATGGGCAAACTCGCAGCCTACGAGAAGCAAATGTTGGCCTCGCCGGATCACCAAATCTCGCTCACTGATCCCGATAGCCGCTCGATGGCAACAAGTGGGCGTGGCTCGGGCGTCGTCGGCTACAATGTGCAGGTCGCGGTCGACACCGTGAACCATCTGATCGTGACGCACGATGTGACGAATATCGGCTCGGATCGCTCACAACTGGCGAACGTGGCGCGGGAAGCCAAGGCCGTTCTGCAAGTCGATAAACTCGAAGCCGTCGCCGACCGCGGCTACTTCAATGGCGAAGAGATCCTGGCCTGCGAGCAGGCAGGCATTTGCGTGACGTTGCCCAAACCGATGACGTCGGGCGCGAAGTCGGAAGGCCGCTTCGGCAAGCAGGACTTCGTCTATGTGCCGGAGGAGGATGTCTATCGTTGCCCCGCCGGCGAGAAGCTCAAATTCCACTATGCCAATGAGGAACACGGGCAGAAGATGCGCCGGTACTGGACGAACGCCTGCAAGACCTGCGCAATCAAGGATCAGTGCACCACAGGCAAAGAACGCCGCATCACGCGATGGGAGCATGAGCACGTTCTCGAAATCGTGCAGCAGCGGCTGGATCAAGATCCCCAGGCCATGCGCCGCCGGCGCGAGACGGTTGAGCATCCCTTCGGCACGCTCAAGATGAGAATGGGCGCGACGCACTTCTTGATGAAGACGCTGCCGAAGGTCGCGAGCGAGATGGCGCTCAGCGTACTCGCCTACAATCTGACGCGGGTCATGAATATCGTCGGTACAAGGGCGTTGCTGGCAGCGATCAGAGCGTGAGTGTGGAGACCCCACTGCGTGCCGATACCGAGCCAGACCATGCCCAGCATTCCCCGCCACGACTCGGAGGCGGCCCCTGATCGCCCAACAGGAAAAAATTGCTCAGATCGGCCGTGTCGGACTACGCCGACCGGATCGTGGACGTTCCCCGCCCGCGTCAGCGCGTTATCACGCAACCAAGACCCTGAGCAGACAAGAGGGTTTATCCGACCTGAGTCAGCCACGATGTGACGGCTGTCCGGCCAGAAACCTTTGAGTTGAGCAAAATAAATTTTGGTGGGCCGACCTAGGACGTATTGTCATACCTTTTCACCATCCGCCACAATTCAATGATGGGAACCGCCCACCGACCGCAATGGGTTGAGATTTTTCTGCAACCGCGCGTCGGTATCCCCCAGGGTTGACGACGTCAGACAGAACCGCGAGGATTGGACGAGGCTGGGGCCGACCGGGTTCTGCCATGAAGCAATGGTGGCGTAAAGGTTCTCTCAGTAATCTGGCGTTGGCAAGCGAGCGATGCCGCGAGCTGATAGCTACCGATCCCGATTTCAGATATCGGGTCGTCGAGCACTGCCGCTCCTTAAGCCGCAAAAATTTCAGCGACCCGGAATGGCGCAAACGTCAGGGATTCCTTGGTGTCGACGAGATCGAACTCCTTATGCAGGATGTTCGAAACGGTCTGCCCTACCATGAAATCGGCGACCGCTGGCTCATCTCGGAGAGCGAAGTCAGTTACCTAGCTAGAACGCGCGGAATCCACCGCCGCCCAACTAGGATTCTTAGAGAGCCGTCACTTAAACAATTAGTTGGCATCGTCAAGGCGGCCCGGCGCGGTGTCGTATACAACCTCATAGCTCAACAATTCCGAATGCCATTCCACAGGATAATAGGGATTGCGCATCGCGCGGGAATTCGTCGAGAGCACCGAAGGTCATGTTGGTGGGAGAGCTTGCCTCTAGATCGCTTCCAGGAACTGGTAAGACGTTTGAGGACGACCGAGCCGTACGCGGATATGGCCATCGATTATGATGTCAGTAGTTCGGCAATTGCAAGTTGCTCACGCCAACTTGGATTTTGCCGCGGCAAGCGCTGGAACAGAGGCGTGTCACAAGATCGAATCCAGGCGAACGCCGAACGCCGCCGCTGGCGGATCGCCGAGCAAAAGATGGCGAGAGCATCATGCTGACGAAAACTCCGCGCGCCGGGAAGAACCTTGAGCGCCGCAAATTGTTTGCGGAAATGAAGCGAATCGCCGCGGATGGCAAATGGCACGATCCGGCGACCATCGCCGAGTTGATCGGCGCCAACGCCGACGATGTCGAGAAAATGTTTCTTCGCATTCGCAGAGACGGCACCAAGCCTCGCATCGGATGCGAGTCGAAACAGGTAGGCACCAAATTCTACTATCGAATGTTCAACATGGAAAAAATGGTCAGGGTAAGTGAGCTGACCGAGAAACTCGGCCCGCTGGTCGAGGGCGTTATAGCAGAGGGCAAAAAAAATGTTGCCACGGTGTCCTTCGGTCATCTGAAACGTTTGGGCGCTCTGCTCCAACGCCAGCTCGACGAATGGGCCAAGTAGGGGCGTTTGGAAAGGACTACGAACACACCCCCTTTTCTTGTCTCAGTCCATCGGAGAGTATCATGTTTGACACAGGCCAGGAGACCCTTCGCGAAGAAACGTCAACGCTATCATCCGAATCAGATCGACCTGTTCGTTTCAAGTTGGTCAAATCCGAAACGCTCGCGTTGACGAGAGAATTTGTGAGACAATTCCGCAGACTCGAAAGATCGCCAACCGAACGCGAGCTGAATAAGTCGCGTCTCAAGAATCTGCGTCAAAAATTTCTCGCAGGCCAGATCATTCCGTTCTGTTGGGCGACAGCCGAATACAACGGCGTGACCTTGGGGGTGAACGGTCAGCATAGCAGCTGGGTACTGGACGACCTCGGAGATGACGAATTCGAACAAGTTGCCAAGGTTGCGGTCGTTCATCTCGACCACTACAAAGTCGAAGGGGGCCACGGATTGCCGTTCCTGTTCCGGCAGTTCGATGATCGCAGATCAAGCCGTTCATCGGCTGATGTCGCAGGAGCTTATCAATGCTCACACGATGAACTGCGCGACCTGATGAGGCCGCTCGCCAAGAATGCTGTGGACGGTGTTGCGTGGTGGCGCCGAAATATAGAAGGGACTGGCGCTCCGGACGGAGACAACGTCTATGATCTATTTGGCGAATCCGGACTGTTTGAATTCATCAAGTGGGGCAATCACCTGCTGACCGAAACAAAGGCGGGTGAACTGAAAAGCCCCGCGGTCGCGGCCGCGATGTACGCAACTTTTATCGCCAATAAAGCCGCCGCTCAAACGTTCTGGCACGATGTCGCCAGCGGTGGCGCCGATGATAAGTCCGCCCCGGCGACGATGCTTTCCCGCTGGCTCATTGAGCAAAAGGAGCCAAAAAGGAACAGGTACTTCCGGATGAAACCCGGCAACTTCTATCAAGCCTGCATTCACGCGTGGAACGCCTACCGCGAGGAAAAGGCCCTCATGTCGATCAAGTCGGACACCAAGAAGGGCATGTTCATCAAGGTGATCGGATAGGGTCAACGTAACTGTCAGAGAAAACCGCCCTCCGGGGCGGTTTTTTGGTTCCCCGTCCCAAAATCGGCGGCCTGTCTTGTCTACAGTCGGCAGTGTGGGCGTCGGCTTCCGCGAGGCCGCCTCCTCAGCTTTGCAGGACCTACCTACTTGCTAGCCCTGTGCAGCCTACTCACGATGTGAATCGAACGAAGCTCGCCGACTTCCGACAATGGCACTTTTCGGACTTGGCGCGATACTCGATTGACGTCCGCAAAGGGTTCTAGAGCGGACATCAAAAGCCTGTGCTCAGCGAGAACCTTGGGACCACATAGGCCACCCGCTGGAAAACGAACACCCTGCCGTAACCTCGGCGGCGGCTGACGCCTTTAAGCTCGGTTTCGAAGGCTGGCCGCGAGGGCCTGACGGGTCCGCGTCGAGATAAGCGAGCGCTCCTTCTCTACCAGTGCAGCGAACACACGGCTCGTCTTAGCTCGGCAGCGGCTGGCCAGCGAAGCCGGCAATCTTGAAGCCGGGAGTGCCTCGATTTTGAAAACCGTAGGTAGGCCATCCGGAGGACCCAAATTAAACCGGACGCTAGGCCGCGCCACCACTGGGAACCGCGGTGTCCGCTCCTACGTTGAGAGCCGGCTCAGCAGCCGCGAGACGGCCGTGGGGTGCCACGTGTCACCACGAGGAGCCCTGATGCCCCGCGCGTGTAGTTCCTCGGCAATCCCGCGAACGCTCGTGATCCCGGAGCGCTTAATGTCATCTACGATGGCTTTCAGGTCCCCTGCCCGCTGAGCGGCGCTGGCCTTGAGTTTGGCCACAGCTTCCGCGTTGCCTACCTGCTTGCCCTTCAGCGCTCTTGCACCGTTGGGGTTGCCAAGGCGCTTGATGTCCGGCCGGCCGCGCTGCCCTGTGCGAACAATCCGCTTCTTTGCGACGGCCAAGGCGTTCTTGGTGCGCTCGCCGATCAGGCCCGCCTCAAGCTCGGCGACAGCGGCCATCTGGGTAAGCAGGAAGCGGCCCATGGGTCCTGGTGGGACCGAAGGCAGGTCACAGAACACGAGGTCGACACCGCTGGCCACAAGCGACCGCAGCAGGTCCACGTTGCGGGTGAGCCGGTCCAGCTTCGCGAACACCAGCTTGGCGCCGATTGCCTTGGCGTGGGACAGCGCTGTCGCGAGCTTGGGACGGTCGGAGCGCCTGCCGCTCTCGGTTTCCACGTACTCGGCCGAAAGCGTCCATTCGCCGCCGTTCAGATATCGCACCACCGCCTCGCGCTGGGCCTCGATGCCCAAGCCACTCCTGCCCTGCTTATCGGTGGAAACGCGGAGATAGGAGATGAATTTTCCCTCAGCCATGACCCAAAGCCCCTAAACACGATTTGATGTAACGGACGTTAGGTCAATTTGTAACAGCGGGAGTAGCCGTGAGTAGAGGCGTTTTGGAATCACAGGGATTCCCTATTGCATAGCTCAGCGGCGCAACCGAAGATGCATTTTCATCTGCTGGGCCAGCCCGGACTACTTCTAAATATATATAAACCCCTCTCCGGTGCCCTGTGGCCAAACTGTCCCGCGACGAGCGAGAGGCAATCGCCGAGAAGCGCCTTCTGAGCGTCCTGGCAACCGCCACCATCGCAAACCAGCGAACCCTCGAACAAAAGATATCCGACGCAGGCCCGTATGGTCAGCGAGTAGACCCGCACGTCCTAACCGACGTCCGCAAGCGCCTGATGAAGGAAGGTATCATTGGTGTTGCCAGCTCTGCGGGCTCACCTTGGTTTTTTGCCTCCAATACCTCAAAAGCCGCTTGGGAAGCTCGGCTGCAGATACTTTTAGCGGTCTACCAGCCCTACCTTGCAATTGCAGGACGGATTGGACAGGCGCTTGAAATTGCGACTTACCGCGCACTATCAGAAATCCCGAATGCTGATTTTGAGGGTCGTTTCAAAGAGCTTGACGGTCATGATGACAGCACGATGTACAAGAAAGAAGAGCCCACGCAGCATATTGGGACGCGCTCACTAAAAGGAGACGAGCGATTAGATTTTATCCTAAGGACCGCTAACGCGGGACCAATTGGCATTGAGTGCAAGAACGTCCGTCATTGGATGTATCCCCACGTAAACGAAATCAAGGATACGCTACGAAAGTGCCTTGCGCTCAATGCTGTGCCGGTCTTGATCGCTCGTCGGATACCATACGTCACCTTCGCTGTTCTGTCGCATTGTGGCCTGATCATCCATCAGACGTATAACCAACTGTTTCCTGCCGCCGATGCTACGCTCTCAGCGCAAGTCGCCCACAAGACGATGCTCGGGTATCATGATATAAGAACAACCAACCAACCCGACGCACGGCTCTTGAAATTCATCACGCAAAACCTTCCCAGCATTGCTGCGGCTGCGCGCCAGCGATTTGAGGGACATAAGGACCTGTTGGAACCGTTTTCAAACGGCGAGATGAATTACGTCGAGTTTGCCGCTCGTGTATTGCGCCGTTCGCGCGGACAGAATGAGGACTTCCCCACGCGCTGATACGGAGCAGACAAGCGGGTTTGTGCCTAGTGTCCTAACCACGACACCTGATATGCTGGCCGAAAGATGGGGGCCGCGATGGACGAGGAATCCGCTAGGGTGGTGGCCACTGTAGCAGCGATGAAATTGCTGCTAGGACGGCTGTATACGTATGTTTATACACTCGCCAAAATGAGCCCTGAAGATGTGCTGGAGGTTCATAGGGCATTGCGGGAATCGCTTCCGAAGCAGTCCCTGGTAAGGACGTCTGATCCAGCGCTTTCGGACATAATGTCGGACGAAGTGGCGCGCGAGATGGATAGATTTCTTCAGGGCGTAGAAAAACAGATTGCAGCGGCAAAGCCGCAATCCTGA